CGCCGAACGGGGCCATGGGTCAAAATCTCGTGTCCATTTTCTTGGGTACAGTTTATTGGGACCTTGGGTCAGCGTTTGGGTCAGAAAAAACAGCAAGTAAGTTATTGGGCAGAAAAGTACGGAAAAAGTCCTGATTTCGCAAGAAATCAGGACTTTCTGGCAAGAGGGGCCGAAATAGATACCGCGCAGAATTGCTGCGTTTTCAATGGGTTACGGGATTAAAAGATACAGATGCACGCATTTTTTAGAAAGATGGTTTTTGGAGCCTGAAATTAGTGTCGGGCCAAAATAGATACCGCTTTTAGCACCACATTAATATAAGCAACAAATCAACTAAAACATCAACTGATTCAATACAATATATCAACTGCGCAGTTGATATATTATGCCTATAGTTGATAAATGACTTGTCTGCCTTTTCGGACTTTTTTTAGCAGGCCCATATCGATTAACCTGTTTAGAGCAACAGATGCACCTTGAGGAGTTGTAATTCTGGTTATCTCAACAATTTGATGCGTAGTAATAAACCCGTTTGTTCTAATATAATCGTATATAATTTGGTCCGTCTCGTTTTTGAATACTAGTGCGGGGGAATCAATATCTTCAAATTGAACCTGTTCAGGACCAATTTCATAGTTGGTGTTTATTGTATAGGTCGTCCAACGCCCTTTTCTGTGCGCGACAAGCATCTCTTGATTAACAAGCGTTGAAAGAATGTGGCCGATTTCTATACTATGCAACCCAAGTATAGATTGTAGCCTTGAATTTGTCACTTCTTTTTCAAGATAAGCCGTGCCTAGGATTATTTGCTCGTTTTTTGATAAATGTGAATATGCCAATCCGAATAATGCTTGTAAAAAATCCGAGCATTCCTGTGGCATCAGCGATACCATCCAAAGCTTCAAGTCCACATTATGAAGTTCTTCGTTTGCACTCAAGTCGGGCTTGCGCCAGTTCTCCTCGCCCCAAGCGTTTAGGATAGTTGGAAACCCAGAGCCAATGTTATCACCATAACCAATCATACGAAACATAGTCTGAATTCTTGGATTCCGGGCCACTGAATGGCCACCCTCATAGATAGCTGCAAGCGGCAACTTTAAATTACCCGGATTAGAAAATAAAAAACAATTATCTGTCTTCACAATCTTTAAGACACCGGTAATTAGATAATCACTATGGATCATCATATTTACAACCGCTTCGCGAATTGCTTTGTGAACGGGGGTGTCATCAATGCGCACCATCCCTTCTAGACGAAAAGGCCTCTTAATACCGGATACCAACTTTGGTGTTACTTGTCGCATAAAATTATAGAGATTGTTTTCCCACATACCATCGTATGTGAGGCGGTCACTCCACCTACTGCCTGGAAGCAAATTACTCTCATCCAAGTAGTCCATGCGAATATTATCGAAACGCTCTCTAATAGAGATTCCTTTACCGAACATCAGAAGCCCTGCTGTTGTCAGCCACCCCTTTCCTGTTGCACGATCGATAGCAAAACCGCCCATGTTCTTTAGGAAGGTCTGATCATCGTAACCATTCCACACATGTTCTGGATTCCTGTGTTCAAACTCGATACGATAGGAGCGCAGTGCATTGATATCAATATCCTCCATCGTATACCCCATTAAAAGTCCGCCATCATTGCCAGAATCACTAGCATCTCGCAACATAGCCTTTACTTCATCTTCTGTACAATGATAGTCACCCTCATGATTTCGCTTAAAGCTTCCCTTCATGGGATTTCCATTAATGTAAACTGGTCGTTGCCGATAGTCAGCTTGTGGAATGCGAATCCACATAATTGTTTTGCTGTTAACATCACATAGACCAGCATCTGCGTCCACCAAGATATTACTGCTCACTTTATCGCTGTTCACAGTGTTCCAAAAATCCTTTAACCGTTGATCGGGATTATTGATTGTTACAAACGAAAAACGTTTATCTGGATCTGTTTCTTTAATGGAAACATCTTTTCGGATTACTCGCTGCTAAGTGCTGTTATTTCAATGGTTTAAGCAGTAGTAAGATGTGGTTGAAAGGGTGGAAATGTAGGTAAGTCATATATTATTCCTATATTATTTCTACATCGACATTCCTACACAGAATACACCCTATTTTATTTTTTCGATTTCTTCCTTCAGCCAGTCGAATTCTCGCTGGGTATAGACCTTTTCGGTGATGTCGGATATCTTGTGACCGACCATATATTTGATTGCATATTCGTCAATACCGGCTTTCTTTGCGGCCGTGACAAAGTGCTTTCTTCCGTCATGAGGACGATGCTCCGGGTTAAGATTAAGCTCGTCACGGATCATCTCAAAGCCGGCCTTATAGCGTTGATAGCTCATCATCACAGTCTTGCCGCTGCGCTTGTCTTTGCAGTTGAAGAGATACGGGCTGCCGATTTCTTTGGCTTTATTGTAATGCCGCTCCACGAGGTAGCGAATTTTTGAGTGGATAGGTACGACGCGGTCTTCACCAGCTTCGGTCTTGATGCCGCCTTTGAAAGTGCCATTCTCAAGGTCTACATTGGCAAGCTCAATTAGGCCGAGCTCTTGTGGACGCCATCCAGAATAACACTGAATGAGTATCACATCAACGAAATTCTTATCGTGGACATGTTCCCAGAGCTTTGATATTTCTTCGTCCGTAAAAGGTATGTGCTCTTTCTTGACTTTCTGGATCTCTTTGATCGTTTCGTCAGTCAGCTTGAATGTGCGCGAGTAGTTTCTGTCGACGATCTCATATTCCAGAGCATAGTCAAGCATCAGATTGAATAAGGACTTGATCTTATTCTTCATAGATGCGCTGGCGTGTTGCTCTTTCCCTCTGACAGTGGCAACACCCTCGTCCATGCAGCCTTTCACATGACGGGCACGGACATCCAACACTCGCATATCGTAGACAGCCGAGCAATACTTCCAAGCTGAGGTAACGGCTCGTGAACTGCCATCCGATTTGAGCGTCTTGAAATACTCTTCCGACCACTTATCGTAAAGCTCTTTGACTGTGATCGCGGCGCCGAGGTCGTAAGGGTTCTTGTTATATTCCACAAGCGCTGCATAGGCGTCATTGTAAGTCGCGAAATACGAGTCAGGCTTGAGCGGTTTGCAAATGGGCTTGCCGTCCTGAGTCTTTCCAACCGTAACCATCGCCCGAAAGGGATTCCGAAGGTTGCGGTTTTTTATTTCGCTGATTTGGCCAAACCCGTTCGGGAGGCGTCTTCGTTTATTGTTTTTGGCTCTCGGTTTTCGCTTTACTGACGGCTTCATTGGATAGCCGCAATGAGGGCAAGCCGGAGCCTTGTCGCTTACCTGCAATTCGCATTCAGGGCATTTTACAAGCATGAGTTGCACCTCCATAGTTGATTTGTCCTTTGTAATCATATATTATGGTGTAGGAGTTGTCAAGATATTCCTACACTTTATTTTTTGATGGAGCGATGTATATGATTACAAATGATGTGTCAACCTGCCCCAAATGCGGCGGCGATTTGAAATACTATGACCGTGTTACTCGGATTGTACGGACGAAAGGAAGAAAGACCTGGAAGATCCCCATGCGGCGGCTTCAATGCACTCGCTGCGGTTCCGTACATAGAGAGCTTCCCGAACTGATATTTCCGTACAAACAGTACGAGGCTGAAGTCATCATCGGTGTTTTGGAGGGCTTCATTACCTGCGAAACCATCGGCTTTGAGGACTATCCCTGCGAAATGACGATGGTCCGATGGCAGGCTCAGGACTGGACCACCGAGGTTGTTTTAACAAAGCGCAGTTGCTAACTTAGAATAGCCGTTGAAAGGAGGTAAACGCCAATGAACGAGCAAGAGTTCCCTCAGGGGTCTGTCCCCGTGGCTGTTGCGGCCCGTGTGTATGGCAAAGATGCTTCATGGGTTCGTGCCGGCATCGTCTCAGGGTGGCTCCCGATTGGCAAAGCCACTCGCAGCGGAAAATTAGTCACCACCATCGAGGAGATGGATTCACGCTATGGCCGTATCAACTTTTACATCTCCCCAAAGCGTCTCTACGAGGAGACAGGATTTTTGTGGAAAGGAGAACGACAATAATGGCAACGGAAATCCGTCCGGAGCTGTCTGAGAAAAATCCGTACTGGATTGGCAAGCACCGGTATTACGAACTGAAGCATTTCTGCCTTCAGTATCCGATTTGGAAGAAAGCCTATAATGCTCTGCTTGGCCTGAGCAGCCGTCCGAACGACCTTGATATTTTTGTCAAGAGTGGCCAAGTACGGAGCGATCCAACTGCAAGGTGTGCGGAATCTCGTGTATCCTTTGCCAAACGGATGGAACTGGTCGAGCAAGCTGCCATTGGTACGGACGGTGACCTCTATCCTTATATTTTGCGAGGGGTCACAGAGGGTCTGTCCTACAATGCCTTGAAAATGCAGTACGCCATTCCATGTTGCCGCGAGGTCTACTACAACTTGTATCGACGATTCTTCTGGCTGCTGAGTAAGGAGCGTGATTGAGATGCGGATTGTGAATGTGGCGGTCAGGCAGTGTTACCGCTTCAACTGCCCAAATTGCGGGAGCAAGCTGGAAGCTGACAGTGACGAGCTGGTCGATGTCGGTGGAAAGACCAGTCGGTTCTGGTGTCCTGTTTGCCGAGAGGAAAGATACATTTCATGGTCTTCTCTGAGAAAACGGACGGTCTACGAGGACAGTTCCGCAGATTAAGCAAACCCCTTTATGGAAAGGAGTGTTTTTCTATGGACACTATGTTTGAAAATTTAGATTTTCGGTTTGATAAGGAAAATAACGACGAACGACCTTTTATGATTGCTTGTAAAGATCGAGAAATCATGGATGGGGAACGTTGGGTGTTGGTATCTTTATCGACCGATGAAGCAAAAAGATTACTCAAGTATCTTGAAGAACACATTGCAAAATAAAGAAGATTGAGCCGCTGACAACGGCTCTTTCTTTTTTATATTTTCCGGCACGCGGGTAACTGGATCAGATGCTAAATTGGTATCTGGAAAATTGCCCGGGGTAAAAATCTGAAAAATCATTTTGGAGGTATGACATGGATCTCATCATTGGCATTGTTGTCGGCATTATCATCGGGCTTGTAGTCGGAACGCTTATATTTCGGCGAAGGTACATTCCAGTCGGCGATCTTCGGATCGACCGTTCTGACCCGACGAGCGAACCATTTCTGTTTCTCGAATTGGGCACAGATGTGCGAACTATTTCTGGCATGAAAACCGTCACACTCAATGTTCGCAACGAGAATTTCCTCCCGCACGAATAACACCCCCTATTATGGAGCCAACTTATTGAAAGGAGAAATGCAATATGGCAGAAATCAAGAAATTGCTGGATTATGCAATCGAAACCGAGATCAACAATCTCAACTCGGCATCTAACAAAGACGAGAAATCGGAGGTCATCAAGAACCTTGCAGCACTGCACAAGCTCCGTATCGAAGAGATCAAAACGGAAACTGAAATCGAGGAAAAGTCGGAGCGTCGGGCCATGGATAAAGCAGCCCATGACGAAGACGCGACACTGAAAGCGTTTCAGCTTGACGAGAATACGCTCGATCGGTACGCGAAGATCGGCATTGCTGCGGCGGAACTTGTATTGCCGCTGATGTTCTACGGCGTTTGGATGAGAAGAGGACTGAGATTCGAGGAAACGGGGACATTTACATCCCAGACATTCAAGAATCTGTTCAATCGCTTCAAGCCTACTCGAAAGAGTTGAGCCAACAGGCGTTGAGAGTCGTGTAAAAAACACGCTCTCTTCGCTTTTTTCGTAGATTTTGCAGGGCGCTTTATGGAAAGGAGATACCGAAGAGCTCTTTATATCTCTCGACTTAATACCGGGGGTACTGTATAATAGCAGATACTTCCAGATTAACAGGAGGTAATGAAAGTGCGCAGAAAAGGTAGAAAGGTTATTAAACCGGCAGGTAGTGAATTGATGGACTACCTGAATAAGGGATACGCCATCTGCAACAAGTGCGGAGCGGTGATGGATCGGAAAGAAGATCCCGAAGGCGGATGCGGTATTTATGCCTGCCCGTCCTGTGGATGGGAAATTGAGGAATTGGATTATGAGTACGAGAGCGCAGACGAAATGGAACTCGGACTCGATGAAAGAGGCGACGAGTATCTGATCTTCAGGGATGACATGCCGCCCGCAGGTTGTAAAGCTTGCGGTGGTCCCTACCCTTACTGCAAAGCGTCATGCAAAATGTTTGACGATTAAAGCATTATCAACGGAGGAGGGTCCTGTAACAGGGGCTTTCCTCTTTTTGTTTTGGAGATGGAGATGCGATACCACTATGAAAAGCCTACAATTTATCTGTCGATGTACGGAAAGCGTTATATTTGCGACCATCCGGTCTACGATAGCTGCACACTGTTTGAAATCGGAGATAAAGGTCTTGCTGTGATCCAACAGCGGTATGATGCCGAAACCAAGTCCACATTCTGGACAGAGGTGGATGCATGGCTGACAGATGCCCTCTATGTTCACCCGAAATTCAAGGAATTCTTTGATGAACGGGCCGGAACTTGTACGGACGGACTCTGGCCAACTGTAACGATTCGGCAAATCATGTGGGCGTTGAAAATGAAGCCTTTGCAAAAGCAGCGTTGGGAAACGGTCTTCGACCGCCGTGATATTTAGCGCCAATCCAGCAGCCCCTATTATGGATACCAATACCTATGAAAGGGGTTAGGAGTATGGATGAGATGAAGATTCAATCGAAATTCATGACAGGACTTGTATCGAGGATCGTAAAGAAGGTACTTCGGACAAAATTGGGCTGTGAAGTAGATATTCAGCTCAATGAGTTCCGGACGACAGTCATTGATGATAAGACTCATGTCCATCTGGATTTGGATGCGGACCTTACGAAAGAAGAACTTAACAAACTATTGAAGACTATTGGAATCTGAGGAATTGAGCCGTTTTATGCGGCTCTTTTCTTTTTCCGCAGATTTTGCAACTCATATTATGGAGAAACAGTTAGCTCAGTGGTAGAGCGCTTCACAAAACCAGTGAAGAGGTGATCGGTTCGAGTCCGATACTGCTTCTTTACTTTTTATTTTGGACGAAAGGAGAAAGCATGAACATCGAGCAATTTGAACTGATCTTGTGCGACATGTACACCATGGATGCATGGTCGCCTCCGCTTCTCTGGAAATTGAAAAAAGAGTTCAAGGAGGCAAGCACAAAACAGTGGGCGATCAGAGAGCTTGAGAACTACATTCGCAAGCGACTCCATCATCGCTCCGATGGATCGGTCGACGAATTTATCAAATTCACAAACGAGTTCGCCATGAAGATGGCTCGCTATTCAAATCACTCAGGAGAGAACCAAGAGATGCATGAGATCTTTCAAACTGCCAGTTCGGTCGCTGCTGATATTTTAGATCTCTTAAATGCAATGAAATGAAAGGAGAATTCAGATGAAACTCGACCCTAAGATCGGGAGAAGCTTGAAGAAGGCGTCTCCCACCATTCTGACATGCATCGGAGCCGCTGGCGTTGTGGCAACCGCGGTTCTGGCTGTCAAGGCAACCCCGAAAGCGGATAGTCTTATCAAAGCCGACAGCAGGAGAAATCACGACGGCGACCCTTATGCTGCAACAAAGCTCGAAGCTGTCAAATCCTGCTGGAAATGCTACATACCGGCTGCGGCCACGGGAGTCGCTACGATCATCTGCATCTTTGGGGCGAATACCCTCAATAAGAAGCAGCAGGCGTCTCTTGCCAGTGCCTATGCGCTCGTAAACCGATCCTATTCTGACTATAAGCATAAATTGAAAGAACTGTATGGCGAAGATGCTCACAAGAAGATCATGGAGTCCATCGCCGCAGAGAAAAGCAGTATGCCGCCTATTACGGCTACCGGAGGCTTCTCCAATTCATCTTTGGAGTTTGAAGATGCCAACGAGGAGCAACGACTCTTCTACGACAGCTTCTCCAAAAGATATTTTCAGGCAACCATAAGCCAAGTCCTGCAAGCAGAATATCACATCAACAGGAATATGGTTCTCGGCGCGTTCGTAACTCTGAACGATTTCTACGACTTCCTTGGAATAAGCCATGTCGAAGGCGGAGATGTTGTTGGCTGGTTGCTGTCTGATAGCATGTACTGGATCGACTTCGATAACTCGAAGGCTATGGTTGATGATGGACTGAACGGAGAGATTCCGTGTTATGTCGTCGATGCTGAGTTCGGCCCTCAACCAGAATCTGAGTGGGATTATTGATTTCCCGCAAAAACTACATCGCCTATTATGGAAAGGAGGTCATGCTTTATGAACCAGAGAAACATCTTTAAGCTGCTGTCCCTTGCGGGAGTCGTCCTTGGCGGGATCGGAACATTGTTATCCGGCTGGGCCGACAACAAGGAGCAGGAAGCAATTATCGAGGAGAAGGTCAACGAAGCACTTGCTGCCAGAAACGAAGAGGAAGAGTCCTAAACAGGGCTCTTCTCTTTTTTCGAGGTGAACTCATGACAAATGATATGGCTGTACAAGCACTTCTCGACTATCTCAACGAATCAGATGAACCCGAAATCTATTGGCCACGCCATCACTTTGAAGAGTCTTGCTTTTCGAGATGGGCGGCATGGGAGATGATCGAGGCAATTATGGATCATCCCATGAAAGATCCGGAAGATGTGATCGAGGAGTTCGCCATTAAGATGGTGCTTTTCTCATCTATCGCAGATGGTACGGATGAAGGTCGGATATTTTCGATTGCCGCTGACTTCGCCGATGAATGCTTGACACTATTTAGAGAGGAGAACTCAAATGACAAAACAAACTATCATTGAGGCGTTGAAAAGCGCCCAGAAGTCAATGAAAAAGCACAGCCCTGAGATCCTAACCGGCATCGGAATTGCCGGGATGATCGCCACCACTGTATCCGCCGTTCGAGCAACGCCCAAGGCTTTGCAGCTCATCGACGCCAGAGAAATCAAGGAAAACCGGCGTCTGAGCAACAAGGAGATCGTTGCCACCACATGGAAGTGCTATGTTCCGGCTGCTGTTACAGGCGTGCTGTCCACAGCCTGCCTTGTAGGCGCCAGCTCTGCAAATCTTCGCCGCAACACTGCTCTTGCAACGGCTTATTCCATCTCCGAAACGGCTCTCAAGGAGTACAAAGAGAAGGCTGTTGAGGTAGTCGGCGAGAAAAAAGAGCAGGCGATTCGTGATGCAGTTGCCAAGGAGACGCTTACGAAGCACCCTCTTGGCGAACGCGAGGTCATCATTACCGGAGGTGGCGATATTCTCTGCTTCGACCCCCTTACAAACCGATATTTCAAGTCCGATCGCGACCACCTGATGCGTGCTATGAATGAACTAAACAAACGAATGCGCGACGAGATGCGTGTTTCGCTGAATGATTTCTACGATGAGATCGGTCTGAGCGAGGCTGAGGTCGGAGAGCATCTCGGGTGGGACATTGACAACGGAAAAGGCTACATAGACCTCGATTTCAGCACACAGTTGGCTGACGATGGAACGCCTTGCCTTGTCGTCGGTCACAACCACCCGCCTATTTACCTTTGGTAAGCGCAGATTTTGCATCTCCTATTATGGAGAACCAAACAACAAAAAATACTTTTGAAAAGGAGAATTTTACTATGGAAGACAAGAGAATGAACGAGATCGAGGAAATCGAAGCTACGGAAGTCGACGAGACTCAGGACAGCTCTAATGCTGGTGCCCTGCTCGCCGGTGTCATCGGAGGTTTCATTGCTTACGCCGTAATTGGCGGAGCGAAGAAGCTGCGGGTGATCATCGAAGAGAAGGTCGCTGCGAAGAAGCTGGCTGAAGCCGCTAAGACCGACAAGGCCGAAATCGACTCGGCAGATGAGGATTCCGAGGAAAACTAAGAAAAGTAAATTGCGGAGTTCTACAAGGGAGAGTGCCAATAACAGGGCGCTTTCCCTTTTTTCTTTTTATCAAATTTTGGAGGTGCACTAATGCCTGAATATCCTGATAACTCGCATAGCGCGAGAGAAAACACAAGTCCTCCCTCCAAACGGGTGGAGAAAGTCGTCAACGGCACAGCAAAGACCCGAAAGCAGAGCGAGGTCAAGAAATTTGCCGGAATATTCATGCCCGATGAAGTCGGCGATGTTAAAACCTTCATCATCACAGATGTCGTTATCCCCGGTTTGAAGAACGCCATCGCCGATGTTGTCAGCATCGTTCTCTTTGGTGAAGCCGGCCGCATCGGAACTCGGAAAAATGCCGGTTCAAAGGTATCGTATCAGCGCTACTATGACGATCCTCGCCGAGATGATCGCCGGAACTACAATCAGCGGCCAAGACCTGTTGCGGGGTTTGAGTTCGACGATATTATCTTCGACAATCGCGGAGATGCAGACCTCGTCCTCGATCAGTTGGAATCTGCTATTGCCAACTATGGCATGGCCAGCGTGCTGGATCTCTATGACCTCGCCGGACTTACTTGCCAGAATTACATGGCTGATAAGTACGGCTGGACTGATATTCAGAGTGCCAGAGTCGCCAGAACGAGGGACGGCTACATCTTGCAGCTTCCCAGAGCAATCCAAATCACCTAAAAAGAGGTGCAGTCATGTACGGATATTTTGTCTCAAGCGGGTACAGAGGCTTCGTCAACGGAACATGGATGCTGTTCCCGACTGAGTCCGAGTATTACGAATACATGAAAGAGCTCGAAAACTGAGCTGAAAACTACAATTAAGAAAGGATTTATTACCATGAAAGCTAATGAAATCATGACTTCCGCAAAGCGTACCTTCTCCAAGGTCGGCTTTGGGCTCCAGAAGAAGAGCCCCGAAATTCTTGTCGGCATCGGCATCGTAGGTGCTGTTGCAAGTGCCGTTCTGGCCTGCAAGGCTACCACCAAGGCATGTGCCATCGTTGAGGAGTCTAAGAACTCTCTCGCTGATATTCGTGAGGCCAAGGAAAACGGCGTCACCAAGGCTGGTGAGTCCTACTCCGAAGAGGATCACAAGAAAGATCTCGCCATCGCCTATGTTCAGACCGGCGTGAAGTTCGCAAAGCTGTATGCCCCTGCGGTCATGCTCGGTGCAGCTTCTATCGCCAGCATTCTCGCAAGCCACAACATCATGAAGAAGCGCAATGTCGCTCTGGCGGCTGCTTACGCTGCTGTTGATAAGTCTTTCAAGGATTATCGTGACCGCGTAATCGAGCGTTTCGGCGAACAGGTTGAAAAGGAGCTGCGCTACAACATCAAGGCGCAGGAGATCGAAGAGACCGTCACGGACGACAAGGGCAAGGAAAAGAAGGTCAAGCAGAATGTGAATGTCGCCGGTGAGAACTGGGATGGCTCTGACTACGGCCCTTACGCAAAAGTGTTTGATGATACCCACTCCGATTGGAAGCAGGACCCTGAAATGAACCTCTTCTATCTGCGTGCTCGTCAGGCTCAGGCGAATGATATGCTCAAGTCCCAGGGTCACCTCTTCCTGAACGAAGTTTACGATATGCTCGGTTTCAAGCGCACCAAAGCCGGCGCTGTTGTCGGTTGGATCTATGACGACAAGAAGCCTTACGGCGACAACTTTGTCGACTTCGGTATGACCGAGATTCGTCGTCACGATGCTGATTCGGACGAGTACAAGCGCGCATTCATTCTGGACTTCAATGTTGTCGGTGACATCACTTCCAAGATCGTCGACCACCAGAATGACTATCTCGCATGAGGACAAGCCGATGAAAAAATTGCTTATTTGCCTTCTTATCTTCGTCGGGGCTATTTTCATATCCTGCAACTTTGTGATAAATGCAACGACGACCAAAACGGTTCCGGAACAGCCTATGATTCAGACGGAACCTCTCTCTCTGATCATCGAGGCATCTGCTCCGTCCACTGATATTTTACTGGAGGAAGAGCCTGAACCAACTCCCGAACCAGAGCCTTTGGCTACGAGGGAGGAAATCGAGCTTCTTGCTCTCTGCACTATGGCGGAAGCCGAGGGCGAATGCGAGCAAGGCCAGCGACTTGTCATTGACAGCGTTCTTAATCGTGTGGACGATCCGCATTTCCCGGATACGATCTCTGAGGTCATCTGGCAGAAAAACCAGTATGCGGGTATGTACGGCGACCGTATCACCCGCTGCTATGTTATGGACGAGCTGGTAAAGCTCGTTGAAGAAGAACTGGAAAATCGTACTGACTACGATGTCGTGTTCTTCAATGCGGGTCATTACAGCGACTATGGAGTTCCTATGTTCCAGGTCGGAAACCATTACTTCTCAAGCTATGATTAAAAGGAGGAACAATTATGAAGAAGATCATGCTTTCCCTGCTCTCTTATACCCTGGCGACTATGTCCGGCCTCTGCCTGGTGGGCGGAGCAGCAGTCCTCAGCTACAAGGAGTGACTGACATGGAGGGAATTGCGAATTTTATTTCCATGCTCGACTATGTTCTTGACACAAAGCGTAAGCGTCACATCACCGGCGGATTGCTGTTGAGTGGCGCTTTACTCTTTGGCGGCCTGGCTATGACCGTCATGAGCATCCGAGACGATGAGGAGGACGAAGATGAGTAAAGCATCTACCGGCTTTGCCTTTGTGGCAGGTCTTACTATCGGTGCAGCAGGCGCCTGGTACTATCTGAAGGATAAGTACGCAAAACTCGCCGAGGAAGAGATTGCCTCGGTCAAAGCAGCATATGCCAAGCGCGAGAAACCGACAACGGAAGAAAAAACTGTCTCGGTTGTAAATGCTGCCAAGCACATGGATAAGGGTAGCATTACCGAGTACACTCAGCGTTTGCAGGAGGCTGGTTATAAGGACTACTCCAGAACGATTGACGAGAAGCCCTCTGGAACGCCTGGTGAAGTTCCGTATGTCATCTCTCCTGATGAATTCGGAGAGCTTGAAGACTATACGAAAGTCAGCCTGACCTACTTCGCTGATGGCGTCTTGGCTGATGAGTGCGGTGAAATCGTTGATGATGTGGAGGAAATCATCGGCGATGGGCTGGACCACTTCGGCGAATACGAAGACGATTCGGTGTTCGTAAGGAGTGATGCAAAGCGCTGCGACTACGAGATTCTCAAGGATCTGCGTGATTTCAGCGACTTCAAGAAGAAAAACTTTCCTCCGAATAATGACGAGGAGGTCTGACCTTGACCAAGAGCGAGCTTAACGATCCATATTTCGAGTGGATGTACCGGCTCGTGGTCGACGACCGATATTCTAATAAGTCCTACCGGCGACTGTTCTACAAGCTCCACGACACGGAGTTTGCATACACGATCCCGATGGACGGCAACCGGGCCGAGGATGGCATCGAGCTTAGGTATCGGTTCGGTCGCGAGCAAGGCTATCGGGATGCTGTAATTGCCAACTGCCTTGATATTCGGCCTTGCAGCATCCTTGAAATGATGATCGCCCTTGCCATTCGATGTGAAGAGCACATTATGGAAGACCCTGATATTGGCAACCGCACCGGACAGTGGTTCTGGAGTATGCTTGTCAGCTTGGGCCTTGGTTCCATGAGTGATGCTCGGTTTGATCCCGTTCGGGTCGATGAGATCCTCGATCGTTTTATGGATCATGACTACGAGCCGGATGGTAAGGGCGGTCTGTTCACAATCCGTAACCCTCGGTTTGATATGCGGTCTATGGAAATCTGGTATCAGATGAACTGCTATCTTAACGAGATCATCAGAGAAGGGAGTTTAACATGAATACGATCACGCATGATATTTTCGTGACGGTCATGCCGTCTAAGAATTTCTGCAAGCAGATGCAGCGGCAGGCTCGCAGCACGAAGATGTTCAAGTTGCTTGCGGTAGGGGCGATGGTCCTTGCCGCGGCGACTGAGGTAGAGCGCAGGAAGCTGGAGGAGCAGGTCTATCAGCTCTCTGTTCGAGTAAAGAAGTTGGAGCGCGGCGAAGGAGAGTAATCAATGTTAGACTTCTTGGTGATTGCAACGCGCAGTGGCAAGCGTGGTATCATCGAGATCTATCCCAAGTTTATCATCAAGAAAAGCAGCGACCTCATGATTAGAGGCGGCGATTTCTACGCTATCTGGATTGAGGAACGGGGATTGTGGTCGACTGATGAACAGGATGCGGTTGACCTGATCGACCGCGAACTGGACCGATACGCCGAGGAAAACTGTAAGCGTTTTGATGACAATTATCGAGTCATGCACATGTGGGACGCGGAAACCGGAATGATCGACACCTGGCACAAATACTGCCAGAAGCAGATGAAGGACCAGTTCCATATGCTCGACGAGAAACTGATATTTTCAAACAGCAAAACGGGAAAAAAAGACTATGCCAGCAAGATGCTGAATTATCCGCTTGAGCAGGGTGAGGCGAACTCTTATGACAAGCTCATGAGCGTTCTGTACTCTCCTGCCGAGCGGCACAAAATCGAATGGGCCATTGGTTCGGTCGTGTCCGGTGACTCCAAGAGGCTGCAAAAGTTCATGGTGCTTTATGGCGCTGCGGGTACTGGTAAGTCCACAGTGCTCAACATCATTCAGCAGCTCTTTGAAGGTTACTACTCTGTATTCGATGCCAAGGCCCTCGGTTCTTCGAGTAATGCATTTGCGCTGGAGGCGTTCAAAACGAACCCGCTGGTTGCCATTCAGCACGATGGCGACCTGTCCCGTATTGAGGACAATACGAGGCTCAACAGCCTTGTTTCGCACGAGCTGATGACGGTCAACGAAAAGTTCAAATCGACTTACGCCAACCGTTTTAAGGCTTTTCTCTTTATGGGTACGAACAAGCCGGTTCGTATTACGGATGCTAAATCCGGTCTGATCCGACGCTTGATTGATGTTTCTCCAACAGGAGACAAGGTCGAGCCGAACGTGTATAAGACAATTATGAAGCATATCCCGTTTGAGCTTGGTCCGATTGCTTACCACTGTCAAGAGGTCTATCTGGAAGATCCAGCTTACTACGACGGTTATATTCCGATTGCCATGTTGGGAGCCTCCAATGACTTCTACAACTATATCGTTGATTCTTACCCTGTCTTCAAGCGTGAAGACGGCACTTCGCTAAAGGCCGCTTGGGAGATGTATAAGACCTACAATGAGGAAGCAAAGGTCTCGTACCCCCTCAGCCAGAGAGCATTCAAGGAAGAGTTGAAGAACTATTTCCATGACTACACAGAGCGCTTCAGTATGGAAGATGGCACTCGTGTTCGGAGCTATTACAGTGGCTTCAGAACTGAAAAATTTGAGGAGCAGACCATCATTGATAAGCCGGAGCCCACAACTCGGCTGATTCAGTTTGATGGAACAGTATCCGCATTCGACAAGGATTGTGCGGACTGTCCTGCTCAGTATGCCACATCTAAAGAAACGCCCTCGCAGAAATGGGAAAAAGTCACGAAGACTCTTTCGCAGTTGGATACCTCTAAGCTCCACTATGTCAAGGTGCCTGAGAACCATATCGTCATCGACTTTGATATTCCTGATGAGAATGGCAATAAGTGCTTTGACCTGAACCTGGCAGAGGCGAGTAAGTGGCCTCCGACCTATGCCGAGGTCAGCAAGGGTGGTCAGGGTATTCATCTACATTATATTTACACCGGCGATCCGACAAGGCTGAGCCGTATCTATGACGACCATATTGAGGTGAAGGTCTTCTCTGGAAAAAGCTCGCTGCGCCGGAAACTCACTAAGTTCAACAACCTACCTATTGCAACCATAAGCTCTGGGTTACCATTGAAAGGAGAAAGCAGCATGGTAAACAACAAGGTGGTTCAGAGCGAGAAAGGGCTTAGGGTTCAAATCAAGAGAAATCTCAACAAGGAGATCCACCCTGCAACTAAGCCCAGTATCGACTTTATCCACAAGATTCTGACGGATGCGTATGAAAGTGGCATGGTTTACGATGTTACCGATATGCGCAATGCCGTCCTGGCCTTTGCCGCCAACAGCACCAATCAGGCAGAGTATTGCATCAAGCTCGTTAATAAGATGCCGTTCAAATCTGCCGATGCGGCCCCTGCGGCCAAGAACGAAACCGCTGACCTCGTCTTTTATGATGTCGAGGTGTTTCCGAACCTTTTCCTCGTGAACTGGAAGTTTGCGGGAAGCACACAACCTGTGGTTCGGATGATCAACCCGACCTCTGAAGACATCGAGGGCCTGATGAAGTTCCGACTCATCGGCTTCAACTGCCGGCGGTATGATAACCACATTCTTTATGCTCGCTTGATGGGCTATACCAATGAGCAGCTTTACAACCTGTCTCAGCGGATCATCGGCAGCGAAAAGAAATCTAAGAGCAACAACTGCTTCTTTGGCGAAGCCTATAATGTCTCTTACACTGATGTTTACGACTTCTGCTCGAAAAAACAGAGCTTGAAGAAGTGGGAGATTGAACTCGGCATCCACCATCAGGAGCTTGGCCTTCCGTGGGACCAGCCTGTTCCGGAGAGCATGTGGCAGAAGGTTGCCGAGTATTGTGACAATGATGTCATTGCTACGGAGGCGGTATTCAATGCCCGTAAGGCTGACTTCATAGCTCGTGAGATCCTGGCCGATGTGGCTGGAATGACCGTCAACGATACCACGAACACTTTGACCGCCAAGATTATCTTCGGCGGAAACAAGAAGCCGCAGGATCAGTTCAATTACCGCGACATGGGCGATGCCAGCCAGATTTTCAGCATGGACGATCTGCCGTTCAAGTTTGGGCCGGAAGAATATGACAACTATACGGCGTTTGACAAGAAAGACCGTCCGATCTTCCCTGGTTACAAGTTCGACAAAGGCAAGTCTACTTATCGCGGCGAAGAAGTTGGCGAGGGTGGCTATGTCTATGCCGAGCCTGGTATGTACGGAAATATTGCTCTGCTGGATATTGCTTCTATGCATCCCTCAAGCATCATCGCAGAAGATCTCTTCGGGCCGGTCTATACGAAGCGGTTTCGTGAGATCCGTGATGCTCGTGTCGCCATCAAGCATAAGGAGTTCGACAAGGCTCGCAAGATGCTGAACGGTGCTCTGGCAAAGTATCTGACGGACGAGAGTGCCGCCGATGCTCTGGCACAGGCGCTAAAAATCGCCATCAACTCCGTTTACGGTCTGACTTCGGCCAGCTTCGAGAATCCGTTCCATGACAACCGTAACAAAGATAATATCGTCGCCAAGCGCGGAGCCCTGTTTATGATCAACCTCAAGCACGAGGTTCAGAAACGGGGCTTTGTTGTTGCTCACATCAAGACGGACTCTATCAAGATTCCAGACGCTACGCCTGAGATCATTCAGTTCGTCATGGACTACGGCAAGATGTACGGTTATATTTTCGAGCACGAAGCGACTTATGATCGCATGTGCCTCGTCAACAACGCCGTTTATATTGCCAAGTACAAAGATGGTAAGCACGCCGGTGAGTGGACAGCCACGGGCACTCAGTTCCAGATCCCGTATGTCTTCAAGAAGCTCTTCTCGCATGAGGAGATCACCTTCGAGGATATGTGTGAGACGAAGTCTGTTACAGGGGCGCTCTATCTGGATATGAATGAGAGCCTGCCTGATGTGAGTGCTTTGGAGGATGAGTATGCTAAGTTGTGGAAAAAAATTTCCGATACAACGAAGCTGAATGAGCCAATGGAGGCAGAATGTGCTCGTATCGAGGAACTTACAACTGAAATCGAGAAAGGTCATGACTATGTCTTTATTGGACGAGTCGGACAGTTCTGCCCCATCAAACCCGGCTGTGGCGGCGGTCTTCTGTGTCGCGAGTCCGTTGACAAAAAGACTGGCGAAAAGAAGTACGATGCCGCCGTTGGAACGAAAGGCTATCGCTGGCTTGAGTCTGAAATGGTCAAGGAACTCGGAAAGGAAGACTGCATTGACCGGAGATACTATGATGCTCTCGTTGATGCTGCGGCCACTGATATTTCCAAGTATGGCGATTTCGAGTGGTTCGTTTCCGAAGACCCGTATGTTTCTGACACGCCGCCTTGGTTCAGCCCCGGCGAACCCCACGAAGAAGACAGTACACCGTTTGATGTGAGGTAATTCCATGGAGAAAAGCTTCACCAAAGACGGTGCTCGTTGGTTTACTTGCAGGCGATGTGGATTGAGAAACTGCGAGAACATTTATCGGTGGAAAAAGAAGCCGCAGCCTATGAAAAACATCTGCACCCTCTGCATTGAAAAAGAGGAACTGGCACACCAGGAAGCTCGGGAACGAGTTCATTACAGTCCATTCCAATATCCATTTTAACAGTTGAGAGGAGTCTTAATCATGAGTCGTAAAGCTACTGACAACATCATCATCGAAAACGCCCGCATTATCTTCCGGAACTTTTCCGGTAAGGAGGACAAGTACAACCGCGCCGGTGATCGCAATTTCTGCGTTATCATCGAGGACCACAACGATGCTCAGCGTCTGATCGAAGACGGCTGGAATATCCGCGTGATGCCTCCTCGTGAGGAAGGTGACGAGCCTCGCCACTATCTCCAGGTCGCGGTGAGCTTCAAGAACTTCCCGCCCAAGGTCGTCATGGTCACCCGCCGCAAGCAGACGCCTCTCGATGAGGAGTCCATCGGCGCTCTCGACTTTGCCGAGATCAGCAATGTGGATCTCATCATCCGCCCCTATAACTGGATCATCCAGGAGGGCACCAAGAACGAGAAGAGCGGTGTGAAGGCCTACCTCAAGACGATGTATGTCACCATCGAAGAGGATGAGTTCGCCGAGAAGTATGCTGCGAGCGAGTATCCGCAGGAATAAGCATTGCGGGGACGCTGGTTAGGAGGTAGCCGGCGTCCCTTTAACTTTTTGAAAGGAGGACCCCATGCCTTTCTGGAAACCTAAGAAAAAGAAGAAAGCGGTTCATAAGGCGAAACCGGCTAAGTCGCTCCCCAAGTATGAGCCAAAGCCGTTCATTCCGCCTGAGATACCGAAAATTGATATTTCAGCAAATCAGCAGAAAGAGCCACAAAAGCCGGCTCCGAAAAAAGCTTCCTCGTCAAGGGCTGACGACAAGAAGTATTTCATCGAGACATTCAACAAGCTCGTGTCCGAGCGAAATCGACCGTGGGACATTTGGAAAGACTTCGTTCTGATGACTGCCTGCGCATTCTCCAATGCTGTTGATAAGACACATTATGATGAGCGAGAAGACCGTTATCTAAAAGCCATCGCCAAGTACCGCAAAGAAGAGCAGGCATTATTCCCGGAGCTTCTTGCCGAAATGACGGTCGCGTTGGAGAAAAATCCGGACCAGGACTTTCTTGGTGAAGTCTACATGCGGATGAGGCTCGGAAGCGACGAACTTAAGCAGATATTTACTCCTTATAATGTTTGTCACTTCATGGCGCTTGCGACAATGGGTAATGTTGCGAAACAGGTCGAAAAAAGCGGCTTTATCACCGTTCACGATGATTGCTGCGGAGGTGGTGCGACTTTGATAGCTGCTGCCAATGTAGCACGGAACGACCTTGAAAAGGCCGGCTTTAACTTCCAGAACCATATTCTCTTCTCGGCTCAGGACATCGAGGAGACAGTCGCGCTCATGTGCTATATTCAGTTATCGCTCCTCGGCGTCGCCGGATTCGTCAAGGTTGGTAATTCTCTTACCGATCCGATCAGAAATGGTGACTCTTTGGAGAACTACTGGTTTACGCCAATGTACTTTAGCGATATTTGGCATACTCGTCGAATTATCAGTCAAATGATGGATATTTTACAAGAGGAGCGTGAAAGCGATGACCATTAAAGATTTTGACACGAAAAAAGTCATTCTTGAAGACCAATACAAAAGCGATGAGTACGAGACGATGACTCTCTACTTTATCGCGCCAAAAGAATGGCTCGAAGGCCTCTATCCTGATGCTGTTCACACCGAAATCAGTGTTGAGTATCCGCTGAATTGCCCCGAAGCTTATGCGGCAACCGTAATGGTATCTCCGACAAGAGATCTTGGAGAGGATGGATATGAGGACTATGACTGGAGTGACCTTGAGCTGTCTCTTTCAGATATTGAAGCGTTAATCGGGATGGCTAAGTCATGAGTATCAGTCTGTACGATCATCAGCGCAGCGCCCTTGAAAAAATGAAGAACGGTTGCATTCTATGCGGCGGGGTCGGTTCCGGTAAATCCAGAACTGCTCTCGCCTATTACTATCTTCAGCAGGGCGGAAACCTCGATATTCCTGATGCGCCGATGAAAAATCCGCTTGATATTTACATCATCACCACGGCACGCAAGCGCGATACCTGTGAATGGGAGAACGAGTTGGCTCCATTCCTGCTCTCCATCCATGAGGACTGTAATTACTACAAGAACAAGGTCGTCATCGACTCGTGGAACAACATCGGCAAGTACAAAGATGTAAAAAACAGTTTCTTTATATTTGACGAGCAGCGTGTCGTCGGTTACGGGGCTTGGACAAAAGCATTCCTGAAAATTGCCAAGGTGAATAAATGGATCTTGCTCTCCGCTACCCCCGGGGATACCTGGCAGGATTATATCCCAGTCTTCATCGCAAATGGGTTCTACCGGAACAAGACCGACTTCATCGACCAGCATGTAGTTTATGATTGGCGGTCAAAGTATCCAAAGGTTGACCGGTATCTCAACACCGGACGGCTGATCCGTCTGCGTAATCGCATTCTCGTGACGATGGAGTTCGAGCGGCACACCACATCGCATCATCAGGATGTGCCTGTTTCCTACAACATTCCGCTCTATAAAGATATTTCTCGAAATCGCTGGAACCCTTGGGAAGACCGTCCTATTGAAACGGCTTCTGAGCTTTGTATGAACTGGCGCCGCGTGGTAAATTCGGACGAGTCCCGAAGCGTGGCCGTGCTGGAGATTATGGAAGATCACCCTAAAGTCATCATCTTCTACAATTTCGACTACGAGCTTGATATTCTCAAAAATCTTGGTTACCCCGATGGGACTGAAGTCGCTGAATGGAACGGTCACAAGCATCAAGAGATCCCGACCGGCGACAAATGGGTCTATCTCGTGCAGTACACGGCCGGCTGCGAGGGCTGGAACTGCATTACTACTGATACGATTATCTTTTACTCGCAGAACTATTCCTATAAGGTCATGGTTCAGGCTTCCGGACGAATCGACCGTCTGACGACGCCATTCAGTGACCTTTATTACTTCCATCTAAAGAGCTTTTCCGGCATTGATCTGGCGATCAGCAAGGCGCTCAAGGAGAAGAAGAACTTCAACGAAGGTCGCTTTGTTGGGTGGTCTACTGCGCCGATGCCGAAAGCTGCATGACATGAAAAGGAGAAATCATGGATAACGCAAAAATTATTGCTGTCGACTTCGATGGCACTTTGGTTGAAAACAAATGGCCTGAGATCGGTGCGCCGATTGAAAAAAACATCGCCAAGGTTAAGGCCGAACAGGAAGCTGGCACCAAAATCATTCTTTGGACGAACCGAGTTGGCGAACCTTTGAAAAAAGCAAGCGCTTTTTGTGAGGCACAGGGCATCCATCTCGATGCGGTCAATAAGAATCTTCCCGAAATCATCAAAGCATTTGGGACTGACTGCCGGAAGATCTTCGCCAATGAATATTGGGATGATCGCGCAGTCTTGATGTCCGAGAAAGATATCGGAGAATTCTCCGATGGGTTCCATACCTTCAATTCCCTCTATCATCAGCGGCTCATCCTCTTCGCGGCCCTGGTGAACACTTTCCCGACGCTTGCTTGGAAATCCCACAAGCATTCGGATTGCGAGGCTCCATTTGGAGGAGGCTGGTTCATCGTTGGCATCGACACGCCAAAGGGGCCCTATACCTATCATTACGAGGACAAGGACTGGGACCTGTTCCACTGCAAAGAGGTGGCCACTGCCCCTGAGTGGGACGGCCATACCGATAAGGATGTCGAGCGGGTACTGTCCCTTTCCGATAACGAGAGTGATTGGGCGGCTCGTGAAGTTGCTCTTGCTTCTCAGAAAGAACGCGAAAGTGCCGAAGATAAAGACGACTGGGATTACGGTGTTGCGTGCTATGAGAGTGCCCTCAGAGCGTATCGGTCTTTGGAACGCGACGGCCACTCCGGTATGAGCATTCAGATCACCAAGAGCATCCTGAACCGCCTAATCGACGGCAAATGCCTTACCCCCATTGAGGACGATCCTGATATTTGGACTAAGGTCGAGTTTGGTGAGAACGATCCTATCCAGCACTTCCAGTGCAAGCGCATGAGCAGCCTGTTTAAGGATGTCGCCGAGGACGGTACGGTCACTTACTCGGATGTCAACCGTGTTCAGCTCATCAACAAAGAAAGCCCTGATATTCCGTTCAGAAACGGCTTCGGTACTCGCCTTATCGACAAGATGTATCCGATCACGCTTCCGTACTTCCCGGCGGACAAGAAGTTCAAGATCATCGTCGAAGAGTTTCTGACCGATGAGAAAAATGGCGACTTCGATACCGTCGGCTATCTCCAGCTTATTCTTCCCAATGGCGAGGTCGTTGATCTGAATGGATATTTCAAAGATGGTCCGGACGGCATGGTTCGCATCGAGCAGGCTGAGTACGAAGAGAGAAAAGCTAACCGGATCGACAAGAAGTAACCACTGATATTTGAAAGGAGAAACCTAATGAAAAAAGATACCAAACTCATTCTCATTGTTCTCGCTGGCATTTTGGCGATTGTCCTTCTTTGCGTTTTTGCTGTGCAGGGCACTCAGAACAAGGCCTTTACCTTGGAAGAACAGGTCAATACCGCACAGTCTGATATTCGCGTTCAGGAAAAACGGCGAGTTGATTTAGTATACAACCTCGCCGACTGTGTCATGCAATATGATAAGCACGAGGCCGAAACTCTGACTGCCATTGTAGAGGGGCGCGGAAGTTCTGGAGATATTGAAAATGTTACAACGGCTATCACTGCTGTATCCGAGGCCTATCCAGAGCTCAAGGCAAACGAAAACTATAAGGAACTTATGAACGAGCTCTCCATCACCGAGAACCTGATTGCAGAATACCGCAGTAATTTCAACAAGCAGGTCAAGGAATACAATCGCTATGTACGCCAATTTCCTGCTCGTCTCTTTCTCGATATTCTCGGTTATGAAATGCAAACCTATGACTACCTCGACTACAATGCTCCCGTTGATGCTCCGCAGAACCTATTCGGAGATTGACTATGCGTAATTTTGAAATTACAAAAAGAGAAGTTCTGGCCAGTATCTCGATTATTGCCGTCATGATACTGGTCGGGATTCTTATTTCGGCAAAAATAACGGAACGTCAAATGGATAGAAATGAGGTCTATAACAAGGCGGTCAAAATTGATAATCAAGAGATGTTTTCCTATGGCATGAGAACAAACGTCGGGAACGCATTCGTCTACGGGACACTTCAAGCAGTTGACCCTGTTTCTTATCCAGAGATTGACGGCTCCTATATGTATGTTGAGAAAATCAAAAAGCGCTATACGATGCATACTCGCACAGTTGCACACACGGATGCAAACGGAAACACTACATATACCATCGAGACCTATTGGAGTTGGGATTATGCTGGAGAAGAGTCAAAAGCAGCATCGACTGTTTCTTTCTGTGAAGCTACTTTTCCAATCTCCAAATTTGAACTACCCGGAACGAGATACATTGACACCATATACGAATCCGGTCACGTTCGGTATGAATATTACGGTATCGGCATCACACATACAGGAACCATCTTTACAACCCTTTCTGACAACACTATCTCTGATAGCAGCCCATTCTATGAAGGTTTAACTATTGATGAGACTGTTGAAAGACTGGAAAAAGGCGTTAGCACTGTTGTGTTCTGGATATTTTGGATTATAGGAACCGGCGTAATAGTTTTCAAATTCTATGAACGAGAAAACGAATGGCTCGAATGAGAATCTATTTAGAAAGGAGAAAAAATATGGCAGGTATTGGTACAATTGTCAGTATTAGACGCAGCGACGAATATGGAGGTAAATACGCCGGAAAACTCGGCATAGTTAAGAAACTTGCAGATAATCGAGTCGGGGTTGAGTTCTCTGACCTTAAAAACCCTGCGAGCGGCTATGGACTCTTCTGGTTCAAGAAAGAAAATGTAAAACCTTCGTTCTTTGATACACCGAAACATAACGATGCAATCATGCCCGCGGCTCTTGCTAAGACTTTCCTCAACTTCACTTTCGGAGCCCCCAGGGCATCACTCGGCGTAAAGCAGGTCATTTTCAGTGGTCCTAAAACGATCGTGTTATGGCTCGACGGAACAAAGACTATCGTTTCTTGCGGCGAGGGTGATGACAATGATCCCTATGCCGGGTTCTGTGCTGCCGTTACGAAGCGAGTCTTTGGCTCCACTTCTCAGGCAAAGAAGGTCTTGGCAAGAACGAGAAAGGAGACTTCCAAATGAGCACCATTTATATCGGCGAACGGCAAAGCGGCAAAACAACTATGCTCATCGAAATGTCTGAAAAGACCGGTGCCACCATCGTTGTGGCTACCTATCCGATGGCCAATTACATTCAGTTGCTCGCTGCTCAGATGGGTAAGAAAATTCCTGTTCCCATCACGGTGACGAACTATATCCGTCTTCTCGCAAGCGGCGGCCTTGGTAAGAGCGAGAAGTATCTCGTAGACGAGCTTCAGATGATGCTCTCTGCTATGAATGTCGAAGCTGCTACGGTTGACTGCGACTGCATTGAGGTTCTTCGCGGCCAACAGAAAGAAGGTTTGTAATGGCCCGGCTTAAAATGGTTGAGTTCCCAACACGCCTTTGTGAAGTCAAAGGTGAACTCGGATATTTTCATCTTTGGGAGCAGTGGAGTAATGTTGTTGGCACCAGTCTGCTTCGTGGTAGACACCCTGTTGGGCAGGTCTATGGCATTGTTGAATTCAAAGATGGTGTTCGCCGTGTTGACCCTGTTTCTATCAAGTTCTGCGATGAGGAGAACGCCAATCTCTGTGCACTTGTAAAGCACAACGAGGCGTTAAGGAAAGGAGAAGCAAATGCTGAAGATTGAAAACACCGAGGTTATGGGCTGGGAGCACGCCATTCGTGGTATGCGAAACCCTAAAAACTCTTGGGAAAAGAGTGATAGCCATTGGGATTATGGAAAACAGAGGGTCGAATGCATCACGGTTAGTCACTTTGATGACGCTGAGTTTAGCATTGGTCCTAATGATCAAAAGCTGATGATGACTCTTCGCAACGCTGGCACCGATCACCGTAAGTTCATGCGAATGATTACCGTATATCTCGACATCACTGCCCCGCTTTACTGGTGGAAAGAGTTTGACACTTATAAGGTCGGTACAGTCGCCAATTCCTGCTCTACGATGCACAAAATCGCAGCAAAGGAATTTACACTGGATGATTTCAGTCACGAGCATCTGGTTGATGACCTCGATGTCCGTATTGAAATCGGAGGAACCGATCACAGAGATACGGGGCCCATGGAAGTCCTTGGCATGACGATTGATGTGCTAAATCACTATCGCGAAAAATATCTTGTAGCGACGAAGACTGAGGAATACACCGGCCTCCCCGCCAAGGATATTTGGTGGCAGATGATCCAGCTTCTCCCAAGTTCCTACAATCAGAAACGGACGGTCATGCTGAACTATGAGGTTCTGGCCAATATCTACAAATCCCGTCGGCATCACAAGCTCGATGAATGGCATACACTTTGCGACCGGATTGAAAGTCTGCCTTATTCTGCGTTGATTACCGGCACTGCCGTTTGACACCACTCCGGCTGTTATGATACAATCATAAAAAAAGAAATCATGCGCAAAAAGTACATCGCCTATTATGGAAGGAGGTTGTTAGGCTATGGCTGAACGCAACGATTCTCACCTTCTGGATGGTGGTGATTCTGTGGGTATGACAGATAACCAGTACAAGGGTATGCTGCTTGACCAGTTAGAAGACTGGCAGGAAATCCTTGACCTGGCAATTGCAGCCGGGAACACCGAGATTCAGAAAAAGGCTGAGAAGCAAATCGCGAAGATCAACGAAAAGCTGAAATTCTAATCTCTACCCAGAGGGAAGGGCTTGTGGAAACACAGGCTCTTCTCTTTTTATATTTTTCAGGAGTGTGAATACTATGACACCTAATGAGTACCAGAAAGAAGCACTTCGGACCGCATCCGGAATGTCTAAGGAATACCCTCGTATTCTCAACGGCCTGATGGGTCTGAACGGCGAAGCCGGAGAATGCATTGATATTCTCAAAAAGCATCTTTACCAGGGCCACGCTTTCGATAGCGAACACATGGCAAAAGAACTTGGCGATGTCGCATGGTATCTGGCCATCAGCGCAGAAGCTATCGGATATGATCTGGAGACGATCTTCCAGATGAACATTGATAAGCTCCGCGCCCGCTATCCCGATGGTTTTGACGCCGAACACAGTCTGCATCGCGGAGCAAATGATATTTGAAAGGAGCTTGTGAAAATGGATGAGAAAAAAATCCACTCAATCATTGATGAAGCAATGGCGGCTCGTGACCGCTCTGTGTCCATTTATATTTCGCCTGATGGCGGTGTTTCTGTTTCGGTCTGCCCGTGGCCGGACGAGGAGACACTCCGCAACATGAGAGCCAGCGGTCTGATCTCTCACAATGACTACCGGACACGACTTGGCCTGTCGCCTATGAAAGACTAAGGAGGATCGCAATGAACGAAAAAGTTCTAAGACATAAGGAAATCTGCGATGGGCTTAACGAGCTCTACGCACGCAAAAACCACGACTATGGGGACAGCTTCCATACCACTTTCGTCGAGGAAGGTCTTGCTATGGCCCGTATCCGTCTTGGAGATAAGTTCTCCCGCTTCAAGACCCTGTCCCGCCTTTCCTGTAATGACCGCGACCAGCAGCAAGTTACGGATGAGTCCATTCGTGATACGCTGCTCGATCTCGCAAACTATGCCATCATGACTGTGTTGGAGATGGATGCACCAGATGAGAGTCATGCGACTATGTACGCTTATGACAAGCCGTTCTATACTGTTGGGGAGGATAAGTAAGATGAAAGCTAAGAGAGCGCTTTGTATGCTTGCGGCGATCCTCCTCGTTGTCGCCATGATGCTGATGTTCCTGACTGGTTGTAACAGACAAGTCATCGACACGACATTCAGCTATGACAATGCTATCCTGGTGCTTCCCGATGGTTCAGTCATCAGCGGGAAAATTGAAAGCTGGAAAGACTATGATGACGGCGATCAGATTCAGGTAAAAATTAACGGAACTACATATCTGGTTCATTCCGTCAACATCGTACTGATAAAGGAGTAATGATTATGTGGAAGCGCGAACTGATCCGCAACAAGATCTATTCGGTATTGATGGTGCTGGCATCTTTGCCGGTTGTTATTTTGGAGAGGGATGGTACGGTCCTTCTCCTTTCTCTTTTCTTCGGAGTTCCGATGTTCTTCGCAAAAGAAAACTGGATCATGGGAGGACCCGTTCATGAAAGTAAAGAAAGCCGGAAAAAGAGTGTTCGGAGCCGTAATGTCCGCTGCCGAGAAAAAGGCTATGGACATGGAGATACAGCGACAGCTCGCAGAGTACGATCGAAAGCATATCCGAGAGATCGACGCTCTGGTTCTGTGGGAGCTGCGTGAACAGCTCGGCTTCGGCAACAAGAGGCTTAAAAAATTCTATGACAACTTCTCCCGCGGCATCGAGGCTTTGATCCGTCGTTATGAGATGGAGCAGGGTGACGATGTCTGGCTCTGTACCTACAAGCTGAAAGAGATCGGCTGTGATCTTGAAAAATGGGAGAAAGAAAGAGGTGACCAATGAGCGACCGAAAAAACTCGGAGGGCTACTCAGATCCGACAGCCTACCAGGCCATGATGAACCTTGAAATCGAGGAGCTTCGCTTTAAGAAGTTGCTCAGGTCTATCAAGGATGTGTGTGACTTGGCGGACTTTGAGATCGAAGGTCGTGTCGTTCTAATCGACAAACGGTCCGGACGAGTATGGAGGTAGCCTCTCCAAACCGCGTGAATTTGCCCCGGTTCTGTCTAATCTAAGATAGGATTCGGGGCTCTTTCATGCGCAAAAATTGTGGCCACTTTTATTTTGAAAAACGGGCTTCTGCCCACTTTCTTTCAGAAACTTGATATATTTGGGTGAGTTGAGAGACTTGTAGAGACGGTTCTGGCCAAAAAAAGTGGGTTTTTGCCCGGTTTTATTTGAAAAGTGGGCAGGCTGAAACCGTTGATACACAAGGCTTTGCGGGCTTTCTGCCCACTTTCCCACTTTTTTTCTTTAATTAGTGTGAAGAAAAAATGTAAAAAATATATATAAGTGACGAGAAAAAGTGGGTTTTTGGCCAAAGCCTGATTTTTCCTCAAAAACTCTGACTTCCTTTTCGTGCGCGAGTGTGATATACTGAGCTTGCGACACAATTAAATCTTCTTATCCGCTTCACTATGGGAGAATTACTTGGCAACAAGTGTTTCTCTCTTAACTCGTTATACCCATAGTGGTGGTAAGAGGATTGTGTCGCAGCAATGAGAGATGCGCTTTTGCAGGGTGCGTCTCTTCGTTGGGGCGCACCTTTTTTATTTGCACTCTTACGAGGGGAGGACGGAGCGTGGCACGGTCTTACACTGAACAGCAAGTTCTCAAGAAACTGGATATTCCAGATTTCAGACATTTGACAAAAGAAAAAGTCATTGCTTTTGCGACAATGGTTCCGAAGATGAACCCCGAAGTTGCAAAGAAAGCTCTTGAGCAATTTCCGAACTTCGCTTCGACTTCACTTGATGTTTTGAAAGAGTACCGCAGCATCATCCAAGAAGCGATGGAAGACGATCGAGAGAGTATGCGCAGTTGTTACGATATGTATAACCGCGTGATGGATTCTCTTGAAAAAATGCTGGACAACGACGACCTGACATTTGAGCAGAAGACTTATATTCTCGATCAGATGCAGGAAGTTGCCGCAGCGGTAGCGGATAAGGACTCTGAAAAATCGAGGAACCGTTTGAAGCTCATTGGGATTATCGGCGGCGTAGCTGCTGCCATTGTCGCGGCTTTGGCTTCGAGTCTTGGAGGTAACATCGCACTGAAAGAAAGCAACAACATTGATGATGACAACATAACGGATTTATGAGAAAGGACAGACAGCATGAGTAAAGGTAACGGAAAGCGTAGCACTGGTGGACTGATCCTCGATGTGATACTTACTTTCTGCACAGGAGGTCTGTGGCTGATTTGGATACTCATTCGGTATCTGCGAAATAATAGCTGACCCTCTGGATATTTGACCGAGACGCTTGAAAAGGTGTCTCGGCTTTTTTTATGCCCTTTTTGGCTTCCGCAGAAAAAACAGGGTCTTTTATGGAGAAGAGAGAGATGTGTTACACATTTCCCTCTCTCCATTTTATTTTTTGTCGAAAGGAGGTCATTTCGTGGCCAGAAGTTCCAGACTTGAGAGCGGATTTCAAGACCGTTTAATCGAGTCATTGAAAGCGTTGTTCCCTGGATGCATGGTTTTCAAGATGGACCAAATTCAGGGACTTCCCGATCTGTTGATTCTTTATGGCGAGAAGTGGGCCTCCCTCGAATGCAAGAGGTCTGCGACAGCTAAGAAGCGCCCAAATCAGGACTACTATGTCGAGAAGATGAACGATATGTCATTCTCTCGCTTTGTGTGTCCGGAAAATAAAGAGGAGGTATTGAATGAACTTCAACAGGCATTCCAACCTTGAAGGTCAGCACGCCTTCCTTGGTGCAAGTAAGTATCACTGGATCAATTACACCGATGATAAAATCGCGGACTCCTATGTGAGATTTCTGGCAACACAGAAAGGAACTGTTCTTCACGCATTCGCCGCTCAGTGTATTCTTTTGGGGCAGAAACTTCCCAAGTCTCAGAAGACTCTGAACATGTATGTGAATGACGCTATCGGTTATAAGATGACGCCGGAACAGATCCTCTACTATTCCCCGAACTGTTTCGGAACGACCGATGCGATTTGTTTCCGAAATAATTTTCTTCGCATCCATGATTTGAAGACCGGAGAAATTGATGCTCACATTGAACAGTTGGAGGTCTATGCCGCTCTGTTCTGTTTGGAGTATCATATTCGTCCAGCCGACATTGAAATGGAACTGCGTATCTACCAGCACGACCAAATTCTGTACCATAAGCCGACTGTTGAGGATATTCTGCCAATCATGGACAGGATTATCACAGCCGATAAGGTCATCAACAAAATTAGAGAAGAGGAGGGTTAAACTATGGATCTCGTAGAGGAAGATATTCTGATGCACTATGGCGTCAAACGGCGCTCTGGGCGCTATCCGTGGGGTTCCGGTGATAACCCTTACCAACATGGCGGCGACTTTCTTGCTCGCGTTGAAGAGCTTCAGCGGCTCGGCAAAACTGAAAAACAGATTGCTGATGAACTTCATCTTTCGACGACTGACTTGCGGATGCAGGTTCGCGTCGCAAAGCATGAACGCCGTGCTCTTCAGGCAGACCGTGCCCGTTCTTTGCGAGAAGACGGTAAGACGCTGGATGAGATCGCCTCAATCCTCGGTTATGCGAATGACTCTTCTGTTCGCGCACTGCTGAATGAGAATACGGCAGCCAATAAGAATAAGGCGCAAGCCACGGCAGAGATTCTGAAGAAAGAGCTTGCGGAAAAAGGAGCCATTGATGTAGGCACCGGCGTTGAGCGGCAGCTTGGCGTTTCTACCGGTGTTCTTCAAGAGGCTCTTTTCATTTTGGAAACCGAGGGTTATAACCGCTATGGCGTCGGCGTTCCACAGGTAAACGACCCGAAGAAACGCACGATCACCCCCGTTATTTCCGTTCCTGAGATTGACCAGAGAGAGGTTTATCAGAACCTTGATTTGGTGAAGTCTGTTGGCGACTACCATTCTACTGATGGTGGCGAGTCTTGGGATAAGCGTGAGTATCCGGCGAGCATTGATTCCAGCCGTGTGAAGATCCTTTATGGCGATGAGGGTGGCGCACTGAAAGACGGTGTCATTGAGATCCGTCGCGGCGTTGCTGACCTTGATTTGGGAGACTCTCACTATGCTCAGGTTCGTATCCTTGTGGATGGTACTCATTACCTCAAAGGAATGGCGATGTATTCTGACGATATGCCAGATGGCGCAGACATTGTCTTTAACACCAACAAGCATACCGGAACACCTAAGATGGATGTTCTGAAGAAAATTCAGGATGATCCCGACAACCCTTTCGGGGCCTTGATTAAGGCTAATGGCCAGAGTCATTATATCGACGCCGACGGCAATGAGAAGCTTTCTGCAATCAACAAGCTGAAAGAAGAGGGCGACTGGGACAAGATGAGTAAAAATCTTTCTTCCCAGTTCCTTTCCAAGCAGCCCATCCAGCTTATCAAGAAGCAGTTGGATTTGACTTACGCTGATGCTGCTGACGAGTTCTCTGAGATCTGTTCTTTGAACAATCCCACCGTAAAGCGGAAGCTCCTGTTAGACTTTGCGGATGAGTGCGACTCGGCTGCTGTCCATCTGAAAGCGGCTGCTCTCCCTCGTCAGAGCACGCAGGTCATACTACCGCTCAATGCGATGAAAGAGACCGAGATCTTTGCCCCGAACTATCGTGATGGCGAAAAGGTCGTGCTAATTCGCTATCCGCATGGTGGTACCTTTGAGATCCCTGAGCTTACTGTCAACAACAAAAACCCGACTGCCGTTTCCGTTCTCGGAAAGAACATTCGGGATGCTGTTGGCATCAATCCTAAGGTTGCAGAGCGTCTTTCTGGTGCTGACTTTGATGGTGACCAGGTCGTTGTCATTCCTACCGGTGGGAGGGTGAAGATCCAATCTACCCCCGCCCTTAAGGATTTGAAAGACTTCGATCCTAAGACTGACTACTCGACTGAGGGCAAGACGGGCGTTCGGCTCCTTGCAAAGGGTGCTGCTACACAGAGACAGATGGGTGAGATTTCAAATCTCATTACTGACATGACTCTGAAAGGCGCTACTGAGCCTGAGATCGCAAGGGCGGTCAAACATAGCATGGTTGTCATTGATGCGGCAAAGCACAAGCTCGACTACCGGCAGTCTGAGAAAGACAATGGTATCGCCGAGCTCAAGAAGAAGTATCAAGGCTTTGACGACGAGACTGGTCACCATGGCGGCGCCTCTACCCTTCTATCCCGTAGAAAGCAGGATGTTGAGGTACCGGAGCGTCAGGGCAGCGGTGTCATTGATCCTCTGACAGGAAAAGTCGTTTACAAGGAGTCCGGCAGAACTTATGTGGACCCCCGTACCGGAAAGACGGTAGCGGCAACCACTAAGGTTAAACGCATCCTCGCAGTTGATGATGTTCGTTCGATGTCTTCTGGAACGCTTCAGGAAGAGGCCTATGCCGACTATGCCAACAAGATGAAAGACCTTGCCAACAAGGCCCGTCTTGAATACAAGGCTACCCCTACTCTGAAGCGCTCTGCCAGTGCGGCCAAGGCCTTTGAGCCCGAAGTGAACCGCCTTATGGCTGCTCTCAAGGTCGCACAGTTGAATGCTCCTCTTGAACGAGAAGCTCAACGAATTGCAAATGCTCGTGTAAAAGCAAAGGTTCAGGCAAACAACATTACTGACAAAGATGAGATTTCCAAGATCCGTCGTGCTGCCATCAGCGATGCCAGAAATTCTACTGGTGCAAGCGGAAAGCGAACTCGCATTACAATCAGCGATGGCGAATGGACTGCAATTCAGTCTGGTGCAATTTCAGACACAACCTTGAGCGAGATCTTGCGTTATGCCGAACCGAAAACCGTTAGAGAACGAGCAACGCCGAGAAGAACAACGCAGTTGTCTGATGCTCGCATTAGCAGAATAAAAGCAATGGCGAATTCTGGCCACACAAATGCTGAAATCGCTGAAGCTTTGGGAATTTCGACTTCTGCCGTTTCCAAGTATCTGAATTCATGAAAGGAAGTGAGAGAAAATGGCTCAATCATGCGCGCTAACTACGACAGATAATCCGTATGATCCCTTTACCCAGTACGATGCTTGGTATCGCTTTGATGAAGGCAAAGGCTATCACTCTTGCGCCTACCTGGCCCGTATAGCCAGGACTTCCGATCAGCTTTCAGATGCTGAAAACGAACAGGAACTTGAGCGTGCCATTGACGACATCATCAAATACGATCCCCTTGGGATCTACAAAAAAGTAAAAGCAGACACAAAGGATTCGCCTCCCGTGAGTGCATAAAGGTTTTAGCAGTCTCTTTCACTCAAATCGGGAGGTTTTATCTTTGACTCTGTTTTTACAACACAATAAGTTTTAACTCCCAGTCACCTTTTGCTTAGCGAGACTGCCTTGCTCTCCAAAAGGTATAGGGGGGGGGTCACAAAAACAGCACCCCCTCTGCATCGCGGCGGTCTTTAAAAATTCTCCGGGGGATATTTTTGAAAAATGTTTTTCGGGGTTGGGGCAGCCGACGGGAGTTTTGGGTGACGAGACAGGGTTTGAACGGGCCCACAGGGCTGATATTTCACCTCCTGATGTGTTCTTCTTTCCATGGAATTTCCACGACCGGGTCATGCAAGTGCTTTCTCTACCTCCATCTTTCATTTGGGGATTTCTCCTTTCAACTTGTTCAGCCAGTCAGTTCTGTGGGTTCTTTCAAGCCCTGTCTCAAAGTCCAAATAAGTGATGCAAAACACAGCGAATACCATGATCAAACACAGCGAGAGGAGGTGGCAAGGATGGCAAAGGCTGCAAGATCATCTGAGAAAGTACCTAAATCCCGTGCGGCTCTTACTCCCGAAGCAAGAGAGAAGCAACTGATCGCCTTAGCCATTGATGTTGCCGAAGAGCAAATGCGCAACGGCACTGCTTCCTCTCAGGTGATTTCACATTTTCTGAAACTCGGCTCCACCAGAGCCCAGATCGAAAAAGAATTGCTTGAGAAGCAGAGGGATCTTGCCGCGGCAAAGGCCGAAGCGATCGAGTCCTCCGCCAAGATGGAAGATCTGTACCTCAAGGCGGCCAAGGCTATGAAGAGCTATCAGGGGCAGGAGGACGAAGAGGATGAATATTAAAAGCTATTCAGAGCTTGTTCTTCTTCCAACCTTTGAAGATCGCTTTGAGTATCTTCGGCTTGATGGCATCGTCGGCGAAACGACTTTCGGCTTCGACCGTTATATGAACCAGGTCTTTTACAGGTCACTGGAATGGAAGAAGATCCGAGACACGGTGATTGCAAGAGATCTTGGCTGCGACCTTGGCATCGAAGGTCATGAGATATTTGGTCGAGTCATCATTCACCATCTGAACCCGATTCGGCAGAGAGATCTTCTGGAACGGACAGACATTCTGCTCGACCCTGAGTATCTCATCACAACGACCCATGAGACGCATCAGGCAATTCACTACGGTGACAAAAATCTGTTGCTCACCGAACCACCGCAGCGGACAAGGAATGATACCTGTCCCTGGAAACATTAAACCAAAGGAGGAACCGACTATGCAGAATAATCCTCGCAAGCAGGACATCATTCAGGAACTTCGCGGAAAGCGTCGGGATATTCCCGGACTTTATGAGGAGGCTAATGTCTCTGATGAGCCGCGTATCGTTCCTGGCGTTGTTACGGACTGTCTCTATCTGAATGTGCGTAAACTGCCCGACATCACCGCAGATGTTGCGGTCGTCATTGACGCGCTGACGCGGGTATGCGTTGACTTGGATGCGTCCACGGAAGACTTTTACAAAGTTCGTACTTCTGATGGGGTCGAGGGTTTTTGTATGAGAAAGTACATTGCCCTTTCCAAGTAAGGAGTGCATCTATGGATACGACTGAAAGCATCCTGACATCAGTGAAGAAGCTTCTCGGAATTGACGAGAGCTACACTCACTTTGACGCCGACCTCATCATGCACATCAACTCCGTCTTTTCCATTCTTGGACAGATGGGAGTTGGCCCAAAGAAAGGCTTTGCCATTTCAGGGGCTGATGAAAAGTGGTCTGACTTTCTGGAGGATGACCCCGGTCGGCTTGCCCTTGTAAAATCTTATATGCACCTTAAAGTTCGGCTGCTTTTCGACCTGCCTACCGCTTCCTCTGCTGTTGACGCGATGAACCGTCAGATCAGCGAGTTTGAGTGGCGGCTTTTCGTGGCGGCCGATAATGCTACAAGAGAGGAGGAAAGTCAAAATGGATGAACTTTGCCACTATGGCATCAAAGGCCAGAAATGGGGCGTTCGCCGTTTTCAGAATTCAGACGGCAGTTACACCTCTGAGGGAAAACGCCGCGCTCAGCAGCAGGAGAAGAAAGATCCTGTGAAAGAGATGAAAGATGAAGACCTTAGAAAGGCAATCACTCGGTTATCTCTGGAAAACAAATATAAGGATCTGACCAAAAAGCCGACCCCGCCCTCCAAGCTTGAGTCGACCAAGAAAGCTGTGGATGCCACTTCCGAGCTTGTTAATCGGGCGAAGAAGATGGATCAGGACAGCCGCAAGGCTGCGAAGAAAGAGCGGATGGACCTGAGCAAGAAGACCGACAAGGAGCTTCGCGACCAGATCAACCGCGAGCTTTTGGAACGGCAGTACAACGATCTGTTTGCCAAGGAGTCGGTGTCCAAAGGCCGCCGCTATCTTTCCGATGTGCTTGACAACGCAGGAACGGTTTTGGCTGTCGGCAGTTCGGCTCTGAGCATTGCTCTCGCAATTCAGCAGTTGCAGAAGAAGGCGGGGTAATACTGAATGGCCCTGTCGAATACTGCTGTTCCCCGGTATTACGGAAAGTTTCGTGAAGCGGTGATTCGGGGTGAGATCCCTGTCTGCAAAGAGATTTCGATGGAGATGAACCGGATCGACGATCTGATCGCAAATCCAGGAATCTATTACGATGATAAAGCTGTTGAGGGCTGGATCAAGTATTGTGAGGCAGAGATGACCCTGACGGATGGTTCCGATCTTCACCTCCTTGACAGCTTCAAGCTGTGGGGCGAGCAGGTATTCGGCTGGTATTACTTTGTGGAGCGCACGGTCTATGAGCCGAACGCGGACGGACGAGGTGGGCACTATGTCAAGAAGATGATCAAGAAGCGGCTTGTGAACAAGCAATACCTGATCGTCGGACGAGGCGCCGCTAAGTCGATCTATGATTCGTGCATCCAATCATTCTTTGAGAATGTGGACACAAGTACGACCCATCAGATCACTACGGCTCCAACCATGAAGCTTGCCGAAGAGGTCATATCACCGATCCGCACCGCCATCACAAGAGCCCGCGGCCCCGTATTCCAATTTCTGACCCAAGGCTCACTCCAGAACACGACCGGTTCACAGGCCAACCGTGTCAAGTTGGCCTCGACCAAGAAAGGAATTGAGAACTTTCTGACCGGCTCTCTCATTGAGATCCGCCCTATGTCGATCAACAAGCTGCAAGGTCTTCGATGCAAGATCGCAACCGTAGACGAGTGGCTCTCCGGCGACATTCGCGAGGATGTTATCGGCGCTATCGAGCAGGGCGCTTCCAAGGTGGATGACTATCTGATCGTGGCCACCAGTTCGGAGGGTACTGTTCGTAACGGCGCCGGCGACACCATCAAAATGGAGCTTATGAGCATTCTCAAGGGGGATTATCCAAATCCGCATGTTTCGATCTGGTGGTACAAGCTCGACTCTGTCGACGAGGTCGGCTATCCGGAGATGTGGATGAAGGCGAACCCGAACATCGGAAAGACTGTAAGTTACGAGACTTATCAGCTTGATGTAGAGCGCGCCGAGAAAGCGCCTGCCGCAAGGAATGATATTCTTGCAAAGCGTTTCGGACTGCCGATGGAGGGTTATACCTATTACTTCACCTACGAAGAGACACTGCCGCATCGCAAACGCGATTACTGGCAGATGGCCTGCGCGCTTGGCGGAGACCTTTCTCAGGGTGACGACTTCTGTTCGTTCACATTTTTGTTCCCGCTGCGTAACGGTTCCTTTGGTGTGAAGACCAGAAACTACATTACTTCCAGAACACTTAATAAGCTGCCCGCTGCTATGCGTAATAAGTATGAGCAGTTTATGGATGAGGGCAGTCTTGTCGTTTTGGATGGAACGGTTCTGGACCCGATGCAGGTCTATGAGGACTTGGACGAGTATATCGTTGCGTGTGGGTATGATGTCCGCTGCTTTGGCTATGACCCATACAACGCCAAGGAGTTTGTGGAACGCTGGGCGGCTGAGAACGGCCCGTTCGGCATTGAGAAAGTCATTCAGGGCGCGAAGACGGAGTCCGTTCCATTGGGTGAGCTGAAGAAGCTGGCCGAAGACCGGATGCTCCTCTTTGACGAAGAGCTGATGACCTATGCCATGGGCAACTGCATCGCCATGGAAGATACCAACGGAAACCGGAAGCTGATGAAGAAGCGGTATGAGCAGAAGATCGACGCCGTGTCGGCTATGATGGATGCCTATATCGCTTACAAGCGGAATCCGGAAGCATTTGAATAAGAGAGGAGGATGTCATGGATTACCTTGACAAGCCTGACCCGCAAACTTTTATCGCTCACCATGGCATCAAAGGCCAGAAGTGGGGCGTTCGCCGTTTCCAGAATGCGGACGGTAGCTTGACAAAGGCTGGGAAAGAGCGATACAATGAACAAAACAGCTCCGATTCAAGTGATAACCACGAGAACCAAAAGTTTCATTTGACTGAAAAGCAGAAGAAATATTGCAAAACTGTTGCGATTGCCACAGGAGCCGCATTGGTCGCTTATGCTGGTTTTAAGCTTGCAGATAGTGGTGAATTGAATAGACTCTGCGAAAAAGCAAAAGAGGTAAGTCTTGGATCGCACTACCAAGGATTCTCAAAAAATGAGGATTATTCCGGTCCGCTAAGCGTTGAGTCTATCAAGGACGGTTTGCTTAATAAGATCAACCCGAATTTTTCAAGCACTTTCAGTTTGGGCTCGGTAGGAAGTTATAATAATTGCAAGCGGTGCACTTTTGCTTATGAACTTTCGCGACGTGGTTACGATGTCAGAGCAACACAGACCATTGCTGGAACGGGTCAAAATTTGAATGGGAATAACATGATGTTATTTGTTCCTCGTTGTTCCCGAAAAGATTATAAGCAAGCATTGAAAACATGGAAAAATGACCCATCAATATATGCTACAAATAATCTTATAAAGAAACTTAGTGGGGGCTTATCTGAGAATATTCGGCTCGTTGGGGATACTCAAAACAAATTTAAGTCCATTTACGATTCTATTGAAAAAATGCCTGATCGAGCAAGAGGTGAACTTTCAATTACTTGGTCTAATCGACCCGGTGGTCATAGTCTTGCTTGGGAAGTTATTGATCATAAGCCAATCGTATTTGACTGTCAGACTCGACGCGTTTATGATACTCCGGTAAAGTTTTCTAAAATTCTTAATCAAGCATTGGCGAATGGAATTGATTCCGCTACTTTGTGCCGTCTGGACGACAAGGACTTAAATCTTGATCTTTTAAGGCGCTGGGTGAAAAATAGTTAGATTGGGGCTAAAATCTCATGAAGAATCTCTATGACAAAAAGAAGGTAAAAATGGTTAATAACATGGTCAACTGGAAACCAACAAACATGGCTCTTGGAAATTATATTCATTCTTACTTCGAGACACACCCGCAAACAACGCGTACTAAACAAGCCGAAAGAAGATTGAAGAGAGAATTCTATTTATCCATATTTAAGCGCAGAAAAGTCAAAAAAGAGAACAAAGACATTCTATGACTTTGAATGAACTAAAAGCCGCTATTTTGGAGAATGGAACGGGCATCTACTTTGAGTTTAACGGAAAAAAGTGTGGTGTTGAGCCTGAAGTTCAGGATTCCGTATTTACATTTACCATGTGGTATGGAGACAGCTTTAAGGACTATTCCGATTTCGATGAATTGCTGCTTGATGGTTTCTTTGATGGCAAGTCGATTGTCGATCTTCTTGACATCATCGAACCGAGTCTCTATTGAATTCAAAATGGAGAGCTAAATCATTTACCATGCTCCGCAGACTTTGAACGGTCTGCGGAATTTTTTATGCCATGAAGGAGGTGATGAGTTCCGAATGGAAATGACAGTTGCCACGCGGCTAAAGCACGCATGGAATACATTCATGAACCGAGATTCTTATGTTTCTCGGATGTCGATTGGGCCGAGTTACGGTTATCGCCCCGACCGTCCACTCTTCAGCCGTGGAAATGAGCGTTCGATCATTACCTCGGTCTATAACCGTATTGCGCTGGATGTCTCATCTATGACCGTTCAGCATGTGCGACTGGATGGCAGCGACCGATTCAAGGAGGTCATCGAGAGTGGGCTTAATAACTGTTTAACGGTAGAAGCCAATGTTGACCAGACCGGAAGGGCCTTTATACAGGACATTGTTATGTCGATGCTGGACGAGGGCTGCGTTGCTATCATCCCTGTCGATACAAACTTTGATCCTGAGAAAACCGGCGGCATTGACATCGAGACGATGCGGACCGGCAAGATTCTTGAATGGTTCCCGCAGCATGTAAAGGTTCGCGTCTACAATGACCAGCGCGGTGAGAAAGAGGATATTCTTGTTCCCAAGAGTACCGTCGGCATTGTGGAGAATCCTTTCTATGCTGTCATGAATGAACCGAACTCTACGATGCAGCGGCTTATCCGAAAGCTGAACCTGCTGGACGCCATTGACGAGCAGAACAGTTCCGGAAAGCTGAACCTCATCATTCAGTTGCCGTATGTCATCAAGACAGAAGCACGTCGTCAACAGGCGGAATTGCGCCGACAAGATATCGAGAACCAGTTAGCCAGCTCCAAATACGGTGTTGCATACACTGACGGAACTGAGCATGTGGTCCAACTGAATCGCCCCGTCGAGAACAAACTGATGTCCCAGATCGAATACCTGACGAGTATGCTTTACAGCCAGTTAGGTTTGACCCAGGGCATTCTGGATGGTTCTGCCGACGACAAGACGATGCAGAACTACCTGACTCGAATCGTTGAGCCAATCCTCTCTGCCATTGTTGATGAAATCAAGAGGAAATTCCTCACCAAAACTGCTCGGTCGCAAAAGCAGTCCATCCTGTTCTTCCGAGATCCCTTCAAGCTGGTGCCTGTCGATAAGATCGCTGAGATGACTGACAAGTTCACCCGCAACGAGGTTATGACCTCGAATGAGATCCGGCAGAAGATCGGCATGAAGCCTTCTTCCGACCCAAAGGCGGACGAGCTGCGCAACAGCAATCTGAGCGCACCGGCGGAAAGCACGCCGGCATCAACACCGAAGGAGGACAACAATCAAAATGGAGAAGAAACTTAAGTACGACTTCAGCGGCTGGGCGACGCGCAATGACCTTGTGTGCAGTGATGGCCGCACCATTCGCCGTGATGCGTTTGCGCATTGCGACGGAAAGATCGTCCCCCTCGTATGGAATCACCAGCATGACGACCCGACCAATATTCTGGGCCATGCGCTGCTGGAAAACCGCGAGGATGGCGTTTACGCTTACTGCACATTCAACGAAACTGCTGCCGGTAAGGCTGCTAAGCTGATCGTGCAGCATGGAGATGTGGATTCCCTGTCCATCTATGCCAACGGCCTGAAGCAGCAGGGCGGAAATGTGATGCATGGTGACATCAAGGAGCTGAGCCTTGTGGTTGCCGGTGCAAATCCCGGAGCATTCATCGACTTTGTCGATCTTGCTCATGGAGAGGGCGCTGAGCAGGAAGTCATCTTCTGTGCCAACGAACCTATCACGCTCGCCCATGCAGATGAAGGCAAAGCTGATGACTCTGCCGATGACGGCAAGAAGTCCGCCGATGGCGACAAGAAAGACTCCGGAGACGGCGACACCATTGAAGATGTCATCAACAGCCTGACCGAAAAGCAGAAGACCGTTGTGGTTGCTCTGCTCGCCAATGCTATGGCCCACAGCGATTCTGACGACGATGATGGCGAAGAGAAGAAGGACGACGGCCACATCGAACATTCTGACAAATCCGAAGGAGGAGACAAGACTATGAAACACAATGTTTTCGAGAAGCCTGAGGACAATCAGGCGACCACCCTGAGCCATTCCGCTCAGACCGAGATCATCGCCAGCGCCAAGCTCAAGGGCGTCGGCACTCTTCAGGGGGCTATGAAGCTCTACGCCGAGCAGCATAACGATACTCTGAAGCACGGTATCGACGACATCGAGGCCCTGTTCCCCGAGTATAAGGATCTGCGTACCGGCGCTCCTGAGCTCATCACCCGTGACCAGGGCTGGGTCAATGTGGTCATGAACAAGGTCCACAAGAGCCCTATCAGCCGTATCCGTACCCGCAACATGGATGCCCGCGGCGATGATATCCGCGCGCATGGTTACCAGAAGGGAAAGAAGAAGGTTCCTTCCGGCAACATGAAGCTGATGAAACGCACCACCGATCCGCAGACAATCTACATCACTGACTCCATGCACCGCGATGACATCATCGACATCACCGATTTCGATGTGGTCGAGTACCAGTACGGTGTGATGCGTCAGACTCTGCTGGAAGAGGTCGCTACCGCTATCCTGATCGGTGACGGTCGCGATGAGGCGGATGAGCACAAGATCTCTGAGGAGCATGTCCGTTCTATCTGGAATGACGACGATCTCTACACCATCCACTATGATGTGGACATCGAGGCCGCCCGCAACGAGCTTCAGGGTACCGGCACCGCTTCCCGTTTCGGCGAGAACTACATCTACGCCGAGGCGATCATCACGGCTGCCCTTTACTCCCGCGAGAAGTTCAAGGGCACCGGCACTCCCGACTTCTTCTGCACGCCGCATCTGGTGAATGTGATGCTGCTGGCCCGCGACACCAACGGTCGCCGCATCTACAACTCCAAGGCTGATCTGGCTGCTGCGCTGAACATCAACGAGCTGCACACTGCTGAGCAGTTTGAGGGTCTGGCCCGCACCGACAAGACCGGCAAGAAGCATAACCTGCTGGGTATCTTCGTCAACCTGAGCGACTACACCGTCGGCTCTACCAAGGGCGGCGAGATCACCCGCTTCAACCAGTTCGACATCGACTTCAACCAGGAGAAGTACCTGATCGAGACTCGTTTGTCCGGCGCGCTGACCAGACTGTGGTCTGCCATCGCACTGGAAGAGCCCGTGAAGGCCTCTTCCGGCCAGACCGAGGATGCCGGTCACGACGGCACCTAAGGGAGAAAATTCAAAATGGCAAAATTTTACGGACCGGTAGGCTATGCTGAAACGGTGGAAACGGCGCCTGGTGTATATGTGGAAAAGATCACGGAGCGGATGTACTTCGGAGACTTGACCCGTAACACCAGGCGTCTTCAGTCATCGGAAACGCTCAATGACGACATCAATGTTGCGAATGAGATCAGCATAGTCGCCGATCCGTTTGCCAACCAGAATTTCCACCGAATGCGGTATGTTGGCTTTATGGGGGCAAATTGGAAAATCTCCAATGTTGAAGTCCATTATCCAAGATTGATCCTGACGATCGGAGGTGTCTACAATGGAGAGACTGCTTCTTCAGAAGACGCTATCTGACATTCTTGGATGTCCCGACCGAGGTGAAAAGTGCCGTGTGTACTTTCAGCCTCCCGCCAGCAAGGAAATGATTTATGACTGCATCGTTTACGAGCGCAGCCGTATTGAACCTACTTTTGCTGACAATCAGCCTTATGCGCTTCACGACCGGTATCAGGTGACTGTGATTTACAGAAATCCTGACAGCGAGATTCCAAGCAAGATCGCGCTTCTTCCGATGTGCAGCCATGAACGCCACTATACCAAAGAAAACCTGAATCATGACGTGTTCAACCTATATTTCTAACCTTACAAGGAGGAAACAGCTATGAAGATCAAATGGGATGAAGTCGGCAAGCGTCTGTATGAGACCGGCGTCGACCACGGCGTCCTGTTCCCGATGGGCGAGGACAATGCATACGGCAAAGGTGTGCCCTGGTACGGCCTGAGCGCCGTTAACGAGAGCCCCTCCGGCGGCGAGCCTAATGCCGTATGGGCGGACAACATCAAGTACCTGAACCTGATGAGTGCCGAGGATTTCGGCGCCACCATCGAGGCTTACACCTATCCCGATGAGTTCGAGGCCTGCAACGGCTGCGCTGAGATCGCCCCGGGTGTCACCATCGCCCAGCAGGATCGCAAGATGTTCGGCTTCTGCTATCGCACGCTGATCGGCAACGATACGGTTGGTACAAACTATGGCTACAAGCTCCATCTGGTGTACGGTGCGCAGGCTTCTCCCTCTGAGAAGAACAACCAGACCGTGAACGACAGCCCCGAGGCTGCTACCATGAGCTGGGAGATCAGCACCACGCCTGTGGATGTTCCCAATTTCAAGCCGACCGCGCATCTGGTCATCGACTCCACCAAGACCGACAAGGCCAAGCTCGCGAAGCTGGAGGAGATGCTGTACGGCACCGATGGCGACCAGGCCACCGAACCCACGCTTCCGATGCCCGAGAAGGTCATCGAGCTGACGAAGGCTGCCGGCTGATCCACGGTACAAGAACTTCTAAAGCGGGGCTCTCTTCACCGAGGGCTCCGCTTTCTTTAATTTTTGAAAGGAGAAAGCATCATGCTTAAGAAAACCATCGCTTATACCGACTACAACGGTACCACTCGCAAGGAGGATTTTTACTTCAACCTGACACAGGCTGAGGTGACTGAACTGGAGGTCTCTGTTGAGGGAGGTCTGGTCGAAATGATCAACCGCATCGTTGCCGCGCAGAATGGCAAGGTCATCATCGAGACCTTCAAAGACATCATTCTGCGCGCTTACGGTGAGAAGTCTCCGGATGGCCGTCGATTCATCAAGAACCAGGAAGTCCGCGATGCCTTCGCTCAGACCGAGGCGTACAGCAACCTGTTCATGGAGTTGGCAACCGACGCTAAGGCTGCGAGCGAGTTCGTCAACGGCATCGTTCCTCCAAAGACGGAAAAGGCAGCCCCGGCCGATCAGAGTGCCGAAGCTCCCGCTGTTCCTGAAAACTGATGATAATAAGGACCGGCGATGCTGAAGATCACAGTGCCGGCTACCGAATTGTTTGACGGGGTCGGAAACTTTATCAACACTAAGGAGCAGACGCTCCAGTTGGAGCATTCGCTGGTCTCTCTTTCAAAATGGGAAGCCAAATGGCACAAGCCTTACTTGTCCCGCAAGGCGATGACCATAGAAGAGACGATCGACTACATCCGGTGCATGACACTGACACAGAATGTCGACCCGAATGTGTATAAAGCGATCACTCCATCGAATTTGAAGACGGTCACTGAGTACATTGACGCTCCGATGACCGCCACGACCATCTCCAATGCAAAGAAAAAGGGTGGAAGCCGTAAAATCGTCACGGCAGAGGTCATTTATTATTGGATGATCTCCTACGGTATCCCGTTTGAGTGCCAGAAATGGCATCTGAACCGACTGCTGACCCTTATCAATGTGTGTAATGTGGAGGGGTCGCCGCCTCAGAAGCTTTCGAGAGCGGAGGTTGCCGCGCAGTATAAAGCGCTGAACGCTGCCCGACGGAAGCAGTGGAATACAAGGGGGTAACACCATGACAGAACGGCAGATTTTTGCCTTTCTGAAAAGTCAGGGACTCAGCGATGCTGGTGCTGCCGGCGCTATGGGAAATATGTTTGCAGAGAGCGGGCTGAACAGTCGGAACCTGCAAAACTCCTATGAAAAGAAGCTGGGCTATACTGACGCTTCTTATACCAAGGCTGTGGATAACGGCAGTTATCGTAATTTTGCTTTTGATAAAGCCGGCTACGGCCTTTGCCAATGGACTTACTCGACAAGGAAGGCGGCGCTGTTGGCGTTTGCTAAGACTTGCGGTACCTCCATCGGTGATGCGGAAATGCAGCTTAAGTTCTTCATGAAGGAGCTTCGTGAGGGATATCCGGCTGTTCTTTCTGTGCTGAAAACTTCCACAATGGTACGCGAAGCATCTGACGAGGTTCTTCTCAAGTTTGAACGGCCTGCTGACCAGAGTGAGGCTGTGAGAGCAAAGAGAGCTTCCTATGGACAAGCGTACTACAACACTCTGACCGGAAAGGAGACAACTATGTTTACCAATAGTCCGCTGGTGTCTTACACCAGGATCTCACCGAATAAAACGCCAAATAGAAACCACGCTATCGACACGGTTACGATCCATTGCATCGTTGGACAGTGGACTGCGAAGCAGGGATGCGATTATTTCGCTACCACGAACCGTAAGTGTTCTGCCAACTATGTGGTCGGAAAAGACGGCTCAATCGGCCTGTCCGTTGAGGAGAAAGACCGTTCCTGGTGCTCTTCCTCTGCAAGCAATGACAACCGTGCCATTACCATTGAAGTGGCAAGCGACACCACCCACCCTTACAAGGTAACGGATGCAGCCTATCAGGCTTTGATTACCTTGCTTGCCGATATTTGCAAGCGAAACGGGATTAAGTCACTGAGATGGAAAGCAGACAAGTCCCTCATCGGAAAGGTGGAGCAGCAGAACATGACGGTTCACCGCTGGTTTGCGCCTAAGGCTTGCCCCGGTGACTATCTCTACAACCTTCATGGTCAGATCGCCGCTGAGGTCAACAAGCGTCTCGGCGTTTCCGGCAGCACTGCACCGGTCGTCACCCCCTCAAAGAGCACCACGCCATACCGTGTCAGAGTGAAGATCAAGAACCTTAACATCCGTAAAGGTCCCGGCACGCAGAATGCGTCTAACGGCTTTATTGCTCCTGGAGTTTACACTATCGTAAGCGAGAGCAAGGGGTCCGGCGCCTCGATGTGGGGCAAGCTGAAATCCGGAGCCGGCTGGATCTCGCTGGACTACTGCGAAAAGCTGTAAAAGGAGAAAAACATGATTACGTTCAGACAAAAGGGCGACTTCTCCAAGCTGACGAGGTTTTTGGAGAGAGCCAAAGAAACGGTGCATCTCGGAGACCTTGATCAGTATGGCCGAGCCGGAGTGGCCGCTCTTGCGTCTGCAACGCCTGTTGACTCTGGAGAAACGGCCCAATCGTGGTATTACGAGATCACGAACAAGAAGGGTTTTGTGAGCATCTCGTTTCACAATTCAAATATTCAAAATGGAGTTCCAATCGCCATCATTTTGCAGTATGGACATGGAACTGGAACCGGTGGCTGGGTAGCGGGGCGTGATTACATCAATCCTGCTATCCGGCCTATTTTTGATCAAATCGCAAATGACGCATGGAAGGAGGTCACGAAGACATGAGCACAACGATTGACGAGAGAGTTGTTGAAATGCGATTCGACAACCGTCAATTCGAGGCGGGTGTGAAGACAAGTTTGTCCACGCTCGACAAACTCAAAGAGGGTTTGGATCTGGACGGTGCGGCTAAAGGTCTGAAGGGCCTTGGCGAAGCAGCTAAAAAGTGCGACCTTTCGACCCTTAGCAATTCCGTCGAGACTGTTCGGATGAAATTCTCGGCGCTCGAAGTCATGGCGGTGACCGCCCTTTCAAACATTACCAACTCGGTCATCAATACCGGAAAACGGATGATCGAATCGTTTACATTGGAGCCTGTCAAACAAGGCTTTGACGAATACGAGCTTAAGATGGGCTCTATTCAGACGATCATGATGAGCACCGGCGCATCGCTGGAGGAGGTCAACAAGTATCTTCAGGAGCTGAACACCTATTCCGATAAGACAATTTACTCTTTCCAGGATATGACCTCCAATATCGGTAAGTTCACGAATGCCGGCGTCGGCCTTGAGGATGCTGTTATGGCTATCCAGGGCGTGTCGAATGTGGCTGCCGTATCCGGTGCAAATGCAAACGAGGCTTCCCGTGCAATGTATAACTTTGCGCAGGCCTTGTCCGCAGGATATGTCAAGCTGATCGACTGGAAATCCATTGAAAATGCGAACATGGCAACGGTGGAATTCAAGACGCAGCTTTTGGAGTCGGCTGTTGCGTGCGGAACTTTGACGAAAACCGCAGACGGAATGTATAAGACCGTCAAGGGAAATGTCATCGACGCCACACATAATTTTAACGATTCTTTGCAGGACCAGTGGATGACGACGGAAGCTCTTGTCGGCACACTTCGTAATTATGCGGATGAAACGACCGACATCGGCAAGAAGGCATTCGCGGCTGCACAGGATGTTAAGACATTCTCACAGTTGATGGACACCTTAAAGGAAGCTGCGGGCTCTGGCTGGGCGAATACCTGGGAAATCCTCTTTGGTGACTTTGATGAAGCCAAGGAATTGTGGACTGGTCTTAGTCAGGCAATCGGCGGATTTATTGATACGCAGTCTGATGCTCGTAATTCGGTACTTCAGGGATGGAAAGACCTTGGCGGCAGAACCGAGCTGATCGAGTCTCTTAAGAATACGCTCAAGGGAATCGGGACAGTTATCAAGCCGATCACAGAAGCCTTTCGTGATATTTTTCCGCCAACTACTGCGGAACAGCTTCATAATCTGACGGAAGGACTGCTGAAGTTCACAGAAAAACTGACACTTAGTGACACTGCTTCTGAAAACCTGAAGAACACCTTCAAGGGTCTGTTCGCAATTCTTGATATTTGCAAGCAGGCGATCGGCGCAATTCTGGGACCGGTCGGTTCGCTTCTTGGGAAAGTGACCGGCTTAGGCGGTGGCGTTCTCGGCATGACCGGCTCTATCGGAGAATGGCTCGTCAAGCTTGACGAAGCAATCAAGAAGAACGACATTTTCGGAAAAGGCATTGAGAAAATATCCGACTTTGTGAGCGGTGCTGTTACGGCCATCGAGAATTTTGCCGAGTCTGTTCGTGAATACCTCGGTCTGCCGACGCTGGACGAAGCGAAGGAGTCTATGAAAGAACTCTTTGGTACTGCCGAAGAGAAGATTCAGGTTCCTGGACTGGAACTCCTGCACACAATTCTGGAGAAGCTGAAAGAGCGTGCCGATCAGGTCAAAGATGCTATTGTCGGTCTGAAAGATGGCATCTCTGATGCGTTTTCTAAGATTGGCGGAAATACCGATGTGTCGAAATTCGCTACATTGATCCAAGCACTATCCGTTGCCGCTAAGAAAATTGGCGGTGGTATTTTCGATGTGGTCGGAAACGGTATCAATAAGATCGTAACCGCGGTGAGTAACGCTGATTTTAGCGGAATCATCGACCTGCTGAATGGAATTTCTATCGGCGGTATTGCGATTGCCATAACCAAATTCACTAATAGTTTGACGAAGCCCTTTGATGAAGTCGGAGGTCTTCTTGACAATGTGAAGGGGATTCTGGATGGGGTTCGTGGATGCTTTGAGGCGTATCAGACGCAGTTAAAAGCCGGAACTTTGCTGAAAATAGCAAGTGCTATTGCAATTCTGGCAGCATCTATCGTCGCGATTTCTCTTATTGATAGTGAGAAGTTATCTGCGTCACTGGGAGCTATTACGGTTCTCTTTGCCGAATTGATGGCATCCATGTCGGTCTTTACCAAAATCAGCGGAGATGTTAAAGGCGCGGTGAAGAGTTCGACAGTGATGCTCGCCATGTCTACATCTATCCTGATCCTTGCATCAGCTCTAAAGAAGATCGGTGACTTGGATGGCGGACAGCTTGCAAAAGGTGTTGCCGGTGTGACGGCCTTGATGGCGGCGATGGTCGGTGCGGTGAAGCTGCTTAACATGAGCGGCGGTTCTTCGATGAAGGGCGCGACACAGATGGTTCTCTTTGCGGCTTCCATCAAGATCCTTGCATCGGTCTGCACAGACCTTGCAACGCTTGAATGGGATGGGCTTGCAAAAGGGCTGACCGGTGTCGGCGTGCTGCTGGCGGAAGTCTCGCTGTTTATGAACACCGCAAAGTTCAGTGGAAAGTCTTTGACAACAGCGGCGGGCATCGTCATTCTTGCCTCGGCAATCAAAATCCTGGCATCCGCCTGTAAGGATCTCGGTAGTCTCGATTTCGGACAGCTTGTGAAGGGGCTTGGCTCCATCGGTATTCTTCTGGCGGAGATCACGGTCTTTACCAAGTTGACCGGCGATGCAAAGGGTCTGGTGTCCACCGGGATCGCAATGATCGGGATTGGCGCTGCTATGAAAATCTTTGCTTCCGCGATGGGCGACTTCGGAAACCTTGACTGGAATCAGATCGCCAAGGGACTTGTCGCTATGGGCGGCGCATTGGCCGAAGTGGCTATCGCTATGAAGGTGATGCCTAAGAATACGATAAGCGTTGGCGTTGGTCTGATCGCTGTTGGTGCGGCACTTGAGATCGTGGCAAATGCCCTTGGAAAGATGGGCGGTATGACCTGGGAAGAGATCGCAAAGGGGCTCGTTACAATGGGCGGCGCTCTTGCAGAGCTTGCCATCGGTCTGAATGTGATGAACGGTACTTTGCCTGGCTCTGCCGCCATGCTGGTAGCGGCTGGCGCATTGGCTATTCTGACTCCGGTGCTGCTGGCTCTTGGCTCAATGAGTTGGGAGAGCATTGCCAAGGGGCTTGTGACGATTGCCGGTGCATTCACCGTGATCGGTGTGGCCGGTCTTGTGCTGACCCCTCTTGTTCCGACGATCCTGGCGCTTGCCGGAGCATTTGCGTTGATCGGTGTCGGTACCGCAGCTATCGGAGCAGGTCTTCTCGCTGCCGGTGCCGGACTGTCGGCTATTGCAGTCGGCATTACCGCCTTGGCTACTTCTCTTGGCGCAGGTGTGACCGTTATTGTGGCAGGACTCAGCACGATCATCACAGGGATTGCCGCGTTGATCCCTGCCATTGCCGAAAAGCTCGGTGAGGCTATCATAGCGTTCTGCGGCGTGATCGCTCAGGGAGCTCCCGCTATCGGAGAAGCTGTTAAGGCAGTCGTTCTTACGCTGGTGGATGTACTTGTTGAGTGCGTCCCTGCAATCGCTGACGGTGCATTGGCACTGCTGTCCGGCGTACTCACCTCTCTTGCAAACTATACTCCGGAAATCGTTGACTCTATTATGCTGTTCCTGATCAACCTGCTGAACGGTATTGCAGAGCGGCTGCCCGAACTCATTCAGGCGGCAGTCAATGTGATCGCGGCATTCTTCTCCGGCATCATTGATGCTCTGGCAGGACTTGATACAAGTGTATTGGTGAAAACCATCGCCGGCATCGGTCTGCTGTCCGGCATTATGGTCGCATTGGGTGCGGTAGCCGCATTGATCCCCAGCGCTATGATAGGTGTGCTCGGCATGGGTGCTCTTATCGCTGAGCTGGCGATCGTTCTTGCTGCTGTCGGTGCCCTTGCACAGATCCCCGGCCTTTCCTGGCTGATCGGTGAGGGCGGCAAGCTGCTTGAGCAGATCGGTACGGCTATCGGTGGGTTTGTCGGCGGCATTGTCGGCGGATTCATGAGTGGTATCTCCAGTCAGTTCCCGCAGATCGGCAGTGATCTTGCAGCGTTTATGACAAATGTTCAGCCGTTTATCGACGGCGCAAGCAGTATCTCTCCTGCAATGTTCAGCGGTGTGCAGGCATTGACAGACGCGATATTGCTGCTGACGAAGGCCGAGCTTGTGCAGGGTATTACGTCCTGGTTCACGGGTAGTTCTTCTCTTTCGGATTTTGCTGATGAGCTCGTTCCGTTCGGAGAAAGCATGACGGAGTTCAGCAACGCCATCAGCGGGATGGACGCCGACCTTGTTTCCAAAGCGGCGACTGCCGGTAAGGCACTTGCAGAGATGGCCACAACGCTGCCGAACAGCGGCGGTGTAGTCGGCTTCTTTGCCGGTGAGAATGACATGGACAAGTTTGGAGAGCAGTTGGTTCCGTTTGGTAAGGCCATGAAGGACTACTCTCTCGCCGTTAAAGGAATGGATGTCGGTGCTGTCAGCAATTCCGCTTCTGCCGGTAAGGCGCTCGTGGAACTCTCCAATACCATTCCGAACTGCGGCGGGCTTGTGAGTTTCTTCACCGGAGACAACAGCATTGCCGACTTCGGCGACCAGCTCGTTCTCTTCGGAAATGGTCTTGCGGCTTACTCCGCCTCTATCGAGGGTATCAACATGAGCAAGCTCTCAGGCGCGATCACACAGGTCGAGAAGCTGGTGGCGCTTGCCGATACGGTGAAGAATATGGATCAGTATGCATTTGTAAACTTTACGAATGCGCTGGTTCTGCTGGCAAACACAAGTATCCAAAACTTTACTGACGCCTTCTATAACAGTGGAGCTACCGTGAGCACGGCGGTCATCTATATGCTCAATTCCGCAGGCACGACCATCCGGCAGAACCAGACGATCGTTAATGTGGCGATGGCTGAGCTGATGCTTGCGATGGCCGCGACCGTGAAAGCACATACCACGAGCATGAATACTGCGGTTGTGCAGATGATGGTCGGCTTCAGCACTACGATCCGCAGCAACGGTGCTTCCGTGCGGACGGCGATGCAGTCTGTCATGCTGGTCGTTGTGGCAGAAGTGAACAACTACAAGGATCAGTTCAATGAAGCCGGCAGGAATGTTTCGCAGGGCTTTATCAACGGCATCCGCTCGAAGCTGAGCGGTGCCTCTCAGGCGGGCCGTGATCTGGGTCTTGCGGCACTGAATGCGGCAAAGAAGGCGCTGGACAGTCATTCTCCCTCCCGCGAGTTTATCGAGCTTGGTAAAAACATTGGCGAGGGTATGACCATCGGTATCAACAATGCGATCGTTCCGGTTTCTTCGGCTGCGGCAAAGATGAGTGATGAAGCCATCAAGGTCGCACAGAAGGGACTCGACTCCTTTAAGGATTGGGCAGAAGAGCGGAAATATTACAGCGAGCTCAGCTTGAAAGAGGAGCTTGCCGGATGGGAAACGCTCCAGAAGAAATACCGCGAGGGCAGCGAGGAACGAAAGCAGATCGACCGCGAGGTCTATCGTGTTCAAAATGAGTTGGTTACGGCCACTTATCAGTATTCGATGAACTGGATCGAAGAGCAGAAATCGTATAACAAGCTGACCCTTGCGGAGGAACTGGCTGCCTATAAGCGTGTTCAGAGCCGATATGCCAAGGGGACAGAGCTGCGGAAGAAGCTCGACCTGCAAGTTTACCAGTTGGAGAAAGAGATCAGCGACGCGCAGAAACAGTATATCTCTGATGTGCAGTCTGTGCAGAGCGAGGCGAACCAGAAGCGGCTCGACCTGGAGGAAGAGTACGCCGATAAGGTAAAGTCGATCAATGCGCAACTTGCGAGCGATATTCAGGCTGAGAACGACAAGTACGAGAATGCTCTGAAATCCCGCGAGGATTCTCTCTATAAGTCCTATGGCCTCTTTGACGCTGTGAAGGAGCGTGATGAGGTCAGCGGCGACACCCTGATGAAGAATCTTGAGGGTCAGGTCAAGGAATTTGGCGAATGGCAGGATATTTTAGAGTCTCTTGCCAGCAGAGGACTTGACAGTGACCTCCTTGAAGAACTTCAGGATATGGGTCCTGACGCGATCGCCCAGATCAAGGCGCTGAACAACATGAGCGACTCCGAGCTTGAGAAGTATGCTGACCTCTGGAAGGTCAAGCACGCAATGGCTCGCGAGCAGGCGGTCGGCGAATTAGAGGGGCTGCGCGAAGAGACCCAGCAGAATATTGCAAAACTCCGCGAGGAGGCCGATCAGGAGCTTACCGAGTATCGTGCTCTCTGGCAGGAGAAGATGAATCAGGTCACGGAAGATGCCAACGCTCAGTTGGAACAGCTCCGCAGAAGCTTTGAGGAAAAGGTTGGTCTTATCAAGAACAATACTGAGGATGAGCTTCAGGAGATGGCCGACACGGCGCAGAAGGTTCTGACGGAAGCTGGTTGGGATGAGACCGGCAAGAAGATCGTCAAGGGGCTTACTGAAGGCGTTCAGTCTGAGAAGTCCAGCTTTGTTGATGAGATCACGCAGATGGCTCTTGCAGGCGTACAGGCGGCGAAATCGACACTGGACATCCACTCTCCATCGAGGGTGTTCCGTGAGATCGGTAACTACACCGGTCTTGGTTTCGTGAAAGGTCTTCAGGACTATGTTGACCGCTCTTATGCGGCCGGTTCTGAGATGGCGGAGTCGGCCGAAGGCGGTCTTTCCGGTGTGCTCCAGACCATTGCCGACATTGTGAGCGGCGGGTTCGACATGGAGCCGGTGATCCGTCCTGTTCTGGATCTCTCCGCCGTATCGGCCGGAGCAGATGCCTTGAACAACCTATTCTATTCGCAGCGAGCGGTCGGCCTTGTCGGGCAGGCTGCCATTGCATTTGAGGCACAGCGCGGCGGAAGCAGCCAGACAACTATTTCCGTCGACAATGATGATGTTGTGGCTGAACTCCGCACGCTTCGAGGTGAGATGGCTTCGATGCTGGAACGCATGGAGAAGCTGCGTGTTGTGCTGAACACCGGTGCGCTCGTCGGCGAACTTGCTGAACCGATGGATGTGGCGCTCGGACAGCGGTCTACACAAAGAGGAAGGGGGATTTAAGTTGTACCATTCGATCACATTTGGCGATAAGAACACATGGGACGATTGGCGGCTTGTCCCCGCTTCCCGTCCGCTATTCAATCCGCCTGCACAAAAGGTGAAGACTCTGGACATTCCCGGTGGGGACGGCGTCATTGATCTGTCGCAAGCCCTCACCGGGTATCCGGTGTATCAGAACCGGACAGGGTCTATCGAGTTTATCGTCATAAATGATTTCAAACCATGGCACATGGCGTACTCGGACATCATGGACTATCTGCACGGACAGACCATGCGGGCGATCCTTGAGGACGATCCTGAATATTTCTACGAAGGGCGCTTCACAGTGAACGCCTGGAAGTCGGAAAAGGACTGGTCGCGGCTCGTCATCGACTACGATGTCGGCCCGTACAAGTGGAAAAACCTTTCCTCCATCGACAACTGGCTATGGGACCCGTTCAACTTTCAAAATGGAGTCATTCAGGCAGCTTTGTTCCGCAACATTGCGGTGACGACAGAGATGAAAGAGATCGAGCTGGACGCGGTGATGTACGGACGGGCTCCGGTCTGCCCCAGATTCATTGTGCAAAGCAGTGAGGGACGCGGCGTTCATGTCCGATTTGTTAACCGTCAGCTCAGCATCGACCTGACGAAGCTTTTGCCGGAGGGAACCATTCAGATCCCTGAGTTTATTCTGTTTGGTGACTACGGCGGAACGATCTATCTTTGGGTCGACGAGGGAACGGGGACCGTGTCCGTTGATTTCAGACAAGGGAGGTTGTAAGCGATGTATTCTGTTTATGCCGATGGCGTCTGCATCTACAATGATGCCTTCGCGTTGGACAACATGAAGCTTGCAAGCCCCAAGCTGACGCTGGAAGACAATGCGGCCGGTTCCTTTGTGATGACGGTTCCGCCCTCCAATCTCGGATACAGCACCATCATCCGTATGGTGACCGACATCGCCGTCCACAAGGACGGAAAAGAGATCTGGGCGGGGCGCGTCCTCTCTGAAAACGAGGACTTTTACCGAAACCGGGTGCTTACTTGTGAGGGCGAGCTTGCATTCTTCAACGACAGCACGCAGCCGCCTGCTGAGTACGCCGGAGGGACGATCCGTGAGTACCTTGAGGCGATGATCGCCATTCACAACGCAAAGGTCGGAGACAACCGGAAGTTCACCATCGGCATTGTTACTGTGGTGGATGAAGATTTTCCGACTTATTACACCAACTATGAAAAGACCATCACGATCTTGAATGCGTTGGTGGCGCAGTACGGCGGTCATCTGCGGGTGCGTAAGGAAGACGGCATCCGCTATCTCGACTATTTGGCTGATTACCCCGACACTTGCAGCCAGACGATCCAGTTCGGTTCCAACCTCATCGAACACACCAAGGGATGGGATATGACGGAGTTCGCAACGGTCATCGTTCCGCTTGGCAACAGGCTTGACAAGAGCAAGATCGAGGCATTGGACGCCTATCTGACCGTGGAGAGCGTGAATGAGGGCAGTCTTTATGTCCAGTCCTCCGAGGCTGTAAAAACCTATGGCTGGATCGAGAAAACAGTGACATGGGACAGCGTTTCTGATCCTGAAGCGCTGCTGGAAAAGGCGAAGGCATATCTTGCCGACTTACAGTTCGACAATATGGAACTGGAAGTGAGTGCCCTTGACCTCCATTATCTCAACGCGAATGTGGAGGCAGTGAAGCTGCTGGACGAGATCCGCGTGATCTCGCGGCCGCATGGCCTTGACCGTGTATTTCCTGTCACGAAGCTGGAGATTCCTCTGGACAGCCCTGAGAATACCAAGTTTACGCTTGGTGACACGGTGCAGACAAGCCTTACCAGTGTGAACAACCAGATCAGCGCCGCTATCCTTGAGAAAATCGAGGGTCTCCCTAAGGCACACAACATCCTGAAAGAGGCAAAAGAAAACGCCACACAGATCATGACAGCTGCCACGACCGGCTACATCACGATCACACGGGACGAATACGGTTCTGACACGCTTTATATTTCCAATATCCGCGACTATACCAAAGCCGACAAGCTCTGGAAATGGAACATGAACGGCCTTGGCTACTCAAAGGATTACGGAAAGACCTTTGGGCTTGCCATTACAATGGATGGTTCTATTGTGGCAGACTATATCACGACCGGTGTTCTCAATGCCGATGTGATCCGTGCCGGTACGCTGAAAGATTATGGCGGAAACTTCTCGCTTGACTTCGAGAGCGGCAAGCTGACGATGAAGAAAGGTTCCATCGACATTGGAGACGGAAACTTCACCGTTGACGAGGAAGGCAACCTGACCGCACGCCGAGGCACCTTTGCGGGTACTCTGGCTGCGGCGAAAGGAACCTTCAGCGGTACGCTGGTCGGTGTGGACGGAAACTTTAAGGGCGTGGTTCAGGCCTCTGACTTCCTTGACCGAGCGGGCAACAGCATGATGGACGACGAGCGATTCAAGTCCAAATACCTGAGCGTCTACGGACTTACCGTTACCAACGGTGTCCGCACGACATTTGCTGTTGATTCCAGCGGCTCCGTTACCATAGACGGTAAGGTGACGCTGTCCGCCGGAAGCACGATCAACTGGGCATCCGTGACGAACCAGAACCTCACCTCCAACCCCGCCTACTCGCTGGCAAGCACGGCGAATGCGAACGCTTCCGCTGCGCAGAGTACCGCAGACGACGCTTATGATGAGGCTTCTGCCGCATGGTCGAGAGCAAACAGGGCCTATCAGGATCGGTGTACTGACCAGAATGTGTTTGATGTGCTCACCTCCGGTGGTACGAAGTTCGGTATTTTCAGTGATTCGACGACTGGCCGGCTCTATATCAATGCAAATTATATTCGCTCCGGTACGATCGACGCTGACTATATCGACCTATCATGCGGTTATGGTGGATTCTGCAAGGGCCACGGTTCCGACGGTGTGCATACAACTTACGGTTCTATGATGTATGGTTCCAATGGCCCCGGCTATGATCCTTATATCATCGTGACCAATGCCGGAGCCCGTATGTCCGGAATCGGCGCAGATATTGTCGTTTCTGGTGGCATCACAATGAGTGAGGAGCCAACTATTCGTTCCGATCTTAGAATCAAGAACACTATCGACTATGACCTTTCAGCCTACGAGGCGTTTTTCCTGGCGTTGAAGCCATCTACTTTCAAGTACAACAAAGGCACCTCCGGGCGAACTCATTTTGGATTTATCGCCCAAGATGTGGAACAGGCTATGCTCGATGTTGGATTGACCTCCAGTCAACTTGCCGCACTCGTTAAAGACCCCGTGTTGGAGATTTTGGAAGATGGTCTCACGGACTACCGTTACAGCATCCGATACGGCGAACTTATTGCGCTCAATACGCACATGATCCAGAAACTCTATCAAATGGTCGAAGAACTGCTTCAGCAAAAGGAGGGATAATGTTGAAGAAACAGCTTAAAAATTCAGAAATGGTCGTGATGGTTCAGAACCTGCGGCCGCTTCTTCAGCTCCGCAACAAGATCGGCTATATCGCCGCGAGGAACTTCCGGATGCTTTCTACTGCTTTGACTGAGTATGAAGCATTCAAACACGACCTCATCAACAAATATGGAGAGCCTGACAAGGATGAAAGTGGCAACGAGACCGGAACCATTTCCATCAAGGTGGGCTCTCCTAATTTTAAGGCCTTCTGCGACGAGCTTGCTCCGTTCAACGAGATGGAGCATGAGGTAGAGCTGATGACTGCCAAGTATGAAGATACGATCGGCTGTCTGAGCGGCGAGGAGATCCTGCTGCTCGACTGGATGCTGGAGGACTAAGGAAGGAGTGATTTAGATGGCTGATATCAGCAGCTTTCTGAAAAAAATCCTCAGCGCCATTTATGGCGAAGAGGTTCGCGGCTCCATCCATGATGCTCTGGCGGCGATGAACACGGAGTCCAGCAGCGCGATGGAGTTTGCCTCCACAGCAAAGGATTCCGCACAGGCAAATGCCGCGGCTGCCAAGAAGTCCGCCGAAGATGCCGAGAAAAAGGCGACAAGCGCCTCCGAATCCGCTGCGGCGGCTGCGCTCTCCGAGGGAAGCATCAAGACCTCTGAGGAAAATGTCAACAAGCAGGCCGCAGACGCAAAAGAAGCTGCCGCCGGTGCTAAGGCGTCCGAGACAGAGGCGAAGAACTCGGAAGAGATCGCCAAGCAAAAGGCACAGGAGGCCACGGACGCCAAGACAGCGGCAACGCTTGCCGAGGGAGAGGTCAAGGCCGCCGAGGAGCGCGTGAGAACCATCCGCTCAGAGGCTGAGACACTGGGCGCACAGGCTACTGCTGACCGCAACGCAGCGGAAGAGGCTCGCACTGCTGCGGAAGCTGCAAGAGATGCGGCGTCGAACAGTCAAAATGGAGCAAAAGCATCGGAAGATGCCGCCGCTGCATCGAAGACGGACGCCGAAGCCGCTAAAACGGCTGCTGTGGACGCCCGTGACAAGGCGCAGACCGCTAAAACGGCCGCCGAGAACGCGCGGGAGTCCGCTGAGAACTCTGAGGCAAACGCCAAGACTTACAAGGAGTCTGCCGCAGAGAGCGCCGCAACCGCACAGCAGTACAGCGGCAAGCCGCCTAAGCCGGAGAACGGTACCTGGTGGATCTGGGACGCTGAGAAGGGCACCTATGTGAACACCAACATCAGTTGCGAGCTGACCGGCCCGACCGGCAACGGTATCCAGAGCATTCAGTTGACACAGGGCAATCATACGCCCGGCTCGACTGATATTTACACCGTTACGATGACAGACGGAAGCAAGTACAACATCGCCGTCTACAACGGTCTGAACGGAACGGGTACGGGCGATGTGCTCGGCATCCATTTCGATCTGGTGCTGCCGGCCTCCGGATGGTCAAACGGTTCCATCACTGTGGCGGAGAGCCGCCTTGTGGCCGCTGCCAAGTACAAATACCTCATTGATGCGTATGAAGCCAGCCGTGAAGAGTATCTCGAATGCAGTGTGCGTCCGAAAGACATCTCCACGACCGGCTTCATCACATTTGTGAACGATACCGACCCGATCAAAGACATCACGGTGAACATCGTGCGTCTTGAACTGTCGGTAAATGCCGAAGAAGGAGGCGAATGATTTGAAAATCGCGATCAAAAGCTGCTTCACCACGCTGGTGGAGGACACTACACTGATCCAGAACGCAGCGACGCCTTATCCGGTCGAATTCGCCTTCAGCAAGGATTGGGACGGGTTCGCAAAGACTGCGTTCTTTGAGGCAGGCGGTGTCAGCATGGCTGTGGTGCTGAGCGAGGACAAGTGTGACATTCCGGGCGAATGCCTGAAGAAAGGCGGTATCCCGCTGAAAATCGCCGTTTATGGCGTTAAGGGCGAGGAACGGAAGTCGACTGGCTGGCATGTGACCAGCAAGATCCTCTTCCCGGCCAATATCAGCATTGGCACAGGCGGCTCCGGAGACCCGATGGGCGATGAAGCCTACAAGCAGATCATGGGAATCATCGGTGACCCATCGACGGCGGGTTTTGGCAACAAGACGCTGACCGAGGTGATCGTTGAGATTCAGAGGAGCATTTCCGGAACGGCCTCTGATAAAGAGGTGGACGATATGCTGAACGACGCCTTTGCCTCGAACGACCCGGGCGGAAGCACATCCGACAACACCGCTTCCGACAAAGAAGTGGACGACCTACTCAATGATGTTTTCGGCGAACAGCCGTGAACAAATATATTTAAGGGGGACATGCAATATGTCTACTACCAAGCACACTACTATTGAACAGCTCAAGAAACTGGCGCTGCGCACAAAGAGCGAGATCGGCCTTGTCGACGCTAAGGTTACCGGCCTGACCACTAAGGTCAATGACCTGGTGACTGCCGGCGGCGAGCCTAACAAGCTGGAAGGTATCAAGGTCAACGGCACTCTGCTGGCCCTGACTGATAAGATCGCCGACATCCTCATCGCCGAGGGCAAGACCAACGGCACCATCTCCGCCAACGGCGTTGATATTCCCGTTCACGGTCTGGCGGCTCTGGCCTACAAGTCCGAGGTTGCTGAGAGCGATCTGGCTGCCGCGCTGAAGGCCATCATCGACGCCAAGGCGAAGCAGGCTGACCTGGATACCCTGACCGGCGACGGCGAAGGCTCCATCAGCAAGATGATCGACGCTGCTATCAACAAGTTCGCCACCGATGTGACCGATGACAATGTGGTCAACAGCTACAAGGAGCTGATCGACTGGGTTGCCAAGCACGGCCCTGAGGCGACCAAGATGGCCGGTGGCATCAGCGAGAACAAGACCGCTATCGCCGACCTGAAGACTCTTGTCGGCACGCTGCCCGAGGGTGCGACCTCTACCACCGTTGTCGCCTACATCACCGAGGCGATCAATGCTCTGAGCATCGGCGATTACGCCAAGACGACCGAGGTGACTGCCGCGATCAGCACCGCCCTGGAGTCTTACTACACCAAGACCCAGGTCGACGAAACCTTTGTCAAGAAGACCGACATCGTGATGGCTACCGACGCGGAAGTCGACGCCATGCTGACCGAAGTCTTCGGCGCTCAGGCTACCGTCTGATCCAGCATATGTGAGCGGGGGATGGGGCTTCCTGCCCCCCCCCCCCGTTCCACCTTTTGAAAGGAAGGTAACAACACATGGCAGAGCATAAGCTTTCCACATTTGACCAGCTCAAAAAGCTGGCACTTGCGGGGAAGAGGGATTCCGCCAAGCAGGTAGCCGAATTGGCGGAGCTTGTTGCCGCCGGACTGGAGGATCTCCAGCATATCGGCATCTCTGTTACTCTGCCGGCCGCGAATTGGAACGGCGGAGAGCAGACTGTTGCACATGCTTCCCTCTTAGCTGACAGCAACTATATTTATTTTGTAGGCGCAGACGCCGGTACCCGTAATGTGTACGACAATTATGGCGTGAGCGCAGGCAATGTAACCACAAGCGGGCAGATGACTTTCCGGTGCGATACGACGCCGACCGTTGACTTGTCCGTCTTTATCATTCGACTGGAGGTCGGAACAGATGAGTAATGTTGGCAAGGTATTCAACCTTTCCGGCGGCGGTGGCAGCGGCTCTCCGAAGATGGAAAGTCTGACTATCGCCACCACGCCCAACAAGACGGTCTATAAGTCCGGTGAAACTTTCGACCCCACCGGCATGGTCGTTGTGGCAAACTACGGCGAAGGTCTGATGGCAAATGTGACGGGTTACACCGTCTCTCCCTCCGTTCTTACGGACGGGGTGAGCGAAGTTGTCATCACCTACACCGAGGGTCGCATCACGAAGACCGCGACGGTTGCCGTGACGGTGAAAAAGGTGCTTATCAGCATCGCCATCACCACGCAGCCAGCCAAGACGGTCTACCAGTATCAGGAGAGCCTTGATCCGACGGGCATGGTCGTTAATGCGACTTTCTCGGACGGGAGCACGGCGGCGGTACTGGATTACACCTATCCGACGACGAACTTCTCTACACTGGGGCGTCAGGTCATGAAGCTTGAATACACCTACGAAGGCGTGACGAAGAGCACAGACCTTGTCGTTACGGTGCAGGGCAAGACCATTTCCGTTCCGACGCAGACGAACATCCCGACCTACAACGGTTCGGATAAGACGCCGAGCTGGAACGGCTACGATCCACTCAAAATGGAGATCTCCGGCGTGACGAGCGCTTCTGACGCAGGCAGTTATACGGCGATCTTCAAGCTGTCCTACGGCTATCTGTTCCCGGACGGCACGGATGAAGCCCGCGTAAAGTGGACGATCGACCGCGCTGTCATCTCGGCTCTGCCGACGCAGACGGGAACGCTTGTTGCCGACGGCACGAGCAAGACACCGAGCTGGAACGGCTATGACACCAACAAGATGACCATTGGCGGCGATACCTCCGGTACAGCTGCCGGTGAGTACACGGCGACCTTTACGCCGACTTCCAACTACAAGTGGTCCGACGGCAGCACAGGCGCCAAGGAAGTGAAGTGGACGATCATCTCGGTTCTCGTTTCCATTCCTTCGCAGAGCGGTACGCTGACCTACAACGGCAACGCCCAGACGCCGAAGTGGCAGAATTTCGACAATGAGAACTCCTCTGTGAGCGTATCTGCCAAGACGAATGCCGGCGATTACATGGCGACCTTTACCTTGAAGAAGGGTATGTGGACGGACGGTACGACCGCGGCAAAGACCATCAAGTGGACCATCGGCAGAGCTACCATCGCGGCGGTCCCCGCCCAGAGCGGCACGCTGACTTATGACGGCAACCCGAAGACTCCTTCGTGGAATACAGCCTATGACTCGGCAAAGATGACCGTTTCCGTGACGGCCGCTACCAACGCAGGCACTTACAGCGCTACCTTTACGCCGACTTCCAATTACAAGTGGTCGGATGGCAGCACCGGAGGCAAGACAGCATCGTGGACGATCGGCAAGGCCGTGAACAGCGTGACCAATTCGCCGAGCTCCATCGTGTTGAAGAGCAGTGCCAAGACCGCAACCTTTACGGTGAACCGCAAGGGCAATGGTACGATCACAGCCACCTCGAACAACACGAGCGTCGCGAAGATCAAATCCATCAATCAAAGCACCGGCGTTGTGACCGTTGAGAGCGTGAATGACACGACCGGCACGGCCAAAATCACAGTCAAGGTCGCCGAGGGGACGAACTACAAGGCGGCTTCTGATACGACGGTCAATGTGACGGCCACTTTCGTCACGATCTACGGCGTTGAGTGGGATTGGACAAGCGGCGGCTCTACCAGAGGCAAGCGCACGGACGCGGCGGCAAGCTTCGGCGATCCGTCACCGGCTGTGAACAACGGCGGAGGTTCTTCTCCCTTTGACGGCAAGATGCCGTGGTCTGGCATGGTTAAGGAGACCCGCAGTGGCGGCGTTGAGGTCAAGGAGCCGAAGTATTGGTTCAAGTGGACCAAGACCGGCAAGAAGCTGAAACTCCAGATCGCAGACGGTCCCGTTGCGGGCTTCTCCGTTGACCCTGTAAACAGGGACCGCGGGGACGGCCTTGGCGAGCTGGACTACTCCTACATCGGCCGTTATCACTGCGCCAGCGGCTACAAGTCCACCACGGGCGCCTCTCAGCAGGTAAACATCACGAGAAGCCAGGCTAGAACCGGCATCCATAACCTCGGTGCTAACTTCTGGCAGATGGATTTCGCTCAGTTCTGGTATGTGAACATGCTGTTCCTCGTGGAGTTTGCCGACTGGAACGGCGAGCGCATCGGCAGAGGCTGCTCTACGAGCAATTCCAAGATGAACAACGGTCAGACCGACGCGATGGGTTATCACACCGGTACGACCGCGGCAAACCGCGACAGCTACGGCTTCACGCAGTATCGCAACATCGAAGGCTGGTGGGACAATGTTTATGACTGGATGGACGGCTGCTATTACAACAGCAACGGCCTGAATGTTATTACTAATCCCAAGAACTTCAGCGACAGCACGAATGGCACGCTGGTCGGCACGCCCTCTTCGGGCTATCCGTCCGACTTCACCATTCCGACAGCAAGCGGTCTTGAATGGGCGCTGTTCCCGAGCGCAGCAAACGGCAGTCAAACGACCTATGTCCCGGATTACTGGGACTTCAGCGGTAGTAGCCCGTGCCTGTACCATGGCGGTAACTATAACCAGTACCAGAATCGCGGTCCGTTCTACGTCGGCTGCAACGGCGCGTCGTACTCGCACGTCAGCGTCGGCTGTCGCCTCCAGGAACGCCCGCCAAAGGCGGCGTGACTGTTCCCCTGAAGAGGTAGGGGTGCAGGGGTGAGGGGGCCGCAGCCCCTTCCCCTTGCATTTCACTGATATTTTTAAGAAAACAATAATTTTACATTTGGGGTCAACTGTGCAGCAGACGATGGTCCCGGATAACTGGAACTTCAACGGTAGTAACCCGTGCCTGTACCATGGCGGTAACTATAACCAGAACCAGAATCACGGTCCGTTCTACGTCAACTACAACAACGCGTCGAACTCGAACGACAACATCGGCTGTCGCATCCTTGCTAAGCCACAGGCTAACCCTCCATTTGGTAGTAGGGGTTCCTCACCCTTTCTATATCGCACGGTTGACCGCACAGCACTTGCTGAAGAAAAGCCGACAGGACACAGCTTAGTACACTTCGGGCCAGGTCTCGCCTTGGAACACCCCGCGGCGCTGGAACGGTTGTGAGGCTACAAGGAGGAAAACATCCCTGATGAAACGAGTTCGAGTTTACAAAGAGATCATATCTGACGAAAACCTTCGTCTGGCAATTCAGGAAGTGAACGCCGGCCATCGGCGAAACGGCAATCACAGCCTGAACAAAAAGGTCATTGAGATCGAAAATAATATGGATGAATATGTGGAGAAGCTCCGAGCATTCATCCAAGGTCTGGTCGACGGAGACGAGCACATGCACCCTCCCCTCAAGCGACGGCGCTGGGACCGCAACGCGGACAGCGGTAAAGGCAAATGGAGAGACATCAACGAGCCGCTTCTGTGGCCGGACCAATATGGTCACCACGCTGTTGTGCAGCCGATGATCCCGCACATTATGCGGAGCATGGACCGGTACTGCATCGCAAGCGTCCCCGGCCGAGGGAACTCCTACGGCGTCAAGGCATTGAAGAAGTGGATGAAGAACGATGTGGAGGGCACCAAGTATTGCTGCGAGTGCGACATCTACCACTGCTTTGAGGAGCTTGATCCGCCGTATGTCATCGAAGCCTTGAAGCGGGTGTTCAAGGACACCGAAACGCTTTGGCTGTGCGACGCCATTATGGAATACGGAGTCCTCATCGGCGCATTCTTCTCCGCATGGTTTCTCCATTTGACACTCCAGCCCTTAGACCTGATGATCCATCAAAAGCAGTATGGCGTATCACACTATCTGCGGCAGATGGACAACTTCACGATCTTCGGTTCCAACAAGCGAAAGCTGAGGAAGCTGCTGGAGGATATCAAGAAGTGGCTTGCCGAGATCGGAATGAAGATCAAAGGTAACTGGCAGATCTTCCGCGTCGGGTTTACGCCCAAGGTTGAAAGAGCGCATCAGGCTTTGCCGAAGAAAAAGCAGCGGCACCGCCGTCCGCGCTTACCATCAGCTCTGGGATACCGATTCGGACACGGTTACACGATCTTGCGAAAGCACAATCTATTCCGGCTTAAGCAATCGCTTCATCTTTACTACTACCGTCGAGACAGGAACCGAGTCATCTCGTTCAAGAGGGCTTCGGGGCTGATCTCACGGCTCGGACAGCTTCGCAAATGCAATCATCAGCAGGTTTTGGACAGGCATTACCAGCCCAAGACGATGTTTGCACTGAAGAAAGTCGTCCGAAAGGAGTGCAGAAGACTTCAGGCATTATATCCGCCATACCAGGCGGCATAAAAAGGAGTGATTTTCATGAAAGTACAGGGAATGGTCAACCCCGGCAGCTTTACTGTGGAAGAGATCCCCGGTACCAAACGAAGTCTTGTCCGTCTCTACCAGAATGTGGAGGCGTGCAAGATCGCTAAGGATGCCGAGGACAAGGAAGGTCTTGACGGGTTCCAGTATGACGAATACTGCGTTGAGGTCGAGAGTTGGCCCGGACTTGCTGCCAGCGTGCGGGAGAACTACGACACCTACCTTGCAAAGGGTAAGGACAATGAGGTCGACCGCAGTAACGATGCGTTGTTCCGCGCTCAGAAAAACACAGACTCCATCGTCCAGGATACGGACGCGATGAGCGTGGATCACGAATACCGACTGACCCTGCTTGAGCTGGGTCTCTCGGAATAATTGAGAAAGGAGGAAAACGACTATGCTGTATCGCACTCTGAAGCGCATGATCGAGCGCGGCCAGACCAACGGCCTTGAGGAAAAGATTGACATTTTCTTCGCAGCCGGCAAGCTGACCGAAAGCGAGTATCAGGAGCTCATCGCCATGCTCAAGGCGAAATAATCGCACCGGAGGATTGAGATGTGACTATTCAAGAGATTTTAGCCGGCGGGGGCGGTCTGCTCCTGATCCTTATGACCCTGGTGCAAATCGCCCCCGTCAAAATCAACCCATGGTCAGCACTCGCCAAAGCCATTGGCAAGGCGATCAATGCTGACATTTCAAAGCGCCTCGACGAGATCGAGAAAAAGCTGGACTCACATATCAAAACGGATGATCAAGGCCGGGCCGATGACTGGCGAGCGGCGATCCTTCGCTTTAACAATGAGCTGCTTCGTCCGATCCGTCATACGAAGGAAGAATTCGTAGAGGTACTTGGGTATATCGACAAGTATGAGCATTATTGCGAAAAGAACCCTGAGTATCCAAACAGCCGTGCGGAAATTGCCATTGAGAACATTCAAGAGGTGTATAAGGTCCGGCTGAAGAAACGAGACTTCCTTCAGGACGAGGATAAGAAGGAGGTGGCGGCGCTGTGAGCAGGTGGGACATCGGCCTTTCCGAGAAAATGAAAGCCTGCAAAGAAGCAGAACCGTTCACTGATATTTTGGAGGGGGGTGGGGGTGTTCCTGAAAAGGACCCCCCGTCTTCTTCCAAAGCAGGGTTCAAGGTCACCACGATGAAGATTATCGTGTGGGTCTGCATTCTCAACGGACTTGCATGGGTATGGTGCAGCTATATCCTTGCATTGCTCGGACGGGAGCAGATCGCAGAGGCTTTGTCACAGGTCGCGCTCAAGGAGATCATCGGCGTGGTGCTGATCTACGGTCTCAAGGCGCTGTTTGAAAACCTGAGCAAAAACAACTCATGGCCTGACAAGGGGAACTCTACTCCGCCCGAAGACGGAGTGGGATAACAGGAGGAAAAGAATATGGAGAGTGTACTGAACTGGTCTGTTATTATCAGCATCATTGGCGTGCTGGTGGTGCTGACGAACATTGTGGTACAGGTACTCAAGAAAGTAACCTGGGACAAGCTGCCGACGAATGCTCTGGCGATGATCGTTTCGCTGGTGCTGACGCTCGGCGCTTTCTTTGCATATTGTTCCATCAAGGAGATCGCTGTGGTGTGGTATATGGTGTTTGCCGCAGTGGTCCTCGCGTTCATGGTGGCTTATGCGGCAATGTTCGGATTTGACAAGCTGAAAGAAGCACTTGCGCAGATCCATAAGTAGTGATTAGAGGTCGAAAAAGGTGTAGGAGAGCCGGTTATTTCTTGACTACTCCTACACCTGTGGCCTAAAAGTGGCGTGGGGACTGGATTGGATGCTTCTTTTATGTGTTCTTGAACGCCAAAAAGAATAATCCCGCCTTCGGTGTTTGCAAAAGAAGAATAGGTTTCCCATACGGAATTTGGCAGAGTTGGTTCAGCCTTTTTGCATTCCAAATGGATATGTTCGCCATACTGCAAAAGTTCTAAAATTTCCTGGCTGTCCATACTGTACCTCCTATTGCATGAGTCATATGACAACTTAAATCAAATCAAGCATATAGGTTCAAGAATTGGCAAAACTTCCATTTTTTATGACACTATAGTATCACAGATCAACTGAGGTATCAATCTTAAACTAAGACTGACGATATGTGATTAGTCGCTCATCTGTCACAGCATATTCTTTGGCTTGATTGCTCGACCAGTCCATCCAAGTGATCTCGCCCATTCACGTGTTTCTTCGCGCTCGATTCCATCTTGGCTACGGTGTAGTGTTAGGAGAAAGTCGGTGTAACCATGAATTCCACCAATATCCTCTAGAACAGGAAGGCCGTCAGTTTCGATGCAGACAGGGGCGTGACTTGAAACGGCTGTGCGGATTGATTCATCTTGCGCATCAAGGCTGTCCGGGTAGAAGGCGTCTATCACTTCAACTGACACTTCCCATCCATCACCGTAGTCATAGAAGTAATGAATTCGGTTACTTTTGGCCTGCATGATAGTCAATTTGCCATCTTTATGTACCTGAATGCATTCGACCATCTGACGGACGATGGCATCATCATAAGTGCCTTTGTTCTTTTCCCGCTGGTCAATGGTTTCCTGTATCTGGGCAAGACGCTCCGCCAGAGTCTCATCTCCGATTTGACTCACCCGAATGGACTCGATGCGGCGTTTAAGCTGTTCAATCTCTTCTGAGATATCCTTGAAATCCACCTCGTTGCTTTCAATATCGCCTCCGTTTTGGATGGTTTCGTTTACCATTGCCAACATGCGCTTGTTCAGGGATTCAATTCGCCTATTGAGGAGGTCGATTTCATCAGAGCCGCCATTCAAGCCAATGGCATCACCAACGCTCTCCGGGAATCTCACCCCTCCGAGGATCGCTCCGAGCTACCCCCATTGCTTGTGTCTGTGGCTGGACAGAGAGTTCTGGGCTGGCGGAATCATTGCAAGACAGCTTGCCAAAGCTGCTTTTGGATGGAAGGGTACCGCTCGCTGCCTTCTTTGGCCGTCTTTTATGCAGACCGAGTCTGCACAGGCAGGGTTTCGCGCTTCCTCCGCATTGCTGTTCCCCTTCGTCAGGGGGCCGCCAGCCGACGTTATTAGTCGCCGGATATTCAGTTTGAAAGGTTCAAATGAGGCGGTAGAAATTACCCCCCTCACTCTCTTTCCCGTTGAGTGAGGGGGTGTACCAAAAAAATTTTATTCTTCCATCATTATTTTCAATTTCTCCAAGATTCTGTTCAGCCGGTTTTGAAGCGTCATGTGTGGTATATCGCCCTGCTTTGCAAGTTTACGCACGCTGGTTCCTTCAAAGAAAACCTTATTGACCATCATCCATTGCGTATTTGCGATATCCTGCCTCACCTGTCTGAACTGGGTGGAGTAAGCCTTTGGATTCATAATACAAAAGAGTGGTGCGGGAAAGGCCGGTGATCTTTGTCACCTCACTTATCGACAATTCCTTCATACTACGCTTCCTCTGCTTTCATGAAATATTTATCTAATATATATCACAGATTTGACGGAACCGGAAGCAGCGTTTTAGCGCTGCTTCCGGTTTTGTAGAGTAGGAATCAGTTCTTAGAACTAATATCCTTCTGATATTCGATGGGGTCACCCAGCAAGCCACGATCAAAGCGCGCGGTCATCAGATAGGGTAGCACTGCCTCTGGATCGAGGGGCTCAAGTTTCCTGGTGGATTTCATGGTAATGCCATCTGTCTTGAAATATGCTGCCGCCATGGGAGCAACGACTTCCAGTTCGCCATAGGCATCATCAGCGGAGGACGCAACCTTGATCTCCACGAGTTTACCCGGTTCAAACACCTTTACAGTGTGCTCTGTGAACAATTCCATCAAGTCTACGTTCAGGAACTCCATGTTGCCCTGTTCGGTCTGAATATAATTCAAGTGGTGCACGAAGTAACCGCCGGGAACCACATCGCCGGGCTGGTTAATTGCAAGAATACTTTCTTCCTGATCTCCACGATCATTCATTTGTTGCCGGGCATAAATAACCTCATATAAGGATCGAGCCAAAAGGTTACACAAAAAGTTGCCTTTTTCGTAATCAGTCTCTCCTTCTTTGATATGGCAGAATCAAGCAGGATATCCCGGAAAAATCAGCGCAGACGACCGGAATTGCATTCCGGTCGTCTGTTTTGATTCCCCGAGGCTCCCACCGGGCGGTGATTAATAGTCGCCGTTATAGCTGGTCCCATGGGGCGTTGTCCAGCTGTAGTCTCCCAGCTTTTCCGCCTTTGTCTCCTCGCCGTTGGCCACATGCAGAAGCAGCTCGTAGAGCTCACGGCCGCTCTCCTGTAGGCTCAGTTCCCCATACAGCATAGGTGCCGCAGAGTAGTCGATCATATCCTCCAGTGCTGCAGCCGTCTGGGGGTTGCCCGTTATCTTGATGGTCGTCATACACGTGTTGCCGATGGGATTGCCCCGGCCTGTGGTAAACAGGCAGATATGACAACCACTCATGGCCAGCGTGGTGGACGCATAGGCGTCATTAGCGCCCTGGGCCTGGTTGATGCCCCATGCTCCCGCGCCAGGGACGGGATCCCCGCAGTCCAGGATTCCCAGAATCCTGCGATGCCCATGAGTTTTGAAGCTGCCCAGGTTTTCTCAGTCATGGTGGTCAGGCCGCCCGCCTTGTTACCGGGTGTCGGATTGACCTGAGAGAGGCCTTTTCCGCCTCTACGAGTGCAATCCTCATTAAAGAAATCTCCAATATCCATCAGACGCATCCCGACCTCATAAGAAGCTGCCGCACTAGGATAGCCGCCGCGGCCGCAGACCTCCACTGCTCTTCCGCCGATGGACAGGTGCATGTCGATCATCTCGCCCACCACTGGGTTGGCAGACAGACCGCTGGTCCAGTCAGATCCGCCGTTGTAGCCGCCGATGATCAGTCCGCTGAGGGGGCAAGGTTCTCGCTTCTGGGCCTCTGCCTGACGTTTCAGATCCTCCACAGCCGCGATGCCGTCCTGGATCGCCTTGGTGACGCCGCCGTCCGCCTGGATGCTGATATTCACCACCGGGCGACCGGTCTTGCGGATCTCTTCCGCCACATCCTCAGGATTGGTCTGCTGGCATCCGAGAGACAGCAGTACAACGCCAAAGGTATTTGGGTGTGTTCCGGTCATGATGAACCCCTTGAGGGTCCGCTCAAAGCGGTCCGGGAACTCGCCGCAGGCCGCGTCCACAAAAGTGGCGGGGACACTGCAGGCGGCAGAGATCCGCTGGGCAGCGTTATTGGAGCACTGCACCAGAGAAATAACCACGACCTGGTTCCGGATTCCGAAGGAGCCGTCCGCCCGCTTATAGCCCATAATGGTCTCCGGCAGATTCAGCTCTTCCTTTTTGTATTTGTAGCGGACCGTATAATCCAGCGCGTCCGGCGCCATGGAGCGGTAATAGGCGCGCTGCTCCCGGTTGATTTCTTCAAAATCATCGTAGACATTGTGCTCATGCACCCAGACTCCCTTTTTGATGGGCTGGGTAGCAACGCCGATATGTACGCCGTACTTGATGATCTCGGCTCCTTTTTCGATATCCACGCGGGCAATCTTGTGGCCCTCTTTGATATACTCGTTGGCCGTAATCTCCTCGCCAGCCACCAGAGTGCACTCCCCCGCCTGAATCGGCTCTACGGCAACCACAACGTTGTCGCTCTCCTCAATCAGCATGCTCTTTTTGTAAGTCTTCATTCCTATTTACTCCTCACAGTAAGTTTGGTTCAATTCTCTCTTATCTCAATGCCGCAGCAATACGGTTCATGATTTCCTCAATCAGGTTTCTCGGCGGCGCCAGATTCAGCCGCTCAAAACCATTGCCCTCTGGTCCGAACATGCTACCCTCATCCATCGCCACATGTGCCTGGTACAGCATTTTTCGACGCAATTTTTCATCGTCCGATTCCAGTTTCCGGAAGTCGATCCCCTGGAGATATGTCCCCTCCAGGGGAGAGATCCATACATCCTCATGCCAGGTATCCTCAGCAAACTTCCGAACAAATTGGTCATTTTTCTGGATATAGGACAGGCACGAATTCAACCAGTTTTCTCCATGGTCCCATGCGGCCTTTGCGGCAACCGGAGCGAAGAAATTCGGATGGGCATGGCAGTATCTTGTGAACATTTGGTCAAACCGCTCCCGGCGAGCCTGATTTGGAATCGGAATACAAGAAAACGAAAGTCCCGCCAAGTTAAATGTCTTGGATGGGGCATGGCAGACCGCACAATTTTCCGCAAACTCTTCCCCCAGAGAAGCAAACACATGATGCCGGTGGCCGGGGAATATCAGATCACTGTGGATCTCATCTGCAATTAAAACCACGTGATGCTTCATATTTATGTATTTCTTGTTACCCCATTGGGTGCCAGGATACCACATGGCGTAGCTGGGCGCAAGCCAGCAAAGAGTAGGGTTTTCATCCGGGAAACTGCCCGTCAACTAGGCACGGCTCAAATCTCCCGGTTTAACCTTTCAATGACATTATTGGTTGGGATTCGTGCCCAGTGTTCACTAGGGAAATCGCAGTAGGCCAGTGCCTTCACAAAGTCATTGTAAGATTCCAGTTATAGTGGCCGCTTTAGTGCCCTCGATACTGCTCATTACGCTCGTACCGAACAGTCTGAGCCGCTCTCTCTGCCTCGCCCTCCAGCAACTCGTTAGGAGGCCTCTACACTTCCTCGCACCAACTCCTTGAGTTCGTTCTTGAATGTGTCCCTATTCAGCTGTACAATCTTTTCAGACATGGTTTGTTCTATCCTTTCAGAATGGTGTCTCAAAGCTTCTTTCTAACGGAGACCCGCGAACTAAGTCTCTTTTATTTACTTCTCAATTTTGGAAAATTATTCCGCCCTATTGCGATAGCTGGTCCTTTTAGATATCCATTCTGCACGATAAGTCTCCCGACTCATCTGGCAGGCCATAGTATATCTTGTGCTACAGGCGTGTAAAAGAGAGCTTCAACCCTTCTAGGTTCCTTTGTCTGCCCTAGAATCCACATGAGCTTCGCTACAACTGCTTCTGTTGTCATGTCATATGCTTCTAACACACCTAAATTTCTCTTGAGTCGATAACCCACATGATAGACTTCCAAATCGCTACCCTCATTTTCTACTTGGGTTGTCAATACAACGATTTTTCCAGCCTCTATGCCCTCTAGAATACTATCATAGAATCCTCCACTCTCCGGAAGACCTCCTACACCAAAGCTTTCAATAATTAGGGCGTCGTTTCGCTCCAGGAGGAAATCTGCCTGATTCCTATCAACACCCGGTATCAGCTTCATCAGAGCGACTCTGTGATTAAGTCGATCGTAAAAAGTTGGTTTTTCTCCGCATTCCTGGCGGACATATTGCAGAAAAACTCCATCTCGTAGAACCCCCAAGTAAGGATAGTTGATACTTGAAAATGCCTGGAAACTCTTAGATCTGGTCTTTCTCGCCCTAGTGCCTAAAATCACTTTGTTGTTGAATACGATAGAAACCCCAGGTATGTCCTCCGTTGCACATCGGAATGCATCTACCAGGTTAATCTTCGAATCTGTGCTTTCAAAGGTAATGGGTCTTTGTGCCCCTGTCAAAATTATTGGTTTTGGACTTCCTTGAATCAAATAGCTCAGAGCTGCCGCTGTGTAAGCCATTGTGTCAGTTCCATGCGTTATAACAAATCCATCATAGTCACTATAATGGAGCCGGATATGCTTTACCAGTTCCATCCAATGTGCCGGCGTCATATTTGTGCTATCTATATTTAGGGGCTGTATACATTTTACGCTGCAAAAATCACATATTTCTGGAATCTGTTCCAGAAGCTGCTCCGATGTTAGTTCGGGGGCTAGCCCTGCTCCCGTCGCTTCAGATGCAATTGTTCCCCCTGTCCCAATCAACAATACTTTTTTCATAAGATCATTGTATATTGTCCCACAGATTTTCTTATGTGGTAGAATACATTCTTTCCTTTCTTTCAGGTTTAAATTTTCTCTTGCTCTTTTTCAGTGTGCAGTGGGTGGTTTATTCTGTAAATAGTGTAATTATCCTCATTCTTATTGCCTAAATTTTGCTTACATGCAGTAACGACTATATCAGGCTTTACTCAATAGAATTCAAGGCAACCATCATACCATGTTTTCTGGGCGGACTGTCTGTTCAAACTCTGTTTCGGTGAGGAGTCCTAATGAGACAGTCGCATCCCGAAGGGAGATTCCCTCTTTCAGGGCTTTCTTTGCGCACTGCGCAGCCATCTCATAGCCGATTTTCGGGGTCAGGCATGTCACCAACATGAGGGAATTATCCAGGTTTTTTCGCATCCTTTCCTCATTGGCGGTAATGCCGTCCACGCAGTGAACCCGGAAGGAGTCCATTGCATCAGCCAATAGTCTGGCTGAGAGGGCAAAGTTATAGGCGCATACCGGCAGGAACACATTAAGCTGGAAGTTTCCCTGGCTGGCGGCTACTCCCAGCGTGACATCGGCACCCATCACCTGAACGGCGACCATAGTCACCGCTTCGCACTGGGTAGGATTTACTTTTCCCGGCATGATAGAGGACCCCGGTTCGTTCTCTGGAATATTCAGTTCTCCCATTCCACAGCGGGGACCGCTGGCCTTCCATCGTATATCATTGGCGATTTTCATGAGATTGCAGGCCAGAGCTTTCAAAGCTCCATGGGCAAATACCAGAGCATCCTTTGATGTTAGAGCATGAAATTTGTTGTTATCCGGCACGAATTCAGTACCAGTTAGAGATGTCAGTTCCTCGCATACCATGGTGTCGAAATTATCCGGAGCGTTCAGCCCGGTGCCTACAGCGGTGCCTCCAATAGCCAGCTTTCGCAACTCAGAAAGAGCTGACTCCATCATCCGGCAAGGGGCCAGGACCAGTTCCCGCCATCCGGACACCTCCTGAGAAAACTTCAGGGGTGTAGCGTCCTGGAGATGGGTTCGACCGATTTCAATTAAATCGGGGTATTTCTCCTCCAAGGTTCCGAAAGCTGTGGCAAGCCGCTTCGCAGTGGGAAGCACCTCACGCTCTAACATCAGCACTGCGCTGATGTGGAGAGCGGAAGGAAAGGTGTCATTGGATGACTGGGACCGATTGGCATGATCGTTGGGATGGAGCATCACACCCTGATCGGCAGCGAGGTGAGCAATTACTTCATTGACGTTCATATTGCTTTGGGTTCCGCTGCCTGTCTGCCACACTACCAGAGGGAACTCAGCATCCCATTTTCCTTCCCGGATCTCTCGGCAAACATGTGAGATGGCCGCAGCCTGCTCCGTTGTGAGACGCCCAGCTTTTGCGTTGGCCTGTGCACAGGCTTCCTTCAGGTAGGCAAAGGCGGTAATGATCTCTTTGGGTTGGCGTTGCCCGCCAATTTTGAAGTTTTCGAAGCTCCGTTGTGTCTGGGCACCCCAGTGGTGATTTGCGGGAACCTTCACATCGCCCATGGTGTCGTGCTCGATGCGGTAATCCATAACAGTTACCCCCTTAAATGCGGGCCACGCCGTCTTTACGGGCAGCCTCAGCCACAGCTTGTGCGACTGCGTTTCTCACACGGGGATCGAATGCCTTGGGTAAGATATAGTCAGCGCTGAGTTCCTTGTCACTCACTAAGCCGGCAATGGCGTATGCGGCCGCGATCTTCATCGCCTCGGTGATTGCGCTTGCCCGCACATCCAAGGCACCTCGGAAGATACCAGGAAAGCACAAAACATTGTTGACCTGGTTGGGGAAGTCAGATCGGCCGGTGGATACCACGGCGGCACCGGCAGCCTTGGCCTCGTCGGGGAATATTTCGGGGGTAGGATTCGCACAGGCAAAGATAATGGGGTCCTTGGCCATGGTTTTTACCATCTCGGCAGTAAGAGTACCGGGAGCGGACACACCCACAAAAACATCAGCCCCCTTGATGACCTCGGCCAGGGTGCCTTTCTCATGGTCCAGATTGGTTATTTTGGACATCTCTTCCTTGATAGAATTCAGGTCCTCCCGACCCTCATAAATAGCGCCCTTACGATCGGTCATAATCACGTTCTTCAGACCCATGGACATCATCAACTTGATGATAGCGATACCGGCGGCGCCAGCTCCCGAGGTAACAATCTTCACATCTTCGAGCTTCTTGCCAACCACTTTCAATGCGTTCAGCATACCTGCCATGGTAATGACCGCTGTGCCGTGCTGGTCATCATGGAAGATTGGGATATCACAGGACTTCTTCAATTTCTCCTCAATCTCAAAGCACCGGGGAGCGGAAATGTCCTCCAGATTCACTCCACCAAAAGAGCCAGCCAATAGGGTGACTGTTCTCACAATATCATCTACATTTTTGGAGCGAACACACAGTGGAATCGCATCCACACCGCCGAACTCCTTGAAAAGGACACACTTTCCCTCCATGACGGGCATACCCGCTTCAGGACCGATGTCTCCCAGACCCAGGACAGCAGTGCCATCGGTGACCACCGCTACGGTATTCCAACGGCGAGTCAGCTCATAGGACTTGTTGATGTCCTTCTGAATTTCCAGGCAGGGCTGGGCCACACCTGGGGTATAGGCCAAAGCCAAAGCCTCTTTGCTGTTCACAGCTGCCCGGGATGTTACTTCGATCTTACCCTGAAGTTGATAGTGTAATTTTAAAGATTCTTTTGCGTAATCCATATTAAAGTCCTCCGTGCTCTTATTTGCGGTCCAGAAGCTCTTTAGCGGAAATACCCGGGGTTGTCATCGCATAAGGATCAAGAATTTTCTCCATATTCTCTTGATTCAAAACGCTTTTCTGAACAATCAGATCCTTGACAGAGGCCCCTGTTCTAATAGCCTCCTTGGCAATATCAGCTGCGGGTTGGTAACCGATGTGAGGAGTCAGGGCAGTAATGATGCCTACGGAATTGTCCACGAGACTCTGGCAGCGCTCCCGGTTGGCAGTGATCCCTACAATACAGTTGTCTGTCAACGTATTCACTGCATAAGTAAGGAATTCTACTTCATGGGTCAGATTCCAGAAAATAATAGGTTCAAAGGCATTAAGCTCCAACTGGCCTCCCTCGGCTGCCATAGTAATTGTCAAATCATTTCCCATGATGTTAAAGGCAACTTGATTAACGACTTCCGGAATTACCGGATTCACCTTGCCAGGCATGATGGAAGAGCCATTCTGTTTAGCCGGCAAATTGATCTCACCAAAGCCGCAACGGGGACCGGAGGACAGCAGACGTAAATCGTTACACATCTTGGAAAGATTCGCCGCGCAGGTTTTCACCGCACCGGATACGGCCACAAAACCGTCCAGATTCTGGGTGGCGTCGACAAGATCAAAAGCCTGCACCAGACGCAGGCCGGAGACCATGGAGAGATTCGGCACGATACGCTTAAGGTACATTTCATCGGCATTGATGCCGGTACCCACGGCAGTGCCGCCCATATTGAGACAGCGCATCTCATCCTGAGCCCGCTCCAAACGAGCGATGTCGCGGCGGATTCCCTCGCTGTACGCTTTGAATTCCTGGCCCAGGCGAATGGGCACGGCATCCTGGAGCTGTGTACGCCCCATTTTCAGTACATCATCAAACTCTTCGGCCTTATTGGTGAGTGCCTTGTAAAGTCTCCGCAATTGAATCTGGGCTTTGATGAGGAGCTTGAGCACCGCAAGCTTGCCGGCAGAGGGGAACACATCGTTAGTGGACTGCCCGCAGTTTACATGGTCATTGGGATTGACTAGAGTGTAGTCGCCTTTTTCGCCGCCGAGAAGTTCAATAGCCCGGTTGGCGATGACCTCATTGGCATTCATGTTCAGACTGGTGCCGGCACCGCCCTGAATGGGGTCCACAATGAATGCGTCATGGAACTCACCGGCGACAATTTCATCACAGGCTTTAACGATGGCGTCCGCGATCTTCTTGTCCAGCAGTCCGATTTCTGCGTTTGTGATGGCGGATGCCTTTTTGATTTCGGCGATGGAGTTGATGATTTCCGGATGCATAGTCAGCCCCGTGATGTGAAAGTTTTCCGCAGCGCGGAGAGATTGGACCCCATAATATGCGTCTTTGGGCAGGGCACGGTCACCGATGGAGTCGTGTTCAGAACGAAAATTTTGGTCGGTTGCCATTTAAATAACCTCCTGAATGATTTTGCTACGTGGCTTTTGTGCTTGCCAACAATATAGCGTAGTGCTATGATATTTTCAAATATCAATATAATTATCATTCATATAGCTATAAGACTATGAGGAGGGCGAAAATGTTTCAAGCGATGCGTTACGTCTACGAGGTTTACAAGGAAATGAGTTTTTCTCGTGCTGCCAATAATCTATTTATTAGCCAGCCGTCTCTCAGTGCGGCTGTGAAAAAAGAGGAGGAAAAAATTGGAGTCCCTATTTTTGATCGCAGTACCAATCCTGTCCATCTCACAGAAGTTGGCCAGAAATATATTCGTTCAGTAGAACGCATCATGGATGCGGAGAACAGCTTTGCCAACTATGTAAGCGACCTTGTAACGCTGAAGAACGGCTCTTTGTCCATCGGTGGGACAAATTTTTTCGTATCCTATGTGCTCCCGCCGCTTTTGAGCCGCTTCACCGCGCGCTATCCCTCTATTCACGTTAAACTCATAGAGGCATCTACAAGCGAACTTACGGAAAAACTGAACACTGGAATTTTGGATTTATTGCTGGACAATAGTGTTTTAGACCCAGCTATCTATGACAGGAAAGTGATTCGAGAAGAGCATCTGCTCATCGCCGTACCGGCGGAATTTCCGTCTAACAAAGACGCAGGGCTATATGCGTTTACCGCAGCTAATGTGAAAGCCGGAGATCATCTGGACCCCAGTTTATCCCCGGTTCCCATGCGAATTTTCCGAGATGACCCATTCCTGCTCCTGCGGGAACGGAACGACACGCGGGAGAGAGCCATGAATATTTGTAAGGATAATAATTTTATACCGAAAATAAGACTCGAATTAGATCAGCAGATTACAGCTTACAATCTTGCCTGTTACGGCATGGGCATTGCTTTTGTCGGCGATTCTCTTATACAGAACGTTCCGGAGGCGGAAAATCTCCTTTTCTATAAACTTGGCAACCAAGACTCGGTCCGGCAAATTAGCTTCTATTACAAACGGAACCGCTATATTTCAAAAGCTGCCGCTGCATTCTTAGATATAATTTAATCGCTCACCCGATTAAGGTGAGCGATTAGACAATAGACAATACGCCTGAAATCATTAGACTAGTCCGGCAAAGTTGCCGGACTAGTTTTTTTCATTCCCCAATGATGTAAAAGAAGCGAGCAAATCGAAAAAAGCATCCATGCCAGAGGCTTTTCTTTATTATGAAAACCTATCTCCATCAAGGCGCAGCAGAGCTGCCCGCCGCGGATTTCCGTGCCGGGCAGGGAGCGTCACGTATGTCAGGCGGTAGTGGGGGAAAGCTCCGGCTCCCAGCCCAAGGCCTGCAGCCGTTTCAGGTAGTTCCGAATTTTATGTTCTCTGCGGAAGCCGTCGTAATAATCCGCTCCCAAATCACGGAATGGAACGCCCTCCTTCAGAACATGGTAGATAGCGATGAGCATGGAGTGGGCCACGGCCATGGTCGCCCGGTTCTTTCCGCGTCTCGCTGCGATGCGCTGGTACTGGGCCGCAAAATAAGAGCCCTTCACTCTGCTGGCCGCCTTGGCGCACTGCACCAGCATGGACTTCAGCGTCTTATTCCCCTTGCGTGTCTTGCCGTGATACCGCTTCCCGGCACTCTGGTTGTTGTCTGAGCAAACTCCCGCCCAGGAGCACAGATGCGCCGCGGAGGGGAACCGGCTCATGTCTATGCCTGTCTCCGCCAGAATCACCTCCGCACTGCGCCGGGCAATCCCGGGCATTTGGCAAACCTCCGCAATGGCCGACTGGAACTCCGCCATGTACGCTTCCGCCATCCGGTCCAGCTCCTGAATGCGTTTGTCCAGGTCATCGATGTGGTCGAGGATCTGCGCCAGCAGAGCCCGTTGCAGCGGTGTGACGATCCCATCCAGAGCCGCCACGATTTCATCCAACTTGGGCAAGAGACTTTTGCGGAGCAACTTGGAGATCTCCCCACTGTCATCCATTGCCTCTCCCGCGGCAAGCCGTTCCAGCAGGCGCTGGGCGCTCTTACTGTGGATGTCCGCCACCACGCTGCCCAGCTTGATGTTGGTGCCCTCCAGCACCTTTTGCAGACGGTTCACCTCTCGGCTGCGCTTTTCGATGATGCTCTTACGGTAGCGGGTCAGTTCCCGCAGCTCCCGCTGTTCCCGGCTGGGGACGAAGCTTGCCCGCAAAAGGCCGTGCTGGAGCAGCTCCGCGATCCACTCCGCGTCATTCGAATATGTCTTGCGTCCTGGTACCGCCTTCATGTGGGCAGCGTTAACGATCATGGTGTCCAGGCCCAGCAATTCGAACAGGTTGTACAGGGGCTTCCAGTACGGCCCCGTACTCTCCATGGCTGCCATCTCGCAGCCTGCCTCCGTCAGCCAGTTAGCCAGCGCCTTGATCTCGCTGGTCATTGTGCCGAACTCCCGCAGCTCCTGTCTACCGCCTTTTCTCAGACAAGCCACGATGAGGTTCTTGTGCACGTCGATCCCACAACAGCACCGATAGACAAGTCGGAGGTGGAGGGATAGCAGACAGGCCACTCTTCGCTGGGTAGTAAAATCGAAGCAGATACCACACTCTTGCGATGATAGCTACCAGAAGTTTTTCAAAGCCCTTTCATCTGCTGGGTCTGACTCTGCTCCGGAAAGGGCGGCTCCAAGCGCCGCAGCAAGCTGAACTCAGTCTGGACGACATGGTCGTTATCCATGTAGTCCTGCCCATACCGTTCGAAGTCCATATAACCGTCCAGCTCCGCGATATCATCGTGATCCAATTCCAACAGCTCCTGTAGGCGCTGCTGTCCGTACTCATAGGTTCCCTCGACGATGCGCTCGTAATTGTCCAGATCCTGTAAAAGCTCATAGGCACGACGCAGGGTGTCCGGCTGCTCGGCATCCAGCACGGCGGCGTAGGTCAAAAGTGCGCCGTCTGTCTGCCAAATTGCCTCCAACGCTTCGGCGAACTCATTGTATTCCTCCACAGAAGGACACTCCATGGCGTGGATCATCTGCCCGATATAGGGAGTCTTGAAGCGCACGTCCCGAATCTGCGCCTCTGAAAATTCATCAATGCAAAGATATTTCTTCACGGAAGACAGGTACTCCTCATCCGCGGGAAGGATAAGGGGATAGTCCGCATGATGGCCGGTGCGGAGGGTCAGGCGGAGCATCTCGTCCCGGCTCTCCTCACGGAATGGCTTTTGAGGCTGAAGCTGCGGCGGTAGTTCGGTTTTCCTGACCACATAACCGTTCAGCGTATATGCCCCGCCATGGTCACTGTAAAACTCCGCGCCAATGCCAACATAGTCCAGATACGGTTTGATGTTTTCAGGGCAGTCGATCACACCGTGCTCAACAAGGTAATTCCCCAGGGTGCGATTCGAGGTCACCTCCTCCAGCAGAACATATTCTTTTACCATGCTCGCCGCATTCAGGATATCGTCCATGCCGTTGATGGGATTACTGTCCAGCACACCTTCCATCTTCATCTGATCCTCCCGGCTCATGCTCTGAAGCAATTCTGCCAGTTGGTTGAGCTTCCGCAGGGTTTCGCTGTCCTCCACATCTGCTTTGCAAATATACCGGTTCAAATTACGAACCTCGCTGTCCACCTTATATATCTCCGTGGCGGAAGGGTCTGGGCAGATGGTGTCCAGCTCCGCGAAGGTGTTTCCGATATCAGCAGGCGTTGCAGGAAGTGAGAGAGGAATCGGCTCTGTGCCGACCTTCCTCGTCAAATACAGCGTTATCATTTCATTCCTCCCATCTGGAGGCCCTGCTCCTCCCGAAAGGTTTCTGCCGGGTCCTCCATCATTAGTTCCTCCAGGCTCATAGTTCCGTGGTAAGAAACATAACCGCTTTCGGTGAACATGCCGGATTCCTGTTCCATGCGCTGGAGGCCGTACTTTTCATAGTCGTAAAATCCTTCCAGATTCTCGTCATATTCAAAGTGGCCGGACTCCTGGATCATGAATCTGCCGTACTCTGCGGGAGTGTGAGCACCGGGAGCAAACTCGAACTGATCCAGATTCTCTGCCAGACGGCGGATCTGGGAGGCGTATTCCGGTTCGGCCATTTCCACGACAGCGCCCAACTTTTTCTGTGCCTCCACAGAGAGCTTGCTTACCGCCAATGCCAGGTCGTTGAGTTCGTAGATATTTTCCTATCGGAAGTCCAGCGCAGCATCCACCTCATCGGGGAACATACTTTCAGAAAATCGGAAGCGCATATCCGCCGGATCTGAAATGCCGGAACGCGCCATGGCACGTTCAATTTGGCCCTTGGCTGCGGGAAGGTAGAACCATGTGATATTCTTCGTTTCCTCCGGCTCCAGACGATAAGTCAATCCCATCATGATCATACACGGTTCATAGAGATATGCCGGGAAGTGCTGTCCATCGTAATACTGCTCCAACTTTAAGCCGTTGTCGTAGACCACACCGTAGGGCGTGACCTCTCCCGCGCCACTATCGATGAGTAATCGGGCGGTTTCGGCACCGTCCAGGTCCTCTGATTCCTGTGTGCTGGCGCAGCCGCCATGCATGTTCATGTAGTGGTCACGGCCAATGGCTTCCAAATTAGAAAAGTTGTTGATGACAGTGGCCTTTTGGCAGCAGAAGGCCAGGTTGATAAGGTCCTTCAGTTCAAATAGTTCCAGCTTGTGTGCCATGGCCTGAAATTGCGCAGCCTCTCCAACATCAAAGCTCGCCAATCGCTTGGCAAGAAAGCCCAGTTCGTCCAGGTTGACGGTGAGCATTTCCATGCGTTTCAAGACAGGAAATGCGCTGCTGCTCTCCAGGACCTTGCAATCCTGCTTGGTAGCACTGCCAATCTCCAGTTTCTCCAACAGTTCGACGCAGTCCTCGTATTGGTCCTGTACCAGTGGAAGTGGGATGGTGGCCTGCCCGTACTCCGGGTGCTTTGAATTACTGAGAATTACCTGCATCATAGTTCGTTCCCTCCTTGCCAATGATCTCGTTCATTTTGCTCCGTAAGCAGCTCCCGTCAGACCCCCAGCAGAGGAAGCCATGACGGGGATAGGGACAGCCCTGGCAGTCCGGAGAATGGGTGCATATGGGATTTGGCTCCGGTTCCGGGTGATACTCCGGGACTTGAGAAAGCCTGATGTTAAATCGAAGCTTGTCTCCAGCTTTCATAAGTGATTTCCTCCAAAATGAAAAAGGAGCCGGACATTTCTGCCCGACTCGGCCATTTGCTCTTACTTCATTGTCATGCCGCTTTGCTCCGGGGATTCCCGGCGGTGCAGGTCATTCTCCGGTACCATCTGCTCAACCTGCGTCATGATATTCTTCAGTTCCCGATCCTGTCCAATGGACAGAGACTCGTCCTGCTCCCTGGTAAAACACAGGGCGTGGTAGATCTCGGTGAGCTGCTCCGGTGCAAAAAGGGCGTCTTTAGGAACCAGCCCGCTCCGTGTGGCGAAGTCCCGCTTCGCCTCCTCGTAATGCTCGTAGAAATAGTTCCCGGTGTGGACGCCCTCACGATTCCAATCCCATTCCCAGGTAATGAAGCGGACACCATAGCTGGTGGGATGCCCCGCCAGAACAGTGCCGTTGAAATCTGCCAGGACCCGGTAGTCGCCCTCCAGATCTCTTGCCTTGAGCTGCGGCGCACGTTCCATCATCGCCATGTACTCAGAAGTCGTTTTTGCGATGTCGATTAGATTTTGCAGCTCCGCCTGTGCGCCATTTGCTTCCACATTCTGCTGACGATACAGGACACTGCCTTTGCCGGAGATGCGGCACAGGTAGCTGCCGTTCCAACTGACGGGGAGGTGGCGGTCTTCAATCCGGCCGGTGTCAAAGCCTGCTCGCTTCAGACTGATGGCAGCCTCTTCAAGGTAGCGAAGCTGCGCCATATCGTTTTGCTTGTCCATATCAATTTCCTCCTGTAAAAAAATAAGCCGGAGCGAACTTGGTCGCTCCGGCAGATGAACGTATGATGGGCAATCGTGCTCTTTTGAAACTGAAACTTCAGATATCAAACACTACTTTTTCTGCACTTCATTTGCTTTCTCCATTATTCCTCCTGTATTTCGACAATGGGTGGTTTGTGATAAAATGTAGGCGTAACCTCTTCGTTCACAAAAAGTTTACAATTTCAAATTAGAAAAAAGAGCCGATTTTTCAAAATTATCTTGAAAAACCGGCTCGAAATTAAGGGCGCGCTAGTTCATGTCATACCAAATATTCACCTGATGCTTTAGGTATCTTTTTTTCGCAACCTCAAATGGGGGGACGAAAAAACCCTAGAACCGTTTGGGTAATGTTCGCAGGGACACAAGTTGACACCATGTAACATTCTCCGCAGTGATGGCAGATCATTGTAGCTTGGCGTGAGATGGAAAAAAAGCCGGACTGGCTGCCCGGCTTTCCTGTCCAAATTTATTGTAATAGGAGGGAACGGCATTTCCTCCCCGCCCAATGCTTCACATTGGACGAGGTATCCGTGCCGAAATAATAAAAAGGGCTGCACAAACCCGAAGAAGGTTTGTGCAGCCCTTTTTCTGAAATTATGGGAGGGGAAAACAGATTATTGAAAGATTTGAACATCCGGCCGAGATTCCGGGCGATTATAGTCAAAGTGCAGGCGAGTACGATCCCCTCGGAAAAGAATCTGCACAAAGCTTTGAGGAATGTCCCTGCTGTCATAATTTACCTGCTCCAACCGGAGAAGAGGGTAGCCGGGGTTGACCTCCAGCAGAGCGGATACCTCTGGCGAGGCGAAAAGCATCTCCAGAAATTCCCGGGAGGATTCCCCCTGAATGGAGGATTCGGTTTCGATAAAAGAGTTCAATGCGGAATCTCCGAGCTGAAGGCCCGCCATCTGGGGATAGAGGGAGCGGGGCAGATACAGCTCCAAAATGCAGAAAGGATGCCCCTGCACATAGCGGCGCTGCCGCAGCACAAACACCTGAGGATCTTGCTGAATGGAGAGAAACTTAGCCACCTTCGTGGTGACGCAGGTTTCATAAAAATCAATAAGCTCTGCCTTTTCGGAGTAGCCTCGCAGTTCCAGTTGCTCCCGGATCGTCTGGTGATGGGGGGGGCGGACGTGAATTTTGGGGTTCATTACAAAACTGCCCTTCCCCTGAACGCTTTTGATCAGCCCATCCTGGTTCAGCCGGGCCAAAACAGAACGAACCAAGGACCGGCTGACATTGATGATCTTCAAGTGTTCGCCTCTCCTCGCTATGTGATATTCCCATATTTTATTTGACTTTACCATATTCTCTGATATTCTTATGGTAATATCCCATAAATGCGCAAAAATATAAAAAATGTGGAGGGGAGAACATGGGCCTATTCTCATTTCGTAAGCCCCCGGCGCGTGTCAACAGCTCCGGCAGCGTCCCACACACCGCCGATCTGCTGTATCCCGCCGTGCTTCCGGCCTTTTCAGAGATCGCGGCAGGCGAGCACCGCGACCCCAGGGCGGTTTTCTACACCATCCGCTTCATGGACCCACAGCGCTCACGCCCATTCACGCCGGATGTGCTGGACGCCTCAGACTTCGGCAGTAAGGCAGAGGTCCGGCGCGTTCTGGTCCGACGTGGCTTCGTGCAGAACGCGGACGCAGGGCAGACGCTTTCCGTGCTCTACACGAAGGACGCCATGAAGGAGCTTCTGCGCAAGCGCGGCCTTTCGGTCGGCGGCACCAAGGAGCAGCAGGCCGCCCGGCTTCCGTATCAGCCCCAGCCGCAGGCTGTTGGAGTTGACCGCCTCCGGTTCCGCGCTGATCGCGGCCCACGGCGTCAACCTGTCCGAGGCTATCCGCCGGGCCACGCTGGCTTTGAAGGAGCCGGACTACCCCGGAGCCGTCGCCGCATACCGTGACTATGACAGCCGGTGGGGCTATGTTCACCCCTCCGGCAAGACCCACACCATCTTCGCAAGCTATGATGTTCCATTCCGCCGCCTCGACTTTCTCGCGGGCTACCCCATGCGTGAGCTGTGCAACTCCGAAGACTTCCGCCGTACCCTCCGGGCCTGCCTGATTGCCGGGCTGATGCGAGGGGAGCAGGAGCGCACGGAGCTTGCCTTCCGCTTCAAGGAGGTGTGCCAGGAGCAGATCGTGTGCCCCGGCATTGTGGACCTGTTCACCATGGACGACTTCGACGGCAGCACCGCCGCCGCGATGCGTGAAGCCATGGAGCAGAACGTCGCAGCGGACAGCGATTTCACTCTGGAATATTATATCTCGCACGTGCTGTACCTGAGCAGGCGCGCCTAAACAAAAATCCCCCGGCAGATGTCCGTTCTCTGGACCTCCGCCGGGGGATTTCTCACTTATTCGTTATTTTTCTTGATCTGACCGAGCGCTTCTTTCAGCTTGTCGAAGCCGAACATGGCAGCGTAGGCCACCGCGAAGCCCACCACAACGGCGGCGGCAACGTAATACCACATGACGGCGTAGCCCATGAAGGCCATATACCCGAAGAAGGCCACCAGCGTCAGCACCATGGCGACGATGATCGCCAGCAGGTTCGTGGGCATCTTCTCCCACGTGGCCCGTTTCAGGACCTCCACGATGATGTTGGTCAGTACGGTCAGCGCGCCGATGATGGCGACGATGGCCGAAATATTGAGCGTCAGTTCCATAAACGTCTTCCTCTCTTATTTGGCAGGCATCTTCAACACCTGCCCGACATGGATGATCTCGGAAGTCAGGCCGTTCAGGCGCATGATCTCCTTGTAGCGGCTCCCGCTTCCGAGATAGGTACTTGCCAGCGCCCACAGCGTATCCCCGCGAACGACGGTGTGCGTGCGCGTCCCGCCGGAGGCAGAGCCGCCGATGTCCGCCGCGTCCACCCAGCCGTACACGGTGCTTCCGCCGCCGCTTACGGCGACGAGGTGATACGGATGCTTCGCCTTGCCCGGCTGGTACACCTGCGTGACCTTGGCCTTGCCCGGCTTACAGGCCGTGCCGCTGGCCGCGTTCGCGTTGGTGTAGTGCTTCCCGCCGGTGAAGTTCACGATGTCGCCCGCCTTACAGGTGCCCGCGCCGGTGTTTCCGGTCCCGCCGGTCTCGCCGCCGGTCGTCCCGGCGTCGGTCTCCGTGGCCTTGCTGGCGTACTTCGGCACGCCATAGCCCCGGATATACCGGCCATTGACGGCGATATGGCGATACCCCACGGCGTCGCTCATGTTGCCCTCGATCACGGTGATGGTGCTGCCGTTTACCTCGGTCACGATGCCCACGTGGTCCGCCGCGCCGGTGTTGTCCGTCGTGGCGTAGTTCGTGCCGTCCTGCCAGTCGTAGAAGATGTAGTCGCCCGGCTTCGGCACATAGGCGTCGTTCTCCACCCACGCGCCCAGCTTCTTGAACAGGGCGATGTGCTTCTCACACCCGCACTCCGTCGGGATGATGTCGGTCAGCCCGGCGGCGATGGCGACGGCGGAAGCAAAGGTACTGCACCATGCGTCCGTATACTTCACGGCGTAGCCTCTGGCAAGGGGCTTGTGGCTGTTGTACAGGTCGATGATCTTCCGGTGGCTCCCGTCCGCTTCCTTGCAGCCGAGATAGCTCACCGCGATCTTGACGACCTTCTGGCGTAACTGGTTTTCAGTCATTCCGTTTTTGCCCTCCTTACAGGTCGTTGCTTGGCTGGTCCGCCGTTTCCTCCTCCGCCGCCGGGGCGATGGGGTCCGGCTTATCCGGCCAGTGATTGTTCTTGCTCAGGTTTTCCAGGACGGATTTGATGGCGTATGCCAGCACCACGCCGATGATCTCCTTCACGGCCACCGACGACAGCGTTTCCGCGATCTGCTCCCGTCCCAGGTAGGCGAGGACATAGCTGCACCATATCCACGCAAACCCGTTTCCCAGGCATATCCAGACCACCTTTTTCATGGTCTCGGTCTTCTTCCCCTGATCGCCATTCAGCCGGAGGGCGCGCAGCCTGCGGCGCAGATGGCTGATCGTGCTGTTGCAGAGGAGAAGGCCCGCTCCCAGGCCAAAGAAAAAGGCGGCCATGACTACCCACACGTACTTCATGGCCCGCCCTCCTCACATACCGACTTGATGGAACACGAAGCCGATCACGATGCCGATAACGGCGGTGATGATGTAGCCCACGACCTTGCGCCACATTTCACCGTCCCGTCCTTCCAGCACTTCCAGGCGCTTGCCCTGCTTCTCCTGCTCCTTGACCATGTCCTCCACGCTTGTCGCCAACCGCTCCACTGAGCTTGTCAGCGCCCGCATTTCGCGCACGTTCTCCTCAAGCATTTCGATACGCTTGTCCTGCCTCTTGTTCTCCTCCGCCAGACGGCGGCTGAACTCCTCGTGCTCTGCCCGCGAGATATAGGGGTCGTCCATAACGGCACCCTCCTTTCCTGGCTGTTGACGATACAGGGGATGGCCGGGCAGGTATCCCCCCCGGCCCCCGCCGATCATAGTTCTTCGCCCAGCGCCTCGTCCGGCCATTCTCCGCTTCCGATCAGCGCGGTATACCGCACCTTCACCCGGTCGATGTCCTCCGCCAGCGCAACGGCGTCGTGCTGCGCGAGGAGCTTCTGCTGCTCCGTGACGATCTTCGCAAGGTCGGTACAGATGCCGCACAGCTCCTCGATGATTTTGAGATTACTCACCGGCATAGACCTCGCCGGTGATCTCCTCGTACTGCTCGGCGCTGATTTTGCCGTTCTCCACGCGGCTCGCCAGCTCCGCCTTGACGCCAGCCTTGCGGGAAGCAGGCACCTCGGCCCACTTGCGCGTACCGGCCACCAGTCGATTAGCCCAAATAGCGTTCATCAGTTTTCACCTCCTCCGTTTGCAGCGCTGTCCAGCTCGCAAAGAGCTTCTTCCACCGCCGTCAGCCGCTCCTCCGAGGAGCTGTCCATATCGCACATGGCTTCCTCCATGGCGACGAAGGCGGCGTTGGTCGCTTCCTCGTTCTCGATGATGCGGGCGTGGTTGCGGAACACATACTCCTCAGCCTCGCCCTCCTGTGCCAGCGCCTCCGGCGCGTCGGGGATGGCGGTGCCGCCGGGCAGGTTGTACACCTCGCCGCCCACGGCGATGCCGATGGCCTCAGCCTCCGCCGCCTCCACATAGGCCCCGGTCTCCTCGTTCCGCTTCACATAGCGGGGACGCTCACACAGGGCCAGCAGCTCGCCTTTGCTGATAATTGCATACATGGGTCTTACCTCCTCACTTTGATGTGCAGCGCGTCCGCAAGCTCTTTCAGCTCCGGCACCGCCGCCGCGAAAAAGTCTTCGTTGAACAGAATGACCTCCACATCCTGCCGCAGGAAATGTGCCCACTTCCGTTCCAGCAGCTCGATCTCCTCCTCGGTGAAGCGCTGCTGCCGTCCGTTCGGGCCGGTCCGCACCCGCTGGGAGTACGCGATGGCCCAGGTCAGCTTCCCGCGTTCCAGCCCTTGCCCGTCGTCGTTGCGGGCGAAGTGCATCTTCGCGGCCTCGCTGGTCGCGTAGCAGATCGGTTTTCCCTCCGTGGTGATGATGAAGTCGCCCGCCGTCTCCATCTCCGTGCCATACGGGATGTTCACGGCCTCGCCGCAGGCGGCCAGCTTCTTGAACCTGTTGTGTGTGATGTACTTCATGCGCACATTTCCTCCTCAATGACGGCTCCGTGCCGCCGGTATATCCAGCCGCACCCGGTCCGTGTGGCTTTCATTGTGCACGGGAACGGCTTCCGCCGCCCGGCCAGTTCCTCAGCGAACATCCGCGTGAAGCGCTCGTCCATGGCGCGCAGCGTGTCGTAGCTGTTGCACCGCTTCGCGTGCGCTCTCCACGATTGATAGGACTGGAACACGTCCTCCGGTCCCATTCGGCCCTCGTCCATCCACCGCCGGAAAATATCCATCTTCCGCCGCATGGCACGGATGCTCTTGCGACTGAGCTTCATCACCACCTTGCCCGTCTCCGTCAGCGTCACCCGCATTTTCAGGAAGGTGAAGCTGTGGTGCCGGAACGGCGTGATGATGTTCTTCTTGTCGCTCATGGCGATGCCCAGCGCCTCAGCCAGGCGGTACAGGTTGCGCTTGATGTCTTCCAGTTCCTCCAAGGAATTGCTGATCACATACCCGTCGTCCATATACCGCCCGTACCCGTGGATGCCGCGCACGTCCTTCACGTAATGGTCGATGGGGCTGGCGTAGTCAAGGGCGATGATCTGCGATACCTCGCTGCCCAGGCCCACGCCCCGGTGTGCTTCCTTGTCGGCGGTCTTCATCAGCCGGAAATCATCCACAAAGTCGCAGAACAATGTGTATAACCGGTCGTCCATGATCTTCTTCCGCGCCCGCCGCTTGATCTCCTCGTGCGGCAGGCTCCCGAAATAATTCTTGAAGTCGAACTGGTAGATACCGCCCTCAGTCCCATACCGCCTGTAATGGTCCTGCAGGTGCTTCCTGAGCCGCCAGAGCTGGAAGTCCATGCCCCGGTCTTTCAGGCTCGCGCTGTTGTCGTAGATGAAGCTCCTGGAATAAACCTCCGTCAGGAGGTTCTTGCACAGGCATTTTTGGATGGCCCGCTCCTGGATGGGCAGCGCGTCGATGTTCCGCACCTTCCCGTGCTCCACCGTCGCAAAGCTGTGGAAGCCCTTGAACACGCGCTTTCCGTAGTGCAGCGTGTCATAGGTCGCCTGTGCTTCGCCCAGCAGGTTCGTCTCGAAGTTGATGGTGGAGGTCTTCCACCGCGCTCCGTCACAGCAGCTCCTTCCGGCCTTGCAGATGTTCCCGAATGACATGACCTCCTCGAACTCGCTCCACCGGCCTCCCGCGCCCTCTGCTCGCGCCGGGCCTTTCGCCGCTGGTATCTGGCCTCGTGCCTCTCTTGGCTATTCAATCATGTTGCCTCCAATGCAGTATCCCACCCGTACAGCGTTCGGTCTGGCGCGCGGTTTGCGGGTCGCATGACCTCCCGCACCTGCGTCGTCTGCCGCAGCGGTTTGAAGTAGCTGCATAACGGTTGCTCATGGAGCCGGGGCAACGCCGCCGTAAATCCCCGGCCATGCAAGAAGCGTCCGGGCCTCCGTATCGAGTGGTGATTTAAGGAATGAAGCCCGCGCATGGCGGGCCAGTCTCCAAGGGTCAAGTTCTCCTTTAAGGTTTGGGGCACAGCTTCGCATTTCGCTACTTGTTCAGGCCCCAGGTTGTTCTTAAATCCCGGCGCGAAGCCATTCGAATTGTAGGCGTTGTTGTTGTTCGCAGACCCGTCCGTGTTCACATTGCAGAAGTTGTTCGTGTTGCTCGCATTCACGGAGCGGAGCCACCAGTTGCAGGCGTGGCCGTCAGAACTTGCCCTACGGGGATTTATGGTGTTTTTGCTTTCCGGTCTCTCATGTACCCATTCCACCGGCGTTTGTCGCTGTCCATCACACCCCGCAGGCGCGACAGCGCATTGTTCGCCAATGTCGTCCAGGTCTGGAACGTCCGCTCGTACTCCTCCTTGTTGCGGAAGAAGTTGTTGCCGTCGTCCACCAGCTCATAGCAGAAGGTGATCTCGCCCAGCAGCGCGTCGGCGCTGGCCGTGGCCGCCGCCAGATAGCGGTGCCGCAGCTCGTAGTCCCGCTCGCTCATGTCCTTGTGGACGTAGATGCTGTTTCCCTTGAGCGCGTTCATGTAGACCTCGCTCGCCAGTTGCAGCAGCGGCCCCGTGGTCACGTACTTGTAGCTGGCCGGGAACTTCCGTGCGATGCGCACCGTGGCCTTCCGCAGTTCTCGTGCGTCTGCCACGAATTGCGCCGCCGCGTCCTTGCGCCGCGATTTGTATACTGCCATTTCGGTGTTCTCCCTTCCGGTTTGGTGCCCCCGTCACCGGCAGGAGCGGTGCCGCTCCCGCCGGATGGGGCCTGTGCTGATTTGGGTACTCGGTGCTTTGCGTTTCGCTGGTAGGGGCTTGCGCCCCCACCGCTCCACTTTCGATGCCTGATTTGGGATTAGGCCACCTTAAAGCCCGGCGCGAAGCCATACGAACTGCAGGCGCCGTTGTAGTACGCAGACCCGCCCGCGTGCACACAGCAGAAGAAGTTCGTGCTGCCCGCATGCACGGAGCGGAGCCACCAGATGCAGGCGCTCCTCGTCGCCGTGTGCTGGTACTTGACCTTGCTATTACCGTTCCTGTAATAGTCGTACTGCTTCTGGTAGTTCGCCTCGGCGCTGTTGGCGTAGCTTCTCGTACCCTGGACCTCCATCTCACTCAGCAGCCAGATTTTGTCCGAGGTCGCGGTCACGTAGCTCGCGGTGTTGGAGCCGCCGCCCGTGTTGTCGCTGTACTTCGTGCAGGCCGCGATGATGTTCTGCCAGGCCGTCGGCAGGGCCGCCAGGAACGCCGGGCAGATGGTCTTGCGCATATAGCTGTTGTTCCATCCGCCAGAGTTGGTGTTGCTGGTGTTCATGCAGAAGCCCGTGCTGGTCGAGCCGTAGCTGTTCACGAACGCGATGTCCACACCAGCCGCCGTCTTGCCGAACTGGAAGTGGATGCTGTTTCCGCCCTCCACGCTGCTGTTGTGGTTGAAGCCCAGGATGAAGGCGTACACGGTGTTGTTATAGCTCAGTCCTCCGAAAGAGCCATTGACCGCAATACCCACCTTGTCGCCCACGCTCCAATAGTTCGCCGCCTGGCCGGACTTTGCCGCCGCCGCGATGATGTCCGGCGTGTTGTTCGCCAGGCTCGTATCGGGCAGGCTGACCGTCACGTTGATGGTCTTGTCGCTGGGCGCGGTGTGGTTGGTGCCCGCCGCCACCTTCACGGTGATCTTAGCGGTGCCCGCCTTGAGGCCGGTGATCTTCACGCTGGTGCCGCTCACCTCCACCCTTGCCGTGGCGGTGTTGCTGGACGTGGCGCTGATCACGCCGTCGCCCGCGCGGGTCACGGCCACGCTCTCCGTCAGCGAGGAGATGTTCAGCGTCACGCTGCTCTTCGCCAGCGTCAGACTGCCCGCCGCCTTGCCGATGGCCCAGGTCACGCTCTTGGCGCTGGTGCTTCCGTCGGACCACTGGTAGTTGGCCTTCGGCGTGAAGGTCGCGGCATAGCTTCCCGCGTTGGTGGCGGTGCTCGTCCCGCCGATGGTCAGCTTATTGCTGTCGTAGTTGCTCCACTGGGGAGACTGTGCGCTTCCCGTGTAGGTCAGCGTCCCGCTCTGCGCGGGTACGGACAGGCTGGCCTTGCTGATCGTCCAGGTCACGCTCTTGGCGGTCTTGGTGCCGTCGGCCCACTCGTAGCCCTCCTTGGGCGTGAAGGTCGCAGCGTAGCTGCCTGCGTTGGTGCCGCTGGTCGTTCCGCCGATGGTCAGCTTCTCCGTGTCGTACCCGTTCCACGAGGGGGACTGTGCCGCGCCCGTGTACGTCAAGATGCCCGCCTGGGTGGGTACGCTGTTGATCACGCTGGTCAGCTTGGTCACGGCTTTCAGCGCGTCGTTCGCCGCCTTCTGCGCGTTGCTCGCCGCAGTCTTGGCCTCGTTGGCCGCCGTGTTGGCGCTGTTCGCGCTCTCCTCGGCGGCACTGGCGGCGCTGGCGGCAGCCGTCGCGGCACCGGCGGCGGTGTTGGCCGCATCCAGGGCCGCGTCCGCCTTGCTGTCCGCGTTGCCCGCCGCCGTCTCGGCGTCAGCAGCCTTCTGCATGGCGGCGTCCGCCGTTTTCCCGGCGCTCTCTGCGGTGCGCTGGGCGGCCTCAGCCGCTTCCTTGGCCGCCTGAGCGGCCTGCTTCGCCTCTACGGCGTCCATCCCGGCAGCGCCGGGAACATTCACTTGTCCTAATGCCATGTATTACTCCTTCCCGCTGCGCAGCCAGTATTCCGCCGTAATGGCCTCCGTCGGTGCCTTCATAGCGCGCAGCCTGATCTTCCCCTCTGCCGTCTCGCTGGTCGGGCACAGGCCGCACACCGTCGCCGCATCCAGGCTTTCGCGGCTGATCGTCACGTCCGCCCGGTGCTTTGCGGTCACGTCCGCCGCCGCGATGTCGTAGTAGAAGGGATAGGATGCCTCGGTTCCTTCCTCGTCGGTCTCCCCGATCTCCTCGGAGGCCCACCCCTCCGTCGGAATAGTGATACTGACGGGCGAAACCTTGTTTTCCTTGCCGACTTCCAACTTGTCCAGCCGCTCGTCGGCCTTGGTCATAAAGCCTTTGAACTGTTCCAGAGTTACGTTCTTCTCGTCAGCCAACTGGGTTTCACCTCCTGATAAGCGAGCCGGGGCATTTCGCCCCGGCCCTGGTATTCGTTTCTGACACGAGGAGGTGCCTTAGCCCTTGGTGGGGGTCCAGACCTCATTCATGGCGGCGTTGAACTCGGTGTCGCTGGCCTGAGCACCGGCAACGGCGTTGGCGGCGGCCTGCTGGGCCTCCTCGTCGGTGGCGTAGGTGCCCATGTCTGCCTTATCCATCTTGGTCGCCAGTTTGTCGTCCACTTCCTTCTTGGTGTAGACGTTGGCGATGGCGGTCTCAAGGGCGGTCACGCGCCCAACGGCGGCGGTCAGGTCCTCGTCGGTGGCGTACTGGTCGATGTTCAGCGCGGCGATGGCGGTGCTGATGGCGGAGGTCACGTCGGCGGTCTTGGCATACTCGCTCAGATCGACGGTGGTATCATCCAGCAGGACGACGCTCTCGCCGACCTTGGCGTAGATGTCATAGTGCTTGGTCTTGCTGTTCATGTACAGGTACATGACGTTGGCCTGAGCCTCGAAGCCCTCAGCGGTGGGGTCGGTCTCAGCGACCTCGAAATGAGCGTGGCCGGAGGCAGCGATAGCGGCCTGGACCTGCTCGGCGGTCTGATAACCGGCCTTCTCGATGTTGCCCACGCGGACGGTCAGGGCGTCCAGATCGGCCTTGGTGGCCTTCGCGGCGATAGAGGCTTTCAGAGCCTCGCCCAGCTCGTCCTCGGTGATCTCAGACTTGTAGGCCAGAGCGGCCAGGCCCTTGATGGCAACAGCAGCGCCGTTGACGGAGATGGTGCCGTTCTCCTCGCCGGAGGCGATCAGGATGTCAACCATCTTGTCGGAGATAGCCAGGGCAGCGCCGTTGACCTTGACGCCTTCGAGGATGTTGGCCTCGCCGCCGGCGGCGACCAGGTTATCGACCTTGGTGGTGACCGCTTCCAGCTTAGTACCCAGGGCGGCGTCTTCGGACTTGACCTTGTTGGCAAGCACCTTGATCTGTTCGAGATTTACGAATTTGGACATATTTTTGTCCTCCTTAAAAAATATTCAATTTCGGGGATGCCCCCGGAATTGTCGATAAAAATACCGCCGCTTCAAGCGACGGTGCTATGGGATTGTGGGGCGGCTTATTTGCCGTCCTCTGCGCCGAACACTTCGTTCAGCGCGCCGGTGGTCTCCTCAGTGTTGGCCGCATCGACCGACAGCTTGCCCTCGTTGTCCACGGTCAGGCCGTCGCCCACCTTCACGCCGCCCAGGCGGAAGGGGGTTGCCGTCGGCAGGGTGTAGCTCCCGTCGCCGCTCTTGCCTCCGCCGCCCTGGCCGACCAGCAGCACGCTTCCGGTCAGCTCGCCGTCCGGCACCTTCATCGCCCAAAAGCGCAGCACGCCGCTCGCGGTCTCCACCGTGGGGCACAGCTCGCACGCCTTGGCCGCCGCCAGGCACGCCTTGTCCAGCGTTGCGATTGGCGTGTGCATGGCGGTCGCCTCGTCGCACACCACATCAGCCCGGCACGGGTAGGTGCCGCCGCCCTCGTCGTCCTCCGCGCCGCCCGCGCTCTGCCATGCCTCATGCGGGATGGTAAAGGCCACGCACACGGCGCTCGCCGTGTCGGTGGTCGGGTCCAGCGTAAAGGTCAGTGCGTCGCTGTTGGTCATAACGATGTGCATGAGAATGGTCAGCGCAGCGGCGATGCCGTCCTCGATGGCTGCCTTCTCCGTGTCCGGCAGGTTGCACACGGCGATCATGTCGCCCTCGTCGTCGATCAGGGCAGCTTCCCGCGCGGTGAAGCCTCCCACGGTCCCCGGCAGCACGAACTTCACGTCTACCATGTTAGAGGATTTGCTGTTGATCTCTTTGCTGGCGATGGCCCCGCGCCACACCTCATGCACCAGCGCGGTCATATCCGCCGTGGGCAGGTAGTAGCTTCCGCCGCCGTCGCCCACCGCCGCCATGACGACGTTGACCTTCTTGCCGTTCAGAATGGCGTTGGTCATTTTCTCTTTGCCGATGTCGGTCACGAGGGTCTTGTACTTTCGGTCCTGTTTGGTGACAACTACGTTTTCAGTGTCCATTTCATCCTCCCCCTTCCGGGTATATTTCAACGACCTGGCTCGCAGCGGTCCCGCCGCCCCGGTCCAGCTCTGTCGTTGCTTCGATTTGCTCGGTCAGCTCCGGCCAGACCTCAAGCGCCTGGTCCGTGTGCGCCGCGCCGCCGGTGTTCCGCGTCACGGTGATCTCCACCACCGCCGCCAGCTCCGGCCATACCTCCACGGCCTGCGCGGTGCTCGCGGCTCCGCCTGTGTGCCGGTATGTCAGGATTTCCAGCGCCTCCGTCAGCTCCGGCCAGACCTCCGCCGTTTGGCTCATGCTGGCCGCGCCGCCAGTCAAGCGCTCGCCGGTCACTTCCAGCTCGCTCACAAGCTCCGGCCATACCTCGATGATCTGGCTCATGGAGCAGCACCCGCCCGTGATCACCACGGCTTCGCACTCATGCTGAATGTCGATCATGTCCAGGTGGCTGCGCTCGTTCTTCGTGGTCAGGATGCCGGTCTTGAGCCGCCGGTATTCCGCCGCCGTGATGCCTTCCTTCGGCAGCGGCAGGCTCACCCGGAAGCAGCCCGGCCTCCCGTCGTACTGGAACCACTCCGTCACGGTGGCCTCCGGGTAGATGGCGTGCACCTGCAGCTTCACCGCCGCCGCTGTGCCCATCAGCCGCCGGACCGTCAGCGCCGTCTTCACGATGCGGCGCTTCTGCTCCACCGTCAGTTCGGTGTCGTACCAGTCGATCTTCCAGTCCACGGCCAGTACATCCAGCACCGTCTCCGGCGCAGTGTCCAGCCGTGTGTAGATTTGGCTCTCGTCGGTGTAGTCCAGCGTCTTCCCCAGGGCCAGCCCCAGGGCCTCGGACAGGGCGATCACCCATTCCTGTCTCGCCAACACCCTCGGAAGGCCGTCTGTAATGCGGGCTTGACGCAGACTTTTAATCATCCTCAAGCCCTCCGTAGGTCACGGTGCGCGTGTTCCGCTTCGGGAGCTGCGTTTTCTCGATCACGATGTCCGCCGGGGCCGCCAGCTTCACGCGCTTGGCTCCCGCTGCGCGGACCCGGTACACAAGCTCGGTCGGGTTGATGTCCCGTCCCATCTTGCGCTGCCAGCTCTCGTAGGCGTCCACCGCCGCCTCCACCTGGGCCTGAATGGTGCCCGCGCTCTTTTGGTCGTTGCTGGCGATCCAGTAGGTCAGGCTGATGTCGTAGGGGACCTCCTCCGCCGCCGGGCAGCTCACGATGTCCGTCAGCGGGCGGATGGTGTCGCCGTTGAGGTAGGCGGCCAGCTCCTCCCGCTCCGTCTCCGTGGGCAGCACGCCGCCGTCCAGCACCACATAAACGTGCACCACGCACGGCTCCGGGCTGACGATCTGCACGTCGTCCACGTCCTCCCGCCATTCCTTCACATAGTAGGCATAGGCGTCTCGCGGTCCGGCGCAGGAGTATTTGCTGGGGGCCAGCCACACCCGTTCCGTCAGGCCGTCGTCGTCCTCGATGTCCAGTCCGCCCGTGCTCGCCTCGATGCTCTCCACGCTCGCAACGTAGGGGATGGGGTCCACCAGCGTGTCGATCTCTCCGGCGGCGATGCCGCTGCTCTCTGCTCCGGCCTCCTCCGCCTGCACGTCCACGTCCACGGTCAGCTCGCCCGCCGTGACTTCCGCGTAGTCCACGGTGTTGAAGTATTTCCCGCCCTGGGTCTTCACCCGTGTGCCCGCCGGAATGGCCGTCGGCTCGCTCCGCTGGCCGGACAGCGTGAAGCGCACGATGCACGTTGCCCGCCTGGCCTCCTGCCGCGTAATGCCGAACAGGGCCGCCAGTGCGTCCAGCGCGTCGCCGGTCGAGGTCTTCAAAAGCTCCGCCCGGCCCTTGGCCTCCACATACTGCATCACCTGGTAGAGCACAAGGCTGAACGACTTGATGATCAGGTTCTTCGCGTCCGCCTCGCCCAGCTCCGCGTCCTGCCCGGTAAGCTCCTTGAAGATGCGCGTGTAGTTTGCCCGCACAAGCTCCTCAGTCTCCTGCAGGCTCATGTTTTCGATGAAGCTGATCTCCGGCACGTTTGCCAGCTCTTTGATATTAGACAAAGCTCACCACCACCTTCGGGACGATGCCGCCGTCCCTGGCATGATTTTGGGTCCATTCCACACGCATGACCCGGACCCGTGGCTCATACTGTTTTGTTTTCCGCACGAACTCCGCCGTCAGCAGCGCCTTCGCCGCCTCCTGCGGGTTGTCCAGAATGTTGATGTCGATGCCGAACTCGCGGTCGAGGGCCTGTTCCCCCGTCTCCGTTCCGTAGAGCACCTGTAGATTTCGGTAGACTTCCTGTGCCGTCTGGTCGTCCACGCTCCCGGCCTCGATCTCGACGATGGTATCCTCAATGTAGATCACGGCTTGCCCTCCCTTATGTGTATTCCTCGATGTTCAGGCTCACCCGGCACTCGATCAGCGCGCCGCCGTTGAGTACCGTGTCCCACTCGTCGCTGACGCTCACCAGCTTGAAGGGGTTGTCAGAGATCGGTCGCCCGCCGATGATGAACCAATCGACCATCTGGCTTTCCGCCGCCCGCTGGAAGTAGTCCAGCGTGGACCGGGGGCTTACGCCGTCCTGCGCTCGCAGGAGGATGTCCATGGTGTAGCTCTTGAGCTTCGGGCCTACCCACTGGCTCCGCGCCTTCTTGCCGATGATCTCATGGTTTGCCCAGTCGCTTCCGGCGCTGCCTTTCAGATTGCTCGGCGTCAATATCCTCTGGCTGCTCACCGTGAACACCCGGCCCATATAGCTGCCCACCATTTTCCGTTCCTCCTCGCTGTTCGTTTTTTACAGCACCAGGGAGGACCCGCCCTGCAGGTCGATTTGCTGTGCCTTCATGCTGATTTTCCCGGCGGTCTGGATGGAGACGTCGCCGCCCTCGCTGATGGTGATGGTCACACCGTTGATCGTCAGCGTCACCTCGCCGGTCACGGTGTCGCGGATGCCTCCCTGAAACTCCCGCTCCACCTCGCCCTTGTATAGCTCGGTGTTCTTGCCGCCCACGGTCAATGCCCGGTCTCCGCCTGCGCCCTCGTCCAGGTCGCCCTCGGCTTCCAGATTGATGTTCTCCCCGGCGTCGATGGTCACGCTTTTCTCCGCGCCGATGCCCACGCCTTCCTTGCCGTGGATGCTCACGCTTTTGATCTTGCTCGTGATCTGCACCAGCTTCTCCGCGATCAAGCTGATGGTGCCCTTGGCCTCATCGAAGATGTCGCCGTTGCAGTTGCGCCCGGTCCGCACGTCGGTGTACTGGGTGTAGATGCCGGTGTTGGCGTCGTAGCGCTCAAAAGCCTGCCCGGCCTTCTCACCGTATTCCTTGCGGTAAAGCCCGGCAAAGCCCTCCGCTGGGCGGTTGCTCCGGTTCCATACGGTGCCGCTGGTGGTGGCCGCCGCCGTGCCATTGCTCGTGTGCGTCACGCTCACGATCTGGCCCACTCTCGGCATTTTGTATTCGCCGTTGCTCATGGCGTTGATGCGGGCCGTGACCCTCCGGCCCTGGTCCGCATACGTCACTTCATAGGTCCCGCTCTCATAGTCGATGGAGCTGACCCGTCCGACCCGGTTCGTCCCTGCCATCGCTACTTCACCTCCATGGTCGCCTTCGTGCCGCCTCCGCCGCCGGTGCTCGTGTCCACGCCGCAGTAGCTCGCGGGCACCCAGCCCGTCACGTTCTGTCCCACCGGCAGCTTCCCGCAGCGGGAAGCCGCGTTGGTGATGCGGTAGCGCCCGTTGACCAGGATGCCGTCGTAGAAATAGAACACGCCGCTTTTATAGCAGCTCGGATTTGGGGCCACGCTGGTGTAGTAGAAGGGGGCGTTGGTCAGCGTCACCGCCGCCCCGGCCTCAGCTCCCGCCGCCGCGCTGGCGGCGCTGGCCGCCGTGCTCGTCTCGTAGGAGCTGCTGTAATTCGTGTCGCTGGTGTCGGACCCCTCCGTGTTGTACTGGATGGAGCCGCCCACCTCGTAGGGATGGAAGCCCTCCCGGACGCCGCTGCACTCGAAGGCCGTGGTAAATCCGCCGCTCTTGGTGTATTTGTGCGTCACCTTGTCCACGAAATACTTGCCGTTGATGCCGACCTCTCCACCGGAGGGGCCGCCGCCGTAGCCGGTAATGTTGATTGTGTTGCCCGCACTCACGGTCCAGTCTCCCGGAACGGTGAAGCGCAGCTTGATCGTGCCATGGTTGGCCCGGTTCAGCTCCGCGCAGAGCTGGACCGCCGCATCCTGCACGCTGGTGGCCCTGCGGTTCACGCTCTTGATGTGCGTTCCGCCGCCCACCTTGCAGGAGATGTCGCAGTCCTTGTCCGCGTCGGTGTAGTCGAAGGTCCCGCCGGTGTAGGTCCCGGAAAGGGTAGTGGTCCAGCTCAGGCTCCCACGGATGATGTCCGTGCGGTCGAAGGTCCGCACCGCCCGCTTTGCCTTGTATGCCTCCCGGTCGTAGACCCACAGCCGCCGGGCGTACACCTTGAGCACCAGGCCGTAGTTCTGGCACAGCGTATTGTAGTAGCTGCTGTCCGCTCCGTCCTGTTCGTCGCACTCGATGTCGTAGTCCTCAGCGTCATAGGTGAAGCCCAGGCCGTAGCGCGCCGCGATGGTCTGGCCGATGCGCTTGATGGAGGTGTTCTTCCACGTCACCTTCCGATCTGTCTCGCTGAAATTGCTGTCGCTCGGCTTGCTCACGCCGCCGAGCTGCAAGGTGGTCGGCGTGTCCGAGTAGTTCACGTCGTCCACCACGAAAAGGCCGCAGTCCATGGCCCGCTCGTCGCCGGGCCGCTCCCAGTCGTGGCCCAGCAGGCGGGGATAAAGCGTCGCGCCCTTCTGCGGCATCCAGCCCCACAGCCACTTGCTGTCCTGCGCGTCCAGCGTCAGGTCGATGCTGTCGCTGTCGTCCGCCGCGTTGTCCACATAGGTCAGGCTCTCGATGGAAAGGCCGATGTCCGTTCCCGTGCCCGCGCCCAGCGTCGCGTTCTCCTGTCCGGAGGTCTCTTTCTTCGGCGTGGCCTTGGCGCTGCTCACCGCGCCGCAGTCCGCCGCGTCCGCCCATCCGGTCACGTTCTGGCCCACCGGGGTCTTGCCCACTCTCGACGGGGTGTTGGTGATGCGGTATCGCCCTCGTATCAAAATGCCGTCGTAGAAGTAATACACGCCCGTCTTGTGGGTCGCCGGGTTCTTTGCCACGCTGCTCACGTAGAGGGGCGTGTTGTTCAGCGTTACGGCCTGTCCCGCCGCCGCGCCGGAGCCGGAGATGGCGGAGGAAGCAGCGCTCCCGCCGCCCTCCGCCGCGTCCACCTGGGCGCTCGCCTGCACCTGTGTGGAATACGGGGTGCTGCGGTACTGCACCGCAAGTCCGATGCTTCTTGCCTTATTCATACTGCGCCTCGTATTTCCATGGCGGCAGCGTGCCCGCTCGCGCGTCCTCCACCGTCGGCGTCTTCAAAACGACCCCGGCGGAAAAGCGGAAGGTGTCGATGTGCTCCGGGTTGGCCGCCATCAGCGCGTCCGCGTGGTATTCGCTGCCATAGACTTCCTTGGCGATCACGTCCCAGGTGTCGCCGCTCTTTGTCGTGTACATAGCTTCCTCCCATCAATAGGCCGTCCGGGCACGCTTGCGCATCATCTGCTCGTACCATGCCTCGAACTCCTCCTTGGCCCGCCGCAGCGCTTCCTCAAGCACGTCCGCGTCGGCGTTGCCCTGAATGACGATGTTCGGTGCGAAGGTGAAGCTGCCTCCGCCTCCGCCGCCCTCGCCGGGGTCGATGGGTTTCAGCTCTGCGCCGTCCGCCGCACTCAACGCCTGCTCGGCGCTCACGCCCAGCATCCGGCCCGCCTGTGCCCAGGTGGCGATGTTCTGTGCCCGCACGCCGCGCTGGAAGCTGATCACAGCCTCGCGCCCGGCTTCGCCCGCGATGCTCACGCCGTCGGTGAAGCCGCCCTTTGCCAGCATCGGTATCTCCGGGATGCTGATGTGGAAGCTCTTGCCGCCGATGATGGGCACCCAGTCCGGGATGTCCAGGCCCAGTCCGTTGATGCCGGAGATGGCCTTGTTGATCAGCGCGATCACCGCGTTCACCGGCGTTTTCAGCAGGCCCACCAGCGCGTCGAACGCGCCGCCGAATATCTGCTTTACGCCTTCCCATGCCTGGGACCAGTTCCCGGTGAATACGCCCGTGATGAAAGCGATCAGCCCGTCAAATACGGTCTTGATACCTTCCAGAATGGGGCCGATGCCCTGCGCCAGTGCCGAGATACCCGCCAGCACAGCGGGCACCACGACGGAAGCGATGCTCATAATGACGGTGATGATGCTCTGCACGATAGGCATGACTGCCTGGATGGCCGAGCCGATGATCTGCATAGCCGTCATAATGGCGGAGCCGAGGCCGCTGATGATGCCAGCGATAGACGGAGCCGCCGCTGTGAAGGTTTGCAGGATGATGGGCACCACGGTTCCCGTCAGGAAACTGAAAATGTCCTGGATGATCGGCTTCACGGTCGTCTGTGCAAAGCTCACGATCTGCCCGACCACGCCCATCACCGATTGCAGGATGGTCGTCAGCCCGTCGAAGGCCGCGCCCGCATCCTCTCCGAACAGGTTCGTGATGGTCTCCCGCAACGGGGCCAGCGCATTTGCCACGCCGCCGTCCGCAAACAGTCCCGTGATGAAGCTGCCCACGTTTTGCAGCACGCCCATGAACTTGTCGAACACGGCCACGCCGGTATCGCCGAATACGTTCTGGATGATGCCCCGGATGTCTTCCAGGTGGTCGCCCAGGATGCTCACCACGGCGATGATGGAGGAGATCACGCCGATCACCGGCGCGGCTCCCGCGAAGATGCTTCCGAAGCCGGAGGCGATGGGACCCCACACGGTCCCCAGCACACCGGCTCCCGACTTCGCCACGGTGCCCAGGCTCCCCAGCACGCCGCCGATGGCTTTTCCCGCGCCGGAGTTGGCGATGCCGCTCACAAAGCCGCCCGCCTTACCCAGCAGGCCGGATAGGTTCTGTTGGATGATGCTGCCTTGAATGGTCGCCGCAGCACCGATGCCTGCGATGCCCTGGCGCAGCGGCATGGTCAGGTTGCCCAGCGCGCCGCCTGCCTTGCCCAGCAGAC